TCGCAGAGGATTGAGTCTGAAAGAGGACTTTGGGCTTTTATCAGAAGCACCCAAGACAGACGATGTTACCATTCTTGCTCTCACATCCTCCGAAAAGGATTTAAGTGACACCATAGAAAAGACTGAAGCGATCTGTAAGAGGCGCAAGATTGAATTCTATCCTGTGAAGACATCGAAAGCACAGGTGGAAATATCGAATGTTGCTTCAAAAAAGATCACTATAAAGAATTACGATGGAGAAGGTAAAGATGTAACCATCATTCCAGAGAACACAGTCGCAATCGTTCGTGGTGGCGTGATGAACACCGAAATCGGTGTAGCCATCATGACTATTCTACAGAATAATGGCGTGTTCATGGTCAATGAAAGAGCGGGTATGGAACTGTGTGCCAACAAGTTGGAGACAGCCATCGCTCTCAAGAAGCATGGCCTTCCTCACCCACGCACAGCATTCGTTGCTAACGAAGAGAACATCGAATCGGCTGTCAAGGAAGTTGGTGGTAAGTTTCCAATCATCTGCAAGACACTTACAGGAGCAGAGGGTATCGGGGTATCTAAGATTGAGAGCATGGAAAGTCTTAAGTCTGTACTTCAGACTCTATGGAAATATGGTGCAGAGATTATCATTCAGGAGTTCCTACCTGAATTCAAGAATGATGTTCGCAGCATCGTCCTCAACGGAAAGATATTTGCATGTGCAAAACGAGACAAGGCACCTAAAGATTTCCGTACCAACATCGCCCGTGGATCAAAGGGCGGATCACATCAGTTATCTGAGGATGAAGTCAAACTAGTTGAGCAAGCCGCACGGGTCAGTAAATGCTTTTATGTTGGCATCGACCATGTTATTAATGATGGCAAGCCCTACATCATTGAAATGAATGCAAGTCCTGGAAGTGGTAACATTTATTACCGCTATTACGAAGATGGTAAGGGTAAAGACAATGTCAAAGGCGAAGAACTTGTAGAGGACTTCGTAGAGTACATTCTCAACAAGGCGAACTGGAAACTCTTCTCCAATCTAGCCGTCCGTGAAACTGTCAAGGTTGATGGTATCGAATACACGGCAAAGATCGACACAGGCAACAGTGGTTACAATATGATTCATGCTGAAGACATCAAGGATAATGGAGACCACACAGTTTCATTCAAGACCATGGATGGCAAGAAGGTCACCAAGAAGATCATCAGTCGAATCAAGGTCAAGAGCGGTATCGGTGAGAAGGAAAGAATCGTTGTGTTCATGGACATTGAGTTTCATGGTAAGAGATACCCAAACATCAAGTTCAGTCTCGGTGATCGAAGCCACATGTCAACCAAGATTCTTCTTGGATTACGATTCCTTGAGAAGACAGGATATGTAGTCGATCCTGCAAATGCAATATACCCACAACCTGATTCGAAGAAGAATTCAGTTGGAGAAGAGGAAGAAGAAGAGGAATTGCTAGAGGCTATAATTAAGGGGAAATCAAATGTTGCTGGTGCGGTCTTTCGGGTGATGCGTAACCCCGAGACAGCAAAGAAGATAGTCGAACTCTCTAAACTCTGGAAATCAGGTTCAAGTGAGTTTAGCAAGAAGTTTCAAGATCTGAAGCAGGAGATCGTTGTTGACTACCACAAATCTTTGAACGCAGGGGCATCAGTTGCTTTGTTCATTGACCGATTCAAGTTACAGAAGGTCATTGAGAAAATCATGTACAAAATGCTTGAAGTTGGTGGTGACTTGGGGGCATATTCGGGAAAGTTGGCTTCCGTTCTTGGTTCGCAATTGACTATGGGCGATTCGGTCGATGGGGATTCTCTGCATGAAGCCGATGTCACTAAGGGAAAGAAGTTCCACACAAAGAGCGGGAAAATTAAGCCATCACCAAAAGACAAGAAGACAGGACTCCCAAAGAAGTATGTCTCTGGATTGTCGAAGCGAGAAGCAGAACTACGAAAGAAGCGGCTTGCAAAAAGAAAAGGAATGTCCGATGATGATCCTAAGACTTGGGAGTTTGTGAACCCTAAAGAAAAGAAGATCAAGACCAAGCCTTCGAAGTACACGACCGCTTTCAAGAAACTAGCCAAGAAAGGTAAGTTGAAGGCACTCAAGAATGAATATGAAGTGAATGAGGCAATTGCAGCAATTGAAGCCTTCGAAAATCTTGACTACAGAACTCGCATGGATAGAGCAATCATGCTTGAACAGAAGTCAATTGAGAAAGGTAAAAAGGATGCTGCATCTGTTTATCGTTCTTTCATAGAGTATGAGAAGCAAATACAATACAGTAAGTATGACATACAAACTGACATGCAGGAGGAGATCGAATACTTACTGTACGAAGTAAGTCCACCGTCTGGCCCTGCTCGTCGCTTCTCAAAGAAGGAGAAGATCAAGAAGGAATTCCAAAAGCGTTACGGTAAGCGGTGGAAAGAAGTGTTCTATGCAACTGCATGGAAGATGCACAACGACTCCTTTGATCCAGAGGTCAATATGGTCGAAGCCGCAATTGATAGACTCTATCTCTCGCTAGAGGAAGGTGCATGGGATTGGACTGCAAAAGAAAAGCGTGGCCCTCTGAGTGTTGGTACAGACGAGATAGTCAAGACATACCGTAAAGATACTCCAGGTGAGAGAGAGCGATTGGGTGAGGAGAAGAGTGACGAGGAAAAGGATGCTCTCTATAAGGAGTGGCAAAAACTCGTAAACATGTCGGGCAAAGAGATTCAGTCTTTCCTCGACTCTGATGAAGGTAAAGAAGCGGGGCTTTCCCGTAAAGAAGCAGGCAAGGCAGGATCCGGTGGCGGAAAGATCACCAGTGGAAGAGATTCTGCCCGTGCTATCATTCGTATGCTTGACACACCAAAGGAAAAGTGGACGGCAAACGATTGGAAATGGGCTGGCAAGCAAGTCAGTTTCATCAGTCGTATGAAGGGGGCTAAGGGACCGACTAGGGACGATAAGGGTCGGCCCACTCGCAAACTGCTCGCCCTCAAAGTTTGGGGCTACAATCCGGAGAAGAAATCATGAAAGAATATAACGATCTAATTCAGAACATCACGGAGGCTCGTATTGCGGCTTTAGAAAAGAAAGCAAAGCAAAGCGGAATCTCGTATGGAATTCTAAAACAAGTTTATGATAGGGGTATGGCTGCTTGGAAAGGTGGTCACAGACCCGGTGCAACAAGTCATCAATGGGCCTTTGCCCGTGTAAATTCCTTCATTGTCGGCGGAAAGACCAGAAGAACTGCTGACAAGGATTTGTGGAAGAAAGCAAAGGGCAGTTAACACTAAATAGACCGTAGGTGTAAAGACACACGCATAAGAAAAGGGAAATTCTATGTCACAAACAGAACCAGCGAATATTTATCTTTGGGTCGGTGGATACACAGGACATACTGGACAACATAGCGGTTGGACTAACGGTGGAATTGCATCGTCAAATGGCTATTGGATAAACTGGGCAGATGGATCTACTACCGATAAAGGAGACTTTTCTTATAGCCCTTATTGCTGGAATTTTCCAGAAAACTGGGTGCTTTATCACCCACCTGTAATATCAAGTGACCAAGGTAATGATATCAATACGACACAGACTCCAGGTATCTTTCCTGGATTCTCTCGGGCCTCCTCAATTCCAGGTGCTAGAGATAGAGCAATTTTTGACGCTAATGTTTCAGGAGTAATTAAAGATATTACTCTCTATGCTGATACTAGAACAGGAATTCGTCCTGATATAGCACAAGCATGGAAAAATAAATTCCGTGCTGCCGGTTGGTATGCTTTCGCTACTACACCAGTAAATTTTTCAAATCAACCAAATAGTGCCTCTCCAGGAGGGCTTTTTGTCCCATATGCATTCCCTTATAGAATTTCTTGTTTGTTCGGTGGATTGTCTGGCGATGGATATACTCATGGAACAAATCCGAATCCCGAACACTATCAGAGACAGTTAAACCCAACTGCACTTGCAAAAACTCTTGGACTTTATGGTCAAGAAGGCCATGATGACATGAACGTATTTTATGAAGGTGTACACAGTAATGTTAATATGGGTGATCCTACATCCTCGGAATCTAGATATCACTGGTTCCCAGAAACTCCAGGAAATCCGGCACCCGCAGGAGCAGATTCAAGATTTGATGGAAGAGGAAATAAAAATACATACTACGCACCTTTAGAATCCATCAGAATTGGATATGCATACCGAAAAAATGGTATCGGTGCTGGATCGAATGTTTATTATGCCCCCGGCACACCCGTTAGTTTAGTCCCACATATGGTGGTTCCTCTACCAAAATCTGGATGGGCTGGAATTGGTGTTGCTAGTCCTATGTCCTGGCCTTCAGTATTCAATCGAACGGACTGCGCTACATACTATAATGGAAACCAAGCCTTTCCTCCGAACTGGCCTGGTTTTCAGGGAAGTTCTATTAGTTCCCCCATCCCACCAAATCTTCCGGCATCGTCATCATGTGGTCCTAAGACCTACAGTAAAGGAATTCCTGGTTGGCATATGCCTGGAGCAACACTCGGATCGGGAAGTGATTTGCTACAGTTTGTAACCCCTGACCTACCAAAACACCCACTTGGATTCCGTCAGGGAGAAATCGGTGTACCACTTCCAACAGAATACAAAAAAGATTGGAACATGTCTAGTGGATGGCAATCCCTGAATATTACTGGTGGCGATATTGATGGCAACAGCGGCGTAGTATTCGAAGGATCAACAGCAGCATTCTATCGAAATTCACAATCTTGGTTCAAAACACACATACCTGGAATTGGATTGCGAGTGAGAGCGGACGAAATTATTGTTAATGATCATGCATGGAGAAATGGTTATACTGCAAATTCTCTAAACGATGGAGCAAATATCAATATTCATGCTGTGCCATTTGACAGTAGATACCTCGGGGGAACTGCTGGCCTTCAATCGACAAATTGGAATACAACAAATGTTCTTGGAACCAGATTCCTTTCTACATCAAATTTCCAAACTGCTGTTAGATTGCCAGTTTGGTGGCAGTGGACATCATGGGGAATGCTGGGTGGCGATGGCCCTTATGGATCTGGATTTCAGGCACCTCCAGAGGGTAGAGCGGCGGACTGGTATTCTCTCCGACAACTCTTTGCACCACAAACCAGTGGGACCACTTATCTCAATACAAATAAGTGCGATGTTCTTCCGCCATTAGGACAGAACGGGGGACCGACTGGACCATGGCTCTCATCAGGATCGCATCAAATGCTATTGAGCGGATATTGGGGAACTATCACTAGTAAATCGGGATATTTGTCTGTGATTGGAGCAACTGCTTCCGTTGCAACAGGAGTAACTTCGTCGTATATTAAAAATTATGAGTGTGGAATAAATATTAACAATGAGCAATTTATGGATAATTTAGGGGCTGCGGACCCCGCCAATTTTAGTGATTATGCACGCATTTGGAATGGAAGTAACACTGAATGGTGGGCTAAGAAGCATTTGTTCTTCTACTATCCATACACTAATCTAGGAACAACAGGTTCATTGTCAGAACCAACTAATTCCGCTGGAACACCAATTTTGTCGCATCTCAGTTTCCCTGCAAATTGCGTTGGTGCATTTATATCAAATACAAATTTCGGCCATTTAAATATTGGTGTTAATGATGCAAAGTTCGATAGTTCAATTCGTCAAACCTTTAGATCGAAAACACATCTAATCAGGAGTGGCGTAAAAGTTTTAGATGGAGCCAGAACGCTATTTGCAAATGAAGACGGAAAATTTGTACGGGATCTAGTTTCAAGCGATGGAATTCAAGTATCTGGTTGGGAGACAATGTCTCCTTCGAACTGCCTGATGATTGGCACATTCGATAATAATTATGGTAATAAACCAGTTTATGCAAAGAATTTTACTACGCTAGAAGCACATTTGAACATGACAGCACAGAGTGAAGGTGTTGGAGTTGATGAAAACATCTCTCTGAACATGAAATACAACATGGGACCGATTGTTCGTATGGGTGGGAATTTATATGTGAACGAAATTCGTGCAAATGGTGGGTACGTTGGAGTGCATCCAAATGCATCAGGACCAATTTCTATACTAGATGGTTATGTTGAAGGACCGACTCTTCTTGATTTGAACTATAAATCCAATAGTTCTGGATTTGGATTGACATCTAATCAGAATGCTTTGATACTTGGTAACAGCAATGAAGGATCAGGAATTAAGGTAATCAACACTAACATTCCAAGTAATTGGTCGGGAACTACTGGTGCGCCGGTCATGTATAGCGCAGATGAAAATGTTTCTATCTACGGATACGGTTCAATTATCTGCGATAGTGTTAGATTAGCAGAAGGAAAGGTCAGAATTATTCCTGATAGTTACAATGCATATAGAATTCGTGATGAAATAAAGGGTGCGACGGCATCAGCCCACTATAGTAGTCCAATCTAAATACTTAAGTAACTCAGAAAGATAAAGGAAATAAAAATGGCAACATTTTACTGGATAGGCGGATTCACCGGACACACAGGCTCCAATAGTGGATATGACGTTGGTCGTAAAATTTGGACTAACTGGATGACTGGAGCAGAAAATACAGAGGGTGATTATGTCTATGGTCCATATGCATGGGACATCAAAGAAAACTGGCTTGAACTTGATGAATTTGAAACTAGATTGCAAGCAGACGAATATGATGGTCAGAATCCAAGCCCTACTCTTTCTGTAGTAGAAGCAACGAGATTTCCAGGACAGAATTTGACTGGTGGGAATGATGTCGCTGTTTTCGGAAGATTCCATGGAAGAATGTGGAGATATAGATTGGATCCCGTCACAGGAAAACCGACATCTGTTGCTGAGGGGAAGGATTGGTATTGGCATGATATTGGAAACAACATTTCTTGTTTATTCGGGGGAATACAAGGAGATGGATTTACCGCTAGTGGTTTAACAGCCACAAGAGCAGGGCAAACATCAGGAATTTCTCTTATTGTGGAGAGAAACTGGATTAATGGTGCAGATATTCTTCATCCAACTATAATTGGACAGCAGTTGTCATCCTCAGATATTGCGTGTGCGGAAAGACAAGATCACTCCTGGGCAAATCCCATGAGATTCATCCCGACTGATGTGGAAGGTAAACTTGCTGACTTTGTGCCAATCGTTAGTGCGGGTTGTGTCAAAGGACGCCTTGACGAGCGTCCTCCTCTGTTTGGAGTAGTTGATGGTAGTCACTATAGAGCGAATAACTGGACTGCTATTTACGGAAATCATGCCAATCAGTTCAGAACTGGCGAAATTGGTTTAATTAAAGATAAGAAGTATAGCGTAAGACCAGACAGTATCAATACTGCGGGAGCAACCGGAGCAACATCTAATTCAACATGGTTACACAAATTTGGTCACGTTCTGAAAGGTACTCAACTGAATCTTCGGTGTGCAAATATCACATCAATCGATAAACCTGGCAGAGCCGCATGGCCGATGGCATTTGAATCGTTCTCAATTTTCAACGATAGTCCTGGTGGAGCCGGAACGTCAAGTACTATGCGTTATGGTAAAGTGGGTGGAGTTCCATATCAAAGAGGATATAATACCTCTGGTGTGCCAGGAAGAGTGATCTGGGCATATGGAACAAACACGATTCAGAAGCCGAATCCAGTCGATCCAAACACCACATCCGATCTAAACGGTGTCTTCTGGAAAGAAGGTTATAAGGTTTCCAATAATTTTGTCATGGAAGAGTTTATCTGTATCAATAATGTGATGAACACGAATGAATTCACATTTGCCGATAACTTACCTTATACACAATCGTCAGGATTTGTGAAGATTATTAGAGAAGACGAAAGCGAATCACCAGCAAAATTTGCTTCTTTGCCCAATCCGAATGAGGGAGTACCATCAGCACATACCGAGGGTCCATACTCATCAACGCATGTTTCTGGCGACCCTGTAAAATACTACACATTTGCATGGCCTACCAATTATAATGCGTGGCAAAGAAAGTATTCAGGAAGATTTGTTCAACTGTCCGGAGAATGGGGATCCAGCACAGAAATTTCGTCAGCAAAAACAGAATTGCTGAATTTTAGTACCGAAAATTTGAAGATTCAAAATGCTAGATCACATGGTGTATTTGTCGATAAAAATTCTAGTATGGCGAGTATAAAGATTGAGAAGAATAGGTACATGATAAACGGAGTTGAAATTGAAGGTAATGTTGGATCTCCACACACTCTGCAAAGTATAGAAATTAATGGTGGGTGGGAAAACCAAAGTCGCAAATATGATATCGGAACAATACCCGTTTCAAGTTCCGGTGGCTTGAATTTTAATAAGAAACCATATTGGACGGAAGCAAACAACAATGTTGACAACTGTGTAAAGATCGGACAAATCTATCAGACCACAGGAGACAACATCATGCCTATCCCATCTTTGATCGTGAAAAGTGACAAAACATTTGCAGAGGAGTTGGGAAATCCAAATCAAACTTGGACTGATGAACGACTTTGGTTCAAACCGGGATTCAATCAGTCATTCACTCCAAATATTGTTGGGGCACCTATAGTTCGACTTGGATTTGTTCAGATAGATGATCTACAACTTCTAGGTGGAAATGTAAATGTTAGAACGGATAAGGTTCAATATCCGCCATCAGATTCAACTGCGGTAGATTGTGTGATTAGAAATGGAAATATCGCAGGACAGGGTGTTGCATTCATGATGGGTGATGTGAGAAGATCGAACGATTCAGTGAGTTCATCAGGAGCGGGGGCAAAGGGCGGCGGCGGCAGTGGAAGACAGGGAGTCAGACAATTACTTGTTGGATTCTCACCTGAGGACAAAGGCATTGTGTTTGAACCTTCTCAAAGAGATTTCTGTGGGGGGGATTTCTTATTCGTGGCACCTTCAAACCACACACTAAGAAATTCAGAAAGATATGCTTATATTACCAATAGTGGTTTAACTGCAACTGGAACCTAATACATACTACAGAAGAGTAAGGAAAATAAAATGTTTACAGACCCTCACAATAAAAGTTTGATCATTGATGTTATGCGTGTTCTTAGTGGAGAGACCACTGAGACTCCGATCAAGCCAGTTCCACAATGGATAACGGAGGCAGCAGAGGTTGCCGCAAGTGACATTCGATCTGTGCTTTCGGAGGGAGGTGTGGTGACAAGCGAAACTCGTCGTGACATTCTCCGCAAGCACCTCTCAAGTGCAATTGAAGAGTGCAACTGCTCTGTAAATGGTGAAACTCCACTTCAGTTTGAAGAAGAAGTTCGCAAGATGGAGCGTAAAGGCGTTGAAATCACCGAGAAAGCGTTCGCCAACAATAACCTGTTGGATGAGGTGGAGATCGAAGAAGCCCGTATAGGTATGGGTCGCAAAAATGAGCCGCTGTCTAGAACCTTGAAGAGAGCAGCAAAGGCGATGAAGATTACAGGGAAGGCTCCCCCCAAACCAGCCACTCCACCCGAAAAGAAGGAAGAAGTCGAGGACGGTGAGGTGGATAGCGTTCAGGAAGAAACTGAAAGAATCAACGAGATCGTTGATGGTCTTCGTGAATTTGTGTCAAAACTGTCTGAAGAAGAAGTATCGGTACTTCGTACCATTATCAACGAAAACAACTGAGTCAACTAGGAGAAACAAATGCCGACTTGGAGAAATAACGACAGAGAAGAATCGAAGCCATCGTGGCTGAACCCCGCACAGAAGATCAACTGTGTTAGAACAGTTCGTGGATGGGAAATTCCACAACACGGAAGCAGCCTCGGATCCAACTTCGATGGTTCAAAAGGGTACACTAGTGTATTTTATGGATCAACTGGTGGTACAGCATCACCAAAGACAGAATTAATTGTGTGTATTCCTAATGATCCAGTCTACAATCCTCAGGTTGTCATAACGGTTACAGGAGTGGGACAAGAATTTACTCAAGGCATTTCTGGATTCTCTCTGACAGCAGGGGCATCTGTATTCTTTGGAACCCTCCCATATACAGGAACTGCCAACGCACTTTCAGTTGGAACTATTATTGCATCAACTGGAGGAGTATCATCTTTCACAATACAATTGAACTCATTTAATTTACTAAATGGTGGTGGTGCAGGCGGTTACGGTTCTGTTGTTGTAGGTGGAATTGCTCAGTCAATCGGACCTGGTGGAACAACAGGAACAACTGCTCAGATTCAAACTGTATCTCGTATAATGGATACATTCTCGTCAAGCGGATTCTATACGTCAAGACAAGTAGCAACCGGTGGTCATACTTTCGGCGGGGACACTCCAAATTATAGACCATATATCACCGTTCCATTTAATGGCGATGGTGCAACATCTGGTGGATTAGATGGAACTGGACTATCTTTCGGAACCACAGGTGCACATGCAGGATTTACTGGAGTTGCTGTGGTAGGATCAACTGGTTTTGGATTCTATGCTGTAAATCAATACGGAGCAGGAACTCTAAATTTCCCAGGAGCGACTGCATATATCAAGGTAGTTGCGAACGATTCAAACTTCACACAGCAAATTGCAATGTCTTTACCGGCAGAAAGCGGACAGCAATTTGGAAATCCAGGTGCAGTTTTGATTCAGGGCAATAATCTTATCAATGGAACTGTTCCGATTTCAGTTTACGAAGCATTCTTTGGTCCGACTGCAAGTGTAAATAACAACATCGGAGTAATCCAAATTCGTAGGGGTGGTGCTACAGCAAATCAAAATTACAAGATGGTGATCCGTGCAACAGACAATGGTGCTGGAGGACTCACATCTGATTCTGCTGTATTTGTGAAATTCGGTGCCGCTGCCAACGGATAAGAAAGGTACATGATGCGAAAATTCAAAGAGTTGAGGAAAATAACTGAAGATGCAAGCGATTTTTCCGGATTTATTCGGAAAAGAGTTGGTCCTCAAGATGGTGACAATTCAGTTGATTTCAACGCAAACCTTGCTAACCTGAATCCTTCTGAGGTTGATAGAATTAATACTTTCTTGGGTGCAATGTCTGCAAAACCATATATTGATCCTAATCAGGCTATCAAAGAAGCACAAGGGAAACTTCTTACAGTTGGACTGCAATTTACTTTAAATAATGGTGATGACTTGCGAAGAGGTGGAGAAAGAGTTTATCCTCTGAGCCTATTTGGTGGGTCATTTGGCGCAGATGGATCGACCTATGGCTACAAGACAGCAGATGATAATATCGAAAGAAGACTTGGTCATAAACTTGGATTGATGGTTTCTTCACAGCCGACATCTACGGGAATGACATCATTAAGGGCAGAAATTGTCCCTATGTAACATAAACACTTTGTAATGATAGATGATACATTAACAGAGAAGAACTACATTCACTATGCTATGAAGAACTACGATAACCCATCGGGGGGGATCGAAGAGTTTGAAGAGGACATGGCGAGGATAGTCTATCTCAAAAGGTTGTTCCGCAAGTATCATAACTCTGGTATACTCCGTGAAAGATTGGTTTTAAATCACATTATAACATTTTATAATGTGTTTGGAGTCGAGGTTGCTACTCGACTCCTTTTCTTTAGAATAGAAAGTGAACTTCACTACATACTAAAGACATTTCTAATTTACCTAAATTATCTTCCAGAGGGAAATCCTAAGTTCAAAATAGGATTTAATGTAGTTGAGATTAGTCTAGATCCCAATATTATCAAAATACTGAGGAAAATCTGATGTCCATAGGAAGTACGATACTCGACACATTCATTGCATATAAGTTTGTCAAGATCATTTCTACTCCCTGGAAAGATACTGATGCATACAAACTTGGTATTGTTGATGAGAATGGGAAGATACTAAAGAAACGCAGCACTCTGAAAACAAAAGAAGAGAAGTCGGCGTATCCAAGTATCTTCTATACTTTGTGTTGGAATCTAAAGAAATTGATGGATAGAGTGCCTGTGCTTAATCTTAAGAGCAAACCAGGTGCATTAGTAGCATCTGTCATGCTTCTTCGTGAAGTATGTGCTAAAGATGTAAGTGATCCTTCTATCATCGATGATCTAGTCAAAGAAGAACTCTCAAGAAGAGGGATGCATATCAGTATGATCTCTGAGTCTGCTTCTAATCCTAAAGCAATTCCTTCGGGAACCTATTCAGTTCGTGGACGAATGATTAGCATCGACTCTGACCTTCTTCCTATTGACGAATGCTTTGGTCATCCAGTATACAAATCGAATGGTATGTTCTTCATTCTATCTGAAGTCAAGAGAGTCAAGGAGGAAGCCCCTGTTAACAATGTTGGTGGTGGTGCTATCGCAGGGGCATCGCCGGGTCAGGAGCCTCCGGGTCCAAAGGGTGGGTTCAAGGGACTAAAGAAGTTACGAAAGAGAAAGCCACCACAGATTCCGCCTATGGATGGTGGATCACGATAATTGCTATGTATTGATGCTTTATAAATATAGCAAACAAAGTCAAGAACTTTCTTAAGAAATTCTACTGACTTATAAGACCAATGCTATATTATTAGACTTTCGTAAAAGTACTTGACATTGGCAGTTTATGGGATACAATCTCGCCAATGGCTCAGTTCATAGACACAAAGTATATCAATCTGCTGTCTCCAAGGCTTGAGCGATTTCAATGGAAGAAGTCCAACCTAGCAGCCTGTCGCTGCCCCATCTGCGGTGACTCATCAAAAAGTAAACGGAAGGTTAGGTTCTACTTCTACGAGAAGAGTGGTAACTTCTTTGTGCGGTGTCATAACTGTGACTACAGCACGACGCTCGGCAGTCTTATTCGCCATATGGATGGTAATCTCTATCGGCAGTATTGCTTTGAAAATCTGAAAGACAAAAACGACAATGGCATCTTTGTTCGGAAAGAACAATCGGAACCAAAGAAGCCTACACTTCCTGAAAACGCTGTTCTTGATGAAATACCTAAGTTATCGGAACTGTCCTCATCTCACCCCGCTGTGGAGTGGGCGAGAAGCAGAAAGATTCCGAAAGCAAAGTTAGACTTGCTTCACTATGCGGAGAACTTTGCCGATTGGGTGTCTCTCATAGATCCTGATGCGAATGTCGGTGATGATCAAAGAGTGGTCATACCTATCTTCTCCCGCACGGGTGCGCTCACGGGCGCACAGGGGCGCATGCTCGGGCAGGCGCAGGCGCACGGGCGTGAGGTGAGGTACATCACAATCAAGGCAGACAAGGATGGTGGTAGGCTCTGGTATGGTCTTGAGCGAACAGATCCCGACAGACCTTTGGTTGTTGTTGAGGGGCCAATTGACAGCCTGTTCTTAACCAACGGCGTTGCGATGCTAGGTTTGGCCGACCCATTAAACATTCCCGTTGGTGTTCCCACAGACAAAATTGTCTATGCTTTGGACAACGAACCTAGAAATAAGCAAGTTGTAGAGGCGATGGAAACTTTGATTGAAGCGGGGCGATCTGTGTGCATTTGGAGTCCCCGTGTAAATGGAATCAAAGACATAAATGACATGATTCTTAAGGGTATTCATTCAGCAGAGATTGAGTCCATCATTCGTGAATGTACATTGTCTGGTCTTTCTGCCAAACTTGCTATGAAGAGTTGGAAGCGAGTCTAAATAGAATTGTGGGAGCGATTTATGGCAGACAATGATAACATCAACGAGAGTATCGATGAAAACGAGGAAACTGAAGAGATTGGCTTTGAGGATTCGGAGAATTCTCCTTTGTCAGATTCAGACATTGAGGAAAGTGAACATGCGACTACTGACATTCCTCCAGCGGACCTCATTGACTTAATCTCAAATCAGAAGGCAAGTGAAGCACGGTCTGAAATTTTCCGTGCCCTCTACAACAAGGTTGGAGAGAAAATCGAAGATATGAAGTTAGGAATTCGCAAAAGCGAGTAACAACTAGGAGTCTTTATTATGAGTGGGAAGAGCGATATCGTTCCCGTACTTGATGCGGGATATGTTCAATATGTGGATCACATGGGGGATGACTTGACTGTAGTCAACGCTGCCCGTGTCTCTTTCAACAAAGAAAGTGATTGGGATGGAGAGCAGCAATGGACAGGTGCAATCAAGGGCAAGACACTCACCGATAAAGATCGGAAGTTGATTGATTACCTTGCAAAGCACAAACATTGGACTCCGTTCGCACACCCACAAATCACATTACGAATCAGCGCACCTATTTCAATTCGAACACAACTGTTTAAGCATAAGCAGGGATTTGTTGAGAACGAGGTGTCTCGTCGTTATGTCACAGAAGACCCGATGTTTTACACTCCTAAGTGGAGATCAAAACCTACAAATGGAGCAAAGCAAGGGAGTGAGGAGTTCATCGATGATAAGCAGCGTACTGACCACTTTAATGAACTGTATCTTCAGGTTGTATCGAAGGCTCATGGTTACTATGAGTACCTTATTCAGCAGGGAGTAGCCCCCGAACAAGCACGGTTCATCTTGCCACAGGGAGCCTACACTGAATGGTGGTGGACGGGTAGTCTGGCTGCATATGCTAGAGTATATGCTCTTCGGTCAGATCCCCATGCTCAATGGGAAGTTAGATCTTATGCACAGGCCATTTCCAAGATTATAGAACCTCTATATCCTATCTCTTGGAACGCTCTAACCTGTCAATAAATACAGGTTGGTGCGGTGAATGCCTAGAAACTTCAACGAATACATTCAAGACGATGGTGATGGAGTAGTCTTCGCAGAACTATCCTCTGCTAGACCATTACCAAATGGTTCTAAAGTTATGCTCGTTAATGACGGCCTCATGGGGTTTGAGGCTGGTACGATGTTCACTGTTTCAAACAGAATCAATTGTGTTGATGGGGAGATACATCGATACAAAGGTATTGGTGAAGCCTATCTTTTAGATGACAAAGGTAATCCCCACATCCTGAAAGCAGGAGGGGAAATACTTAACAACTCTTTCATACTCGTTGAGCGAAAGCAGAGCGAGCCTGTGCAGGAGATTGTCGAATCAATCACACCTTCAGAGGAACCTGAATCTGTTTCAACTCCAGTTGTTGTGGAGCGTGTTGTGACACAGGTTGAGCGTGGTCCTGAAGGCGTTCCGGGCGTCCGTGGTTCCCGTGGCCCACAAGGTCAAAGGGGTGATAGGGGCGAGAAGGGGGACAAGGGAGATCGTGGGGAAATTGGTCCCCGTGGTGCCCAGGGTCTCCGAGGAGAAAAAGGTGAGCGAGGAGAACAAGGTGAGAAAGGCGAAAAGGGAGATTCGGGACCGCAGGGAACCCAAGGCATCCAAGGAGTTCAAGGAATTCAAGGGGAAAAGGGTGAGAAGGGTGAGAGAGGAGAACCCGGTCCACAAGGTATTGCTGGCCCTAAAGGCGAAGGCGGCGAAAAGGGCGAAAGAGGTGAACGAGGCGAGAAAGGCGAGAAAGGCGATGCGGGGGAGCAAGGCGAAAAAGGCGACAAGGGAGACCAAGGCCAGCCTGGCCCTCAAGGCGTTCAAGGAGTGGATGGACAGAGTGGGCCTATAGGACCAAAGGGCGACAAGGGTGACAAGGGTGATCGTGGAGAAAAGGGTGCTGTTGGTCCTCAAGGTGAAGTTGGTCCGAAGGGCGACATTGGTGCTAAAGGAGAGCAGGGGGACAAGGGAGACAAAGGCGACATGCCATTTTTGTCTGTCCAACAACCCCTTGTCATCAACAACCAAAGACTATCAATCGATCTAACTAAACTCAAGAAGACTATTGGGTCGGGCGCACCCGTTTTATATGATGGTGGTGGTGGACTTGGAGAAGCCTTCAAGTTCGTTTCCGTTTCCGGTCAGTCTGGTCTTACTGCTGTTCAGTATGACAAGGAAACTCTGACATTCGTAGCGGGAACAAACATTGCACTTGCTACGGACCCTGACAATAATTCCATCACAATCAGCAGTGTTGGTGGTCAGGGTAGTGTGGGACCAACAGGTCCAACAGGTGCGCCTGGAGCAGGCGTTGCAGGCAACAATGACATTGGTGTAATGTACCTGAAGAACAATACCACCGCCACAACCATAACAGCCATAAACCAAAGAGCAGTGGTTGCTGGTGACATGACCGCTGGTGCGCTGTTCAACTTTCAAAAGCACGCAAGCACAAACTCGCTGCAATACCTTGGGGCGAGTGGCAAGTTCCATGTGGTTGCCACATTCAACTTCACCGTTGCTGCAAGTCAAAACACTTGTGGATTCTATGTGGGCAAGAACACAAACATCAGCAGCGGATTGAGTGCTGATGGAGATCGCATTTCTGAATCAGAAGTGTACATTACTTGCCCAAGTCAAAGCAATGCTATTGCTGGCGCAATTCAGACCATCGTGGATTTGAACACTAACGACCGCTTGTTCTTTATTGTTCAGAACAGAAGTCAAGCAAAAGACATTACTGTTGAGTTCCTGAAGTTCGTGGCAGTGCCGCTCACATCAGAGCGTGGAGCCACGGGTGCAACAGGAACAATTTCTTCAGATTATGTCTCGGGCATCAACGGTATCACGGGTGCGCTAGGTCTTACAGTAGGAGGTAGAATTACCCTTACGATGACTGGTTCCGATGGCAAGACATTCCGCCTCTACAGCAAGCCATATGCCACAGTTAAGGGAACTTCTGGTGCGATTGCATGGGCAGATGACACCGCACCCTTTGAAGGGGATGGATTTGACTTAGGTGCTGCAAATTCTTTTAAGTACAACTTCACAGGTGATCTTTCTGTCGAAATGCCAGCAAGTCTAAAGATTGGTACTCAAAATAGCGACAGTTTTATATTGTTTGGTGATGGTACGACACAAGGGACGGCATCAAAGTGTTGCCCAATACCACTCGCAACCACGGGTTCTACGGGTGTTGCATCATTCAATCCATCGAATTTTGCTGTTTCTGCCACTGGTCATGTGAGCATAACTACTATATCAGGGGGAGTGTTCTAAATAAATTCCCATGAGTAATGTAATTAAAATAAAACGTGGTGTGACCGGAGGAATAATACCCGTTGGGCTGACCTTCGGTGAATTAGCAGTCAACATCGTTGATAAAAAATTATTCGTTGGTGGAATCACAGGAGAAACAATTGAACTTCTCGGTGGTGCATCTGAAATATCAGGTTCCGCATTTCCGATTGCATCAAACACAGTAACCGGTGCAGCATCGTTTGACCCAAGATTTTTCGCAGTCGGTTCAACAGGACACGTTGCATTTCTTGGTGCGACAACTGTAGAAATTTGGACAAATGTAGATGCAGGATATGCAAATGGAATTGCGAGTGGAATTACGTTTAGTGTTGGGTCGAGTGCGATAGATGTATTAGAGCAGTTAATATACCCATACCAATCGGTTTCCTTCTCTGCTTTTACGGTTGGGTTGGCTAGTAATACGTTTGATCTTGGTCAGACATCTGCCGCTGGAAGTTATTCATCGACATGGACTACGAGTGGTCCAGCGTCAAATTGGGTCGCTGGATCAGTAAACATATCAATTGTTTCTGGCTCAAATCTCGCAACAGGACTTAACTACAACTCATCACCATATAGCATATCACACTCTCCTTATTTGTATTCAACTCCATCAACATTATCTTTCAGTTTAACTGGACAACAAATATCAGGAACTGAGATTGTTACTGCCACACCAAAAACTTACAGTTGGTTGCACCGAATATATTTTGGAAAGAGTTCTTCCGCTGCCCCAACTTCAATATCGAATTTGACAACTGGTCAAACAAGTAGATATACCAGTTCAACTAGTTCTTTAGGTAACTATACATATTCATTCATAGCATCAGGTAGTGCAGAATATTGTTATGTTGTAGTTCCGACTTCTCCAGGAAGTCCTGGATCATACACTACATGGCGAGATGCGAATAATCTTGTATTTACTCCCCAAGAAGGAACTTTCACAGAAACCAATTCACATGGAGTTTCCATTTCATGGAAATGGTATAGAGTAGCGAATCCAACGACCGGAACAATATCAGTTTCTGCATCATAAAACATTATGCCAATTACTGGATACATCTCTATTGGACTTCCACTCGGACCAAACGACGAGACTGATCCTGTATTCATTACAGATCCAAAATATGGTCTTGGTGGTTTGCGTACATTAGGAACCACGGCAGAGAGAGATTCTATAGTTGATGCTCGACGGCAACTGGGGATGGTTGTTTATGTGAGTGATGTGAACAAATATTACTCATTGTTGGGAGGCACTGGAAATGAACATTGGACAATTTTTAATTCAGCGTCCTCATCGGGATTGACATCTTATATCTCCTCCTTCAATGGAAAAACTGGAGATGTTAGAATAACAAGCGGAAGAGGAATATTAGTCAAAACTCCTATTGTAATTGGTTTAACTAGTTACATAGAAATTGATAATACTTGGGGTGAATTAAGTGATGCTGCCGAAACACTAAAAACTCTTATTGTTACATCATTAAATGGTCTCACAGGAGATGTAACAATACCTTTAGCCACAACTGGAACATCTGCTGGAATTGCATCTTTTGATCCTGACTATTTCAATGTGAGTCTGACTGCACAAGTAACAGTAAAGACAGGAATAAAAGCAGGAAATTTAATAGTTCTAGGAGTAAGTTCTGTATTTGGTGCGGGGCAAACGGGATCACTACCCGCACTTGACGGATCAAAATTGCTTGAAGTGAACGCAAAGTTGTTAGATGGAAAAACGAGAGAACAGATAACAGATGGCGGATATTTTGTTAGTTAAGGCATTTATTACGATAAATAATTTATCAGGAGTTAGATATGGCAAGAGAAAGCACAATTAAAATTTACCGATCCGATTCGGTTGATAAACCAACAGGACTTACATTTGGCGAACCCGCATTTGTAACAACCGATACTGCCGGAAATAGACTGTATATCGGAGGTACAGCAGGAAATTCAATTTGGATCGCCGCCGGAATTACTGATTCTTTTGGTAAATTTACCCTTAATACGTCATCAGACAATCATGTAGTTACGCAAAAGGGGGTTGCTGACCACGTTTTGATAAACAGAACTCTGGTCAATGGTTATACAGGTTCTTGGACATTCTCAAATAATGGTGGGAGAGTTAAAGTTACTGCTACCTATAACCCCCCTTCAGGAAACTTCATAACCATTAATGATGCCATGCCATTTGCCAGTGCTAGTATCACTGGTGTTGCCAAATTTAATGCCACATATTTTACGGTGGAGTCTGAGGGCGATGTAGTTTTAAACACACCCTATCGTGCAACAGGCAGCACCCTTTACAGCACTCAAACAATAACAGTTGTAAACGGTGCAACAGGAACGGCACTTGCTGTAAATCCGGCTGCTATTCAAGGGATTGCTGGATCATTTACATTGAATGGTGCAACAGCGGAATCATCTTTAACTGCTCAGGGTGGAGCGATATTTTTAAATCAGCCTTTAGGTCAAAACAATGGTCCTGGTCCAAACATGGTCATTGGGGTTCGAATTGCTGACAACAGCCTAACCGGCGTTGCTGCGTTCAATTCAACTTATTACTCAGTTAGTGCTGCTGGCGTTGTAAGTCCTACTACTCCATTTCAATTCACAGGAGATACAGTATCTACCGTAGTAGGAAGTGGTATAACAGTAACAAAGAATTCGTCGGGAGCAGTAGTTTCTAATATTGGTGTCACGGGTTTCAATGGTCTTACTGGAAATGTGAGTTTAACTGGTTATATTGGTGGTGCAGTTCGTGTTGTGGAAAACGATAAAGTCGATATTCGAATTGCTACTAGTTCTGTTACTGGTGTTGCTGCGTTCTCAACTGATAACTTTGCGGTGTCTCCACAGGGTGTTGTTACAGTTAAGGATAGTGGAATTGCTAATGCCGAACTTGTTAATTCTTCTATAACACTCAAAGCATCGGCTCCAGATAGTGGAAATTCAGTTTCTCTAGGACAGTCATTCACACTAACGGGTGTGAATAATCAAATTCTCCTAGTAAGAGATGCTAGCACAGTCACAGTTGGATTTGCCGATGATGTTATTATTCCAGGAAATCTAACTGTAAATGGAACTGTGGTTACTGCAAATGTAAGTTCATTCACTGTAGAAGATCCACTTATTGCTCTAGGATCGGGAAACGCAAATGATACAGTTGATCTTGGATTTTACTCAATTTATAATACATCAACAACTCCTGTTTATACTGGACTCTTTAGAGATCAGAATGACACCGGGAAATACAAACTATTCACTAATCTTACTGAACAGCCAACAACTACAGTAAACACAAGTGCCGCATCTTATAGGCAAGCAGAACTTGTTGCTAGAATTGACGGCGGGACATTCTGAAATCAGAACCGCTCTGATAAATACTTCGTGAGTAATTATGCCGCATGAAAGCACTATAAAAGTTTATAGGTCAAGTACAGTTGGTTCAATTCCAAATGGATTAACCGATGGTGAACTCGCAGCAAATTTGGCTGATGGCAAAATTTTTGTGGGTAATGGAAATGAAGTTATAAATTTTGAATCAAATCCACACAACAACGTCGGAGCATCAGGTTCAGGTATAGAGTTAGTCTCTGCTTACGCAGGAAGTATTCACCTTTCAGTTCCGAAAAGAACCAATCTAATTCTTTATAGTCACGATTTCGTTTCTTCTGGATTTCCAAATTCTTGGTCTTCGTTTTCCGGCAACGGATCTCCTCCATATCCAACTATTACCAATTTGGATAATGACTCAACTCAGGGTTGGCAGGGGAGTGCTACGGGAGGGTTCCAAATTGAATTCATTAACCCTGCTGATTCTAACAATGGGGTGTATCAGGAAATAAGAACTCCCCATTTGGTAACGGGAGAATATTACACTCTATCATGCTGGGCAAGATCTAATTCGGGGGAGACAAAGTTTAGATTTAGTGACTACAACTACATTACAAATATAAGTAGATTCTCAGACAAATTTATTGCAACAACAGATCCACAAAGATTTCATTATGTATTTCGTCCCGAAGCAAGAACAAATATTAGTATATCAAACGGGGATGCCAATTCATCGGGAACCATTCGTGTTTGGGGTATTCAACTTGAAAGGGGAACATTCCCATCAAGTCCAATAAGATCAGATGGAACTGAAACAACGGCATCTGCTTCGATTATCTCATTTGCATCTTCATCCGCATCGTCTGTTGCTGGTGTCACGGGTTTCAATAGTCTTACTGGAAATGTGAGTTTAACTGGTCACACAGGTGGTGCAGTTCGTGTTGTAGAAAACAATAAAGTCGATATTCGAATTGCTACTAGTTCTGTTACTGGTGTTGCTGCGTTCAATTCAACTTATTACTCAGTTAGTGCTGCTGGCGTTGTAAGTCCTACTACTCCATTTCAATTCACAGGAGATACAGTATCTACTGTATCAGGAAGTGGTATAACAGTAACAAAGAATTCGTCGGGAGCAGTAGTTTCTAATATTGGTGTGACTGGAATTGGATTTAGTAATACCGATGTTGGATTGACTGGAAAAATCAATCTAACCGCAGGAACTGATATTTCCCTGATACGATCAGGAAATACAATAACAATCAACTATACTGGAACTCCAAGTTCCGGTGGCGATACAGTATCGGCAGGAGATTCAATTCAAGTAGTTCGATCAGGAACTAATGTAACTCTAAACAATGCTGGTGTTACTGGAATTGCATTTGGGAATACTGATCCTGGATTGACTGGAAGAATAGTTTTAACTGGAAATGCAGCATCAGGGATAATTCTCTCTAAACCAACCAACTCAAATATAATAACTCTAGTCAATATTGGTGTCACGGGTTTCAATGGTCTTACTGGAAATGTGAGTTTAACTGGTTATGTTAGTGGTGCAGTTCGTGTTGTAGAAAACAATAAAGTCGATATTCGAATTGCTACTAGTTCTGTTACTGGTGTTGCTGCGTTCAATTCAACTTATTACTCAGTTAGTGCTGCTGGCGTTGTAAGTCCTACTACTCCATTTCAAACAACTGGAGATACAGTCAGAGCAAATTGGCCTATAAAACAAACAATTACCGGAAAAAGAGTAATATTAGATATAGATCAGCCAACATGTTGGGATCCATTTAATGTTTATCCAGATACTAATGGATACTATTATCCAGGAAATTCCCTCGGAACCGTTTCTTCTACTGAAAGACCTGGTGCCACATTTGGGCTGAGTGGTGCATCTCCTGGATTTTGGTATAAGCATTTTCTTTTAGCGAAAAGTGCAGATGCCTATAATCCTGATATCTCTACAGATGAAACAGTCAATAGAACAGATTATTGTTTGTTTTTAAGAACGACATCTGGACCAGGTGGTTTGCTGCAAACCCCATTTGGTGCATCTGGATCAGGAATAGGTACGACTGGAACTACTAGCGGAATATTGAAGTATTTTTATCTAGACATAAACAATCTAGAAACTGCAACAAATACATTATCGTCAAATGACAATATACTCATTTACGATGCAGCCGAAACCGGAGAGATCAAGACCAAAAAGGCTTCTGTAAGTAAGTTTTTTCTTGACAATGACACAATATTTACAAGTTTGTCACCGGATCAACTAAAAAGAAACACAAAATCTTCTGCTATTGAATTTGAGGTAGTTCTAGGTGATGTTAGTAGTAATAGCCTGGGACTCATAAATGGTGCATCAGCACATTCATATATCACTAAAAATACTGTAAAATCTATAAATGGTTGTACGGGACAAATTACAATCACCGGAACAGTAAACGAGGTTGTTGTTACGAACAACTGCCCAACTATTGTAATCGGATTGCCCGACAATGTGATGGTTCCCTACATTAGCATATCGGGTGGAACTTTCACCGAAACCGTAAGTGCGAACCTATTCATAGGAAGTATCGCAGGGGGAACCTTCTAAATAGGTATAGAACATGTCAAAGCAAAGCACAATTCAACACTACTTCTCGCTCACGCCCGCAGGCGTACCCGCAGGCGCAGGAATGACTTATGGTGAAATCGCTATCAATGTTGCTGACGAGAAACTGTTCATTGAGAATGTGAATGGTGATGTTATTTCTCTCTCGCAGACAAAGGATCTATCGGGAGCATTTGCACACTCTGATCAGGTTGTAACTTCGGTGAATGGTGCTACTGGTGCAATTATAAATGTCGCATTCACAAATACTGCACAGACCTTTACAGGATTGCAGACCTTTGCCAACGGTATTACCGCTGTGGGCGGAACCTTTGGAAATATCTCAGCAGCGGGAGCATCTTTCAGTTCTGACATATTTGTTCAGGGTATTAGAGTTGGTAGGGGTGGTGCGGGAGATGCGAACAGCGTTGCCGTTGGCGCAGATGCACTACCGGCAGGAACATTCAATGTTGCTATCGGAAAAAGTGCGCTGCAAGCAGCAGTTAGTCCAAACAACAATGTTGCAATTGGTTGGCAGTCTCAAATGTCGGGAGATTCTCCAATCAACAATGTTTCTGTTGGTGCAAACTCCCTTAGATTCAATCAATTTGGTCAGGGTAATGTTGCCATTGGGTACGAGGCACTCTACACCACAAATAATAATGCAAATACAGCCGTAGGTTCTATGGCACTTCGCCAAACAACAACTGGATTCAGAAATACTTCAATTGGTAATGAATCTCTTTACAACAATACTCTAGGTGTTGCTAATGTTGCAATTGGTCATCAGGCAGGAAGATATCGTGGAGAGTTCACTCTATTTGACTTCCCCAATGATTTAGACAACGAAGATGTTTCTGCGCTAACAAGAACAACAGGAACAGGCGGCATCTACATTGGTCAATGGTCGAGAGCATCTGCAAACGGAACCGTAAAAGAAATCGTGATTGGTGCAGAGGCACTTGGTCTCGGTTCAAATACGGCGGTGATTGGTGCAACTTCACAGGTTTCCGCAACCATTTACGGAACTTTGAATCTGCCAGGTGGGTTGAGTGCTTCAAGTGGAGCAACATTTAGTGGAACAGTTTCGTCTGACACTGGGTATAGAATTACCTCAAGTGCGATCAACACACAGACCGGAACATCCTATTCGATAACGGGAACTGACAACGGAGAAATACTAACATTTAACAATGTATCGGCAACGACTCTAACTGTCCCTTCGGGACTCCCTATTGGATTCAACTGCACTGTTATACAACTCGGACTCGGACAAGTTGGGTTCACAGCGGCAGCCGGTGTTACTCTCAACAGTTATGGAAATCTCATCAAGATTGCAGGACAACATGGTGCTGCTACTTTGGTGTCCTATCAAAGTAATGTATACAATATTGCAGGAACATTAAGTACATGATAATTCCGTCTTTCAAGGCGGGATATACTAGAGTACCCCGTCTTATTTCAACTACAAATATTACATCGACAGGAACACAAAATTATACTGTTCCTGCCGGGACAATTTATCTTGAGATAGAAATAGTTGGCGGTGGCGGTGGTGGTGGTGCAGGAAGAACACTAACTTCTGGAAGAAATACAAGATATCATGGTGGCGGTGGTGGAGGTGGCGGTGGTTATGTCAAATACACATATCGTGGAAGTTTGCATGGCGGTTTCAAAGTAGGAGATACTTTGAGTTTTACTGTAGGAACCGCAGGAACTGCTGGTAGTGGAAGCAGTAGTGGAGGAAACGGCGGAAACAGCACACTTAACTCACATACGCAAAATTCCATCCCTCAATTGTTTCTAACTGTTCCTACTGGCGGTGGTGGTGGCGGTGGAGAAACAGAGTCAACATATAACACAACTGCTTCCGGTGGAGTAGCAGGAGTTGCTTCTAATGGAGATATCAATACAAATGGAAATGCTGGTTCTCCCGGATCTGCTCCTAGCGCATCTGCGAGTAACGGTGGCAATGGAGCATTGAATGGTGGTTCATCAACATTCGGTAACACTACTGTAGCATCAGGAGGAACATCGGGAAGTACAGTAGGTGGAACAGGGACTCAGCCGGGTAATGGTGGTGGGGGTGGATATAGTTCATCTACATCGAATGCTAATGGTGGTGATGGTGGGGCGGGACAAGTTAGAATAAAGGCATATGGATGAGTAGAATAAAAGTAAATCTTCCTATTGGATCGGATGGAGATTGGTCAGTCAAAAACGTGACTGGAGATTCCGAATCAATATACACAAATGTGATGGGTGTTTCTTGTGGTGGAAAAAGTGAGCCATTTGGAAACTATACCTTCTTATACAACAATCAATATGGGATAGTGATGTCGGACACATATAGTGAACATTTAGAACATCAGATTCTTTGGAATGGTGCGACTGGTGATGTTCTTGTGGCTGGACTTGGTCTCGGATATGTGAATGAGTTTCTTATGAACAATCCGAACATAACATCAGTTACTATAATTGAAAAGAATCAAGAGGTCATAAATCTGGTGTGGCCGCATTGCCCCAAAAATCAAAAATTTACATTGATCAATGACGATATTGAAACTTGGTCACCACCAAACGGTTCACATTGGCATTTTGGGTGGTTTGATTCTTGGACATCTCAGTCAGCATTTACAGATTATCAAAGTTATCAGCAGTTTATTCGAAACAAATATCAGACATACTGCGATTCGATTGAGTTTTGGGCTGGAGAGTAATCTCTTTTATATGATACTTCTTGCTATAAACTGAATGTCTCTGTACTATGGTCTAAATACCCCGCACAACACAAGGAGTGAAGTATGTCTGACGAGATTCGACTGCCGACTGAGTATCAACAATTCATTCACCTTTCACGCTACTCTCGGTGGCTTGAAACCGAAGGACGAAGAGAGACTTGGGAGGAGACAGTCAATCGTTACTTTAACTTCTTCGACAAGCACCTAGCAAATCACACCAAAGGCAAGTTGACAAAGGCAGAGCGAGAGGAACTCCGTCAGGCGGTACTCAATCTTGAAGTGCTTCCTTCGATGCGTTGTCTTATGACGGCAGGCGAAGCACTAGAACGAGACAACATCGCAGGGTACAACTGTGCTTATGTCCATATTAACCGTGTCCGTGCTTTCGATGAGATTCTATATGTGCTAATGTGCGGTACGGGAGTTGGATTCTCCGTCGAGCGACAGTTTGTTGAAAAGTTGCCTACTATTGCCGAAGAGTTTAGTGATAGTGATACTGTCATTAGTGTTGCTGACTCAAAGATGGGTTGGGCAAAGGCTTTCCGTGAATTGATCAGTCTTCTTATCGTTGGACAGATTCCGAAGTGGGATGTGTCCAAGGTTCGTCCTGCCGGATCACGACTCAAGACTTTCGGCGGTAGAGCATCTGGTCCTCGGCCACTTGAAGACCTGTTCAAGTTCAGCGTCGAGACATTCAGAAAGGCCGCAGGCCGTAAGTTAACATCGATTGAATGTCACGACATTGTCTGCAAGATTGCGGAGATTGTTGTTGTCGGCGGCGTTCGTCGTTCAGCACTTATTTCTTTATCGGAACTCGGTGACGAGCGCATGCGGAACGCCAAGAGTGGTGCGTGGTGGGAAGCCAATCCGCAACGGGCACTTGCAAACAATAGTGTTGCTTATAAGGAGAAGCCCGACATCGGGACATTCATGCAGGAGTGGCTGTCTCTTTACAATAGCAAGAGCGGCGAACGGGGTATCTTCAACCGTGCCGCAGCGCAGAAGACTGTTTCCAAGTTGGGTGATCGTCGTGATCCGAACCACGAATTCGGCACAAACCCATGCTCTGAAATCATCCTTCGTGACCGTGAATTCTGCAACCTTACAGAAATCATTGTTCGTCCTACAGATACTGTAGAAGACTTGATGCGTAAGGGTCGCATCGCTGCTATTCTCGGTACGATGCAGGCATCACTTACGAATTTCCAATACATCTCTTCTGAATGGACAAAGAACTGCAAGGAAGAGGCTCTTCTTGGTGTTTCCATGACGGGTCAGTTGGACAACAAGATGATGCTTTCGATTCTCACTTCACTCCCAAATATTCTTGAGACTGTTAAGAAAAAGACTATTCAGGTAAACGCAGAATGGGCGAAGAGACTCGGTATCAATGCCGCTGCTGCTATTACATGCGTCAAACCGTCAGGAACAGTCTCGCAGTTGACTGATGCCGCTTCGGGGATGCATCCACGGCACAGTCAGTATTACATCAGAACCGTCCGTGCAGACATTAAGGATCCTCTATGTCAGATGATGCAAGAGGCGGGATTCCCTTCCGAGCCTTGTGTGATGCGCCCTGACCACACTAGAGTTTTCTCGTTCCCTATGAAGTCTCCCGATGGATGCTTGACCCGTAATGACCTTACGGCAATTGAACATCTGAGTCTTTGGTTGACCTATCAGAGATATTGGTGCGAACACAAGCCATCCATTACGATCACAGTCCGTGAGCATGAGTGGATGGATGTGGGTGCGTGGGTTTATAACCATTTTGATGAGGTATCAGGAATTTCATTCCTGCCTCATAGCGACCACTCTTACAAGCAGGCACCTTATCAGGATTGCACAGAAGAAGAGTACGAAACTCTACTGTCTCAAATGCCAAAGAATGTTAACTGGTCCGATCTTTCGAAGTACGAGAAGGAAGATAGAACTGCCGGTTCACAAACTTATGCATGTTCAGGAGATAAATGTGAGTTGGTTGACTTGACTTCCACATAAAGCCGTATAAATATCTTCGGGTATATCATGGAAACTACTGCGCTGCAAACGCTTTGGTTGGGACTTATGCTGTATGTTCTTTACGAAACATCAGCAGTCTATTCATACATTTCGTCCCGACCTATGAGGCTATTTAAGTGGTGGACAAAGATTCACTTATATGATTCTAGAGATGGGCTTTCGTACTCTGATTGGTTAACATCGAAATACCCAAAATCATTCTTATACAAACTACTGTCATGCAGATACTGTTTTGGTCTTTGGTTAGCGTTCGGTATCTGCATGACAACGAATTCTCCTGAAGAAACTCCTATAGTGTACTTCTTAGGACAATCTATTTGTTCACTGTTTAACTTAAGCGAAAGGATGATGAGAGATGCATGAGATTTCATTTAATGGACCTGAACCCTTTTATGACAGAATCGATTCTAGTGGAATTCAAATTGATCCCGAAGTTCATAGTTCTATCAATACATTCTATAGAATGATGAAATCCTACAGAGATCCTAACACTTGTTCCTGCAAGAAGGGGAGAGCCGCCTATCAGAATATTGTGCAGGAATATGTAAACATTCCCATTAAACTTAGAACTGATCCTAACATTGGTGGGATTAAGCAGATCTTGGGAGCCGAGGGGGTAATAATTTTTACCTTGAATGGGGAAGAATTTTCAAGGATTGATTGATGAACAAATCAGACAAAGCCTTTGTTGCCTTTGTCCGAAAAAGTATCGGTAATTTCGGTCTTAAGTTAAATTTGCGAAAAACGAAATTCGTCAAGGCCGATGGCTTTATGTGCTATGGCTTTTTCGATGAAAATCAAATCTGTGTGGCGAAGAAAAATCCTAAATGGATTGAGGTTCTTGCACATGAATATTCACACTTCATTCAGTGGAAAAGAGGAACGGAATTATACAGGAAGTGTTTCGGTCCAACCAACAATTATGCTGATATTGTCGAAGAGTGGGTAACATCGACCAAACACATAGAGAGAAGAAAACTGAAGAGAGCATTTCAGACATATCGGGCTATGGAAAGAGAATGTGAGATGCTTACCATAGGTGTGATGCAAAAGCATGGTGTCAATTTTGATCCTGAGGCTTATGCACAGGAAGCGAACTGCTACATCTACATGTATCACTACATGGAAAAACGAAGAATTAAAAAGTTCAAAAAGGAACCGGATTGGAGGGTATTCCGAAAAATGCCCTCGTCTATGCGGGTGCACTCACACAGAAAAACTAGTAAAGATATAGAGATGATACTAGATTGTCTTTTATAAACCCCGATAAATAGTAGTCCTATGCCAATTGAAACATCACATTTTAGAGTATTTAACTGCTATCCATCATTTACCAATGTTTATTTTCATTCGGGTAAAACTGGAACAAATCCAATTCCCAATTATGGCAGCATGGGTTTTCATCTGAAGGACTATTTCGAAAATAGAATGTCTGAAACTCCTGTATCGGGATGCGATTATCTGGTCGCATTTTTGGCATCAAGTAAAAGTTTGACAGGAATTATGCAAAATGACCTAACAGGTATGGCAAATTCTGCCTCGGTCGATTTTGGCATTACACATTCAACTGAGGGATTTGGTCTTCTAGACTTCAGAGGTGATTCTTGGAAGCATCTTGTTGGTGACGGAATAATTGGACAAAGTAGTACAACAAACTATCAAGCATACACAGATACAGTATCTGCTGCTGTGAACATTTTAGATCACTTTAGTAGTAAATATCCCATGATTAAGTGGGCATATGCAGGACTACCTTCATTACCGAAATACACATGTTTTGCTCCAACTGCTGGATCATCTTTCGCATGGTCACAAGGATTGACAAATACACCCGGTGCAACAAATAATCACTGGGATGCAGCACATCCGACAGGTGCATCTTATGGTGAACAGATCTTTGAGTGGTCTAGGTCTCCAAGCAAACTAACGACATACTTCAATACAAATTCGATTGATAGATGCAGAACCGTTCTTGAAAATTCTGGTTGGGCTTGTCCTGACATTAATCCTGTTGCCACAAATAACACAGAATTCGGTGTCAACATTCACTCTGTGGTTGATCATCACAGGTACACAAGAGATCTTGTTAAAATTGCAAATGATTTTGCAACAACGCAGCATGCACTTGAAAGAGACTTTAAGGTTATGCCTCTCGTTAATAGCATGTTGAGATCCAGAGAAATTCATGTATTTGATGATCCTAATGGTCAATTCACTAACACTTACGGGATGGCATTTGGGGCTAGTGGGGAAATTGTTAATTTCTATTCTGGTTTTACAGGGGCATCTGGAATGGGAGCATCCGGTGCAGCAGATTCAGATGTGAGCACAGAGTTTTTGAGGGCTGGTATGCTTGAGCCTGCTGCCTTTGCGGGTGCAGTTGGATTTGTATATCAGGACAATATTCCTCTTTTAGTTGAGTTGGCTTGTACTGGATCCACTTCTATTTCAGGAGATGATGCAGAAGCAACAATCAGAGCGAGAAATTACATAGCCAAAAAGGTGTATAATACATCAAACACAAGCCTAATTCCTTGGAATAGTGTTAGAAATGAAGTTCTTATTGATTTGTCTTTAAATGTAACAGCAATTCAACTCAGAACTTTCCCTGAGAGTATTCCGATTGGAAATGGATGGGCTTTAAGAAGTACCTCTCAAACAAGAGAACAATTTCCATCAGAAAGTTTAAATGTCGAGCAATACAGAAGTGTTAGATGGAAACAATGTGGATCGAATTGTTCAACTCCAGCAAACGAGGGAGAAAATCCGGAATATATGCCATTTAGAGATGGCAGTGATATTGAATGTGATTGTGGTGGTGGTGGATGTCCAAAAGGAGTTTGTTGTGTTTCGGTTGGGGGAATTGGATACTGCTCTGACAGTTATCAGGGATCTGCACCAGGATCCGGAATATGTGAAAACGCCTGCAATCTGAATGGTGTTGGTGGAAGATTCATCGCATTTAGTGATCCGTTGTTTGGTGCAGGAATTCCGAAAACTTGTGCTTCTCTTATTCCTGGTGGCCCATTAGCAGCACAAGGTTCAGGATTTGGATGTTGGACACAAATTGGTCCACATGATCCCGATTATGTAAACTACTGCAATAATCAGGGATTGATTGTACCAAACGAAAACCGACCATGTATACAAATTAAGTTCTGCGAATATCCATGTTCGAATTGTGATGCTGGATATCTGCCTGATTCACAGGGGGGGTGTAATAATAGATGTCCAGATTTTCCGGGAGTTCCCGACACATATCCTTTCTCAGTGTATCAACGTAAATGCAGAGAATACAGAAATGATCCAGAAGTTTGTTGTTGCGTAGATGTTGATAGTGATGGTGACTCAGATGCTAGACCTTCGCAATGTTTTGCTGGTAGTGCTGGTGGAGGTGCAGCAGGAACACCGAGTGGAGGTGGACCATTTAATGGTTCGGGTTTGTATGGTGCTGCAAATTGTGACAGAGATTTACAAGACTGGCAGCAGGCTGGAAATCCACCGGGATCAGAAATTATCCCTGATGGTCCGTGTACTAGATCATTTCAAAGTGGAGGGCAAGGCGGAACTGATGTGTTTAACTGTATTCACCCATGTGCAGACTCCGTTCAAATTGATTCATCGCTTTGTCAGTGTTGTGGGCTGAAGAGAACCGATTACAGTGGTCAGGAAGAATCGTGCTGCTCCAGAAAAAGTCCTGGTGGTGCTCATTGTGCGGGCTTACAGCAACTTTGTAATTGTGGTGGTGCAGGATTTGGGGATTGGAAACCCATTAACTATCAATTCTTCACAGATTCGTCCATATCAGATAGTATGAAGAAACTAGTAATAAGTGATCTTTACGGTCTTCTAGAACCCGAAAGCACGGTATACAAGTTCTACGATAATATATTCAGAAAATTCCCCGAATTCTCTAATATGAGAACACCTGGTACCGTTGGAAACTCATTACCATATTTCGGAAGTATACTCAAAGACTCCAAAAATACAAATAAATCTCTGTATTATAATTACACACCATCAATACAGACAATAAACAGAATTAAGTCAGAATTTGCTTTTGATAGACTAATCAAACCAATTTCTTATACATAACCGAGCAGAAAGGAGAACGCCATGTCAGAATTTCTAGGTACAACTTGGTGGAGTGTATTGATGTTTGTTGCTGGTGCTTTGATCGGCGCACCGCTGTGGAAGTGGGTTTCGACAAAACTTCCATGGAATAAGTAAATTGCGAATATTGTTCGTAAAAACGACGGGGGGAGAAATCCCCCCGTTTTCTTTTCAGATTGGGTTGTCTGCTAAATATAAGTAAATGCCCAAAAATTATCTAGATTTAATCCGATCTTTAGAGGAATGGTCTGCTCCCACCTCTCATACCGCTAGAGTCACCTCTAGATTAAGCACTCGTACAGACTTGTCTAGGAAGGCTAAGAAGCCAAGCGTAGTACAACCAACGCAGATACCGTTCAGCAAGAAAGAGAAGGCAGTCAGGGGCATCCATGGCTTTCAGATAGGGGAGAAGTAATGGCTATTAGTGGAGAGGGAACATTTGGGTTTAATATATCGACATCAATTCCACAAGTACAAACTGATGGTGATGATCGATACACAAGACCTTTCAAGAAGAATGAGGGGATAATCATAAGATTACCTCTAAATTCAGATATTATGGCGGATTCGGAGGGAATTTATAAGGGAATCCCTTTTACTTTGTCTGCAAATGAAAGAGAAATTAAAGCAAATCTTCTTCCTTATGGAGGAAGTCCTGGTGCTATAGAGCAATGGCCTCTTCCTACAGATTTAGCCTATGCAAAACATGATCCTGATATTTGTATCACAACTGATGGATTAATTTATGATTGTCAGAGTATTGTATTTGCTAATGAAAATGATGGGAAAATCTATCTCAATAGATTTGTAGATGTGAATGTAGAATACATTGATACTTTTGTTGGGTCTAAACTTTCGCACATCCCTCAAAATTTAAATGCGGTGAATATATCTCTTGAACAAAGGTATTCCTCCGGATATGGGGTCACTCCATATCTTTGGGGATCGGTAATTGAAGGAGTTAGAAGTGGAGCAAGAAGATTCATAATTGGACCCACTAGTTTGTACACATCAAATCCTTCTTTCGGGAACTATTGCGACACCAACATCGATTCAATGAGCACTTATGGTGACATGGCATGTTCGGGAACTGGACCTTATAATCCTGGTACGTTGAAATACATAATGCCCTTCTACAGAAAAGATGGGCTTGAGATCAGAAATAATCTATTCAATTATCAAGTAGATTCGAAAGTAGATTTATCAAATCCTATTAACAATGAGTTTTTAAAATCTACTCCATTCGCACATCAAAATCTAGATTATAGCGGATTTAGATTGAAGAACAGAAAAAGTCTCCCTGTTCCATATTCAGAATACGACCAATCTACTGTGGATTTAGGAGCATCATCAGGTGTAGGAGTTTTACCTGAAGATGATGTGTTTTTTGGAGCAAATAAAATATTTCCCTGGGTTTCAGTTGCAACATCTAGATCAAAAGGATATGCAATAACAAAACGCCATGTCTTGGGTACTCTAAATCCATTTCACTCTTATGCATATTATAAGGGAGAACCTTCAGCCATCAATCCTATTGGATATGCAAATTCAATTACAGGTCAATCACCATTCACAGATACAAATTTTCCAAAGAAGATTCACTTTTGGGATAAAATCAACAGAACTATCATCGAAAGAGAAATTGTTGCGAGTAAACCGATTGATGTAAAAACCATACATGAAACAATTAGGGAAATGCTAAAAGGCAATCTACTTGAATTAGATTCTTACTTCTCATGTAGCACCTCTAATCCTTTGGGGCAAACCCCAATCACACAAGATCCCTGTGAAGATTGTGAAGGATGTTTTGTACAAACCAAAGGGTTTGACTGGTATGATTTTATTCATTTGAATGATGTTCTGATCAACGATGTTCAAAATCCAGTAGGAAAATGTAAAAAGAAAGTGCAGTCTACATCTAAAGGAAGTAGAAAGTCTTATCCCATAGGATTTAAAAATCAAGAAGTGAAGAAATCGAACAAATTGATTTCATCAGACATACCGCCATTAGACGAAGATTCTTCTCTACCAAATAACACATTAGAAGGTGCTTTGAATGGAGTTCCCTCTGCTGCGATTAATGCTATTTCAGAGTTTTTCCCGCACGGTCTCAACAATATTTTCTATGGGTATTTCAATACAAATGATGACACAAAAAATTCATGCACATGGCAATATATCGTTAGTCACTTCAAAGCAATTCTTGATGCTAAGTGTGTAATACATTTATTGGATCAGGATCTTCCTGATGGGGTAGTTCCGATTGCATTTCTCGACACAAGAAGATCAGAAACTCACAAGTTTTCAATGTTTTTAGACAATTCTGATCGTGGATTTATTTTAAACAGGTGCAATCCTAAACCTAGTGTGTTTGCACACAATGTATCGCAATATGGTCCATATGCGGTAGAGGCTTCAATTAGCACTTACCAAAATCCGCTGAAGTCCTCTATGATAACTTTCAATATGACAAGAATTGGAAATTGTGATAATGTGTATCCGGATGGATTTTTAGATTCTTGTGATGAGCCAAATGGATCAACTTCGGGACCAAAATGCAGATGGAGAGTATATGGTATAAATTGCGGTGCTGCTCCACTCAAGCCAGGAATCAGAAGTGGTTTAGATACTAACAATAATTACGAACCGCATGGTATATTCGATGCGGAGACCACAAAAAGAAATCCTTGTTTTGTTTGCGATGGAGAAACAGTTAATAACACAACAAGTAAAATTCCTGATGGTTCTCTACGGGACGATATCTTACTAGATTTTTCACTCGGAAATGATTACAATCTTTCAAAGGGATTAGGACAATCTTTCAGACCAAAAGGATCGTCAGATATTCCTGCTCCGCTATTCACATACAATGAAAGTGGTATTCCAATAATGTCTGACATGATAATGAACTCCAAATTTACTTCGGCATTAAAGACGAGCAATGGAACTTGTGCATTAACTTGCCTAGTGACAGGACACAATGAGGATTTTGAATGGAGTAGAGGGACAGAAGTGTGGCAAAATTTTGATGGTACAATTGGGGGTGGAGATTCTTGGGCAATTCCTCAACCTAAATGGAAAGTCTATAAGCACTCAAAAGATAATGGTGTGCTTACTCTGTATGCGCCTAGAGAAACTCCGGGAAATTTAATACTACCAACTGAAGTTCTTGTTGGGGGAAATTCTTGTAACAATACGATATTTGGATTTTATGGTGGTACAGGATATATTAAGACTGTACTTGAAAGTTTAGCCAATCCATGCTCAAACCCAACAACTTACGGTGTTAGACATCAGATTGGTGGTAAAAAAGGATATATCTATGATTCTTCGGGAAAATATCTTGAGGTTATTCGTGGTGGATCAAGATTCTTTACGGGAATTTCTTACTTATTACAGAGAAATGTTTCACGGGTTATCGAAGAAACCTCCGAACTTCCTTTTGCAAGAAATTTAGATTGCAGTTCCACAAAGGCAATTTCAAGTTTGTTCACACATGAATTGAGTGAGGGGTTTGATCAAAATTTAGGAGAACATTGGGAACAGAGTTATAAGTATCACAATATTGGGTCTTTCCTATCTGATCAGAAAATTTACTATAGGGCAAATCCATCTGATCAAATCAATAAATATTACTATTTTGGAACTCCCTCCGATATATTCTATCGTATATTGGATAAATTTGGTTTGGAAAATGGAGTCACTCAAACATATAGATGTAACAAACAAGTGATCAAGAACTCTCCAAATTTTGGAGAATTCCAAAACCCAAATCCCAAGTATACTAGTACAGAATCCCCCGTCCCACCCGCAACATCAAGCGGATTGAAATTTAAAGCAAAAAGTGGACCAGGACCGCATATTGATGAAAAAGAATTCCTAAAGTGATACTAAATAGACTCAAAGGAGCGTATTGCTATGAGTAATATCAAACTGATCAGAATGGTTTCGGGTGAAGAAGTGATTGCAAAGATTCTTGATGAAACCCAAGATGGTGGTCTCATCCTAAAGAATCCCTGTATTCTGCTTCCTGCTGGACAAGGAAGACTTGCACTGGTGCCTTGGATGCCATACACTGAAACTGAAAATATGGAAATTCCATCAAAGGTAGTCGCATTTCAGGTAACTCCGAAATCAGAACTAATCAACGAATATAATACGATGAATAGCGGACTGATTGTTCCTGATAATAGTGTTGCATCACCAAAACTAACTTTGGTCGAATAATCTGACCTTCTAATACGGCCAGATTTCGCAGAATCTAGCCTTCTGAAAAGGACACCTGTCGGAGGGTGTCCTTTTCTATTTCACAATATCTTACTATAGTTGCCTTTTTTGGTCATCTGTACATGTCGTTCGAACTTATCCTGAAGAACTTCTTTCGACTTGTGACTGATGACAAATACATTCACCCCTTGCCCACGCATACCATTCACGATTTCCAAGAACGCTTCTGTTGATGTATCGTCCAATGATCCATCTAGAACTTCATCTAGAATGAGTAGATTGGTCGAGAGTGAGTTCTTGATCTCTGCCATGGCTCTCCAAGCAAACAGCAGAGCCAAGTCGATCTTTCTCTTCTCTCCTTCGCTGAAAGATGCATAGGTGAATACATCACGATGTCGAGATTTAATAGTTTCGTTGAACTCATCATCAAGATGGAAGTTGACGAAGAAGTTCATCATGCTCAAATACTTATTGATGGTTCGATTGATGACGGGAATGTAGTGCTTGATGATCTTCTTTTTGATGCCACCATCTTTCAGTAGAACAGAGGCAAGGTTCAGGTAGTGGTTGTCTTCTACAAGTTCCTTCTTTGAGTCCAATACTTCTGATTCTTCGGTTTCAAGACGAGAAAGTTCAGTCTCTTCTTGAGTCAACTTCGTGACATCTCCCCCACGCCCACGAACCTTTCCGATGTACTCATTTAGAGAGTCGATATCTGAAGTCTTCTTGTGAATCAAAGACTGTAGTGAGGATATCTCAAGCAAAACATCTGTGATTGTGTTTAGTCTGTCATCTACCTCTTTGTACTTGACCATCAGTTCGGACAGGCCACCACTCAAATCGTCAGACTTCTTTCGCTTCGAATCAATAGTTGACTTCTTGAACTCTTCATTGATGGGCTGTGTGCATGTTGGGCACTTGTTATTGCTTTCATAGAACTGTACCTCTCTCTTGAGAGAAGTAATCTTCTTCTCAATGGTATTTCTCAAAGCCACACACTCTTCACGCTTCTTACTGATTGAGTCCTTATCTGATATACTTTCAAACATGGCTTCGATATTTCTAGCCACCATTTCGATTTCTTTTCGATGCTTTTCAATCTCTTCGTTAGTGCGATTCACCTCTTGGGTTTCCCACTCTTTATCCGATAAGGTTCGTTTACGCTCGTCCTCAAGGATCTTGCGTTGATTCTTGACTCTCTCCTTTGCAATAGCCAACTGAGTATCAATCTGAGCCGCCTCCTCCTTGATCTGGCTGGCTCTTTCCTTGAGGAGGGTGTTCATCACGGAGAAGACTCCGATGTCTAGGATCGACTCTACGACCGATCTACGCTCTGCTGCTGGCAGGCGCATGAAGGGAATGTAGTTTGCCGAACCCAAAATGACCACCTGACAGAAAGATTTGTAGGACATACGGAGGATTTGTTCTTCAAGGATCCGCTGCCCATCCCTTGCCTTTGCTTCTTGGTCAAGTAGTTTGCCATCACGCCAAATCTCAAACACTTTAGGCGATTGACCCCGAATGATCTTGTATTCATTCTTTTCATCGGAGAATTCCAATTCTACAACGCAGTCTTTTTCATTGACTGAGTTTGTCAATTGCGGTAGGTTGATGTTTCTATATGGCTTGTTGAACAATGCAAATGTGAGTGCATCAAGTAAAGTACTCTTACCTGATCCATTCTCACCACTAATCAGCGTTGTTGATGTGTCTGTTAGTGACAGTTCCGTGAAGTTGTTTCCTGTACTCAGAAAGTTCTTCCATCGGATAGTCTTGAAAGTAATCATACAGACTGCGCCTCCATGTACAGTTCACGAATGATGTTCTTAAGTCTAGTTGGGTCTTCTATTCCCTCTGTTCTATCAATTTCCTCACAGATCAAACTCAATGTGTCTTTCGATAGATCGACTTTCTCTTCAACTTTGTTTACCTTATTTGCTTGAGTTTGATCAACGATTGAAACTGAGTGTGAGCCTTCCTCATTCAGTTTGTCAATAACCCGATCAAGCATGAATGGGTTCGTCTTCTTTTCAACCAGCAACCGAACAAAGGTCTTCTTGAAATAGTTCCAATCGATTGATCCATCGAAGAAGTCTTGATGCTCTTCATCGTTGTAAGAAAACTGCGTGAAGAGTCTCATTGGGTTCTGAATGTATTCTACCTCACCTGTGTCGGTATCGATCACATGAAATCCTTTAGGTTCATGTAAGTCTCCAAATGTGATCTGATACTGTGTACCAAGATAGTGGACATTTCCTTTACTGTGCTTGCAATGAAAGTGACCGCTGTAGACTGCTTCGTATCCTGATAGTAGACCAGGATCCATACCGTCATGATGCTCAACTCCACGAAGAACTTCATACCCAGAGAGTTCAAAATGTCCCATGAGAATCGAAGCCTCTTTCTTCGCTATGAAGTCTAGGCATTCTTTCTCATTTGCTTTGGTGATCCAAGGAACCATTCCAATTCGAAGCCCTTTGATTTCAACCACTCTTGGTTCAAAATAGAAGTTCCAGTTGTGACAAAGCCCCGAATGATAGAACAACTCTTGAATAGAATTGACTTCATTGGTGTTCTTGTAGAATACATCATGATTACCAGGAATGATGTCGAGGGTAATTCCTAGTTCAAGTAAGGGAGTGATAAATCTTTTCTGTACCACACTAAGGGTGTTGAAGTTAACATACTTACGACGATCCATAAGATCACCCAAGTGTATGACATTCCGTATGTCATGCATACGCATGTACGGGAAGAACACCTTCTCAAAGAACTGCATGAAGTGTTCTAGAAAAATCGGATTGTCATTACGGGCACCGAAGTGCGTATCATTGATGATTGCTATTTTGCCCATTTCACTCCATCAAGTCTTCTAGATTTTGTTTGGTAGACTTGCGCTTTCTGCGCTTTTTCTTGATAATCTTACTCTCGGATGTACCTTCGAAATTCTTCACATCGTTATCACTCAACGAGAAGTAATCTGCATATGGATTTTCACTTCTCGGCTCTGAATCGGAGAACTTGCTGTCCTCAACCATACGATTTCTGAACTTACCAGTTTTGTCGGAGTTTTCAAAGCACTTCATCTTCACAAAGAGTTGCTTCTTCTCTTTAGTAATTCGTCTGAGAAATGCGTAGTAGATAATCTGTGTGAAGAATGCGAAAGGATTTCTAGACTTCTTCTCATCAAAATTGGCGGTATACATGATGCAGTTCTCTATACCGTCAGAGATCATTTCTTCCTTGAAGATGTAGTTGGCAAAGTTGGGCTTCTTTGCTAGATTATTGGCAATGTCGAGAAAGCATTGACCAATGTAGTTAGAAACACCTGGTGGTTTCTCGCCTACCTTTTTGGCTTTCTGATGGGCTTTCTTGTACTCAATAAGTTCCTCAAGGAACCTTTGGTTATCGATATAGTGGTTTTCTTTTTTGCGTTTAGCCATAATGTTATTGGTGGTAGTTTAACCCCAAAATCCACTTTGTAAAGGGTGTAGTTTCAATGTTGAGAAAAATCTTTGGTAATTCATTGACTAGAACATAAACTACCGTTTACCACTACTACATATCCTTGGGTAACAAGGAACCAGAGTACTTAAGTTACTAGAGTACTATATTACCCTATTGAGTAAGATATAGAGTACTAGAGTACTTATAGTACTAGGCGAGTTCTTCGCCATCATCTTCCTCATCATCAAAGAAATCATCTTTCGCATCCTCAAGGTCTTCGTTGGCGTTGAAAAGGTCAAACTTGATCTTGGCATCATTGTAGTCCTTGAGAATATCGTTGTACGGATTGGAAACACAGACCACCACACTTTCGGGAACGATAAACATCTCGTCCTTTGAAAATTCGATCCAAGGTCTGAGAAACATCATAGGTTCACCTGGTTTGCCAGTTTTCGACATGGGTGCAACAAATGAGATCGACATAGGTCTTTCAAATTGATACACAGAACCTGTCTTTGCGATTCCGCAAATGATAGTTTCATTGCTTGCAAGACGGACTACCCTGATGGGATACATCATGTCTTTACCTTCCCGTAAACAGGTAACTTGACAATCTTGTATGGGAATCCTTCTTCGTCATACAACTTCATTCGTGATAGAAAGTGCTTGAATGTGTAGTTGACTTCATCTTCCCAATGCAGATCATCTGCTATGTCATACAACTTTGCGATGTCTTTATTTTCCGACTTTCGAAGTTGTCTGCCAATGCTTTGTAGAATACGGATTCTGCTTTTCGAAGGGCTAGCAAAGATTAGGTTCTTCAGAGACTTGATGTTAATGCCTGTAGAGAATGTTCCATATGAAGCGACGATGATTGCATTATCTTCCTTCTCCACAATGTGCCGAATTTCTTCACGGTCATCCACATCCGTTTCCCCTGCTACAAAGAACACTTTACGGTTCTCTATCTCAGTTGGTGCCATCTTGCGAATCATCTCATACAAGGGTTTACCGTGCTTCTCAACATACTGAAACAGAACAAGAGTGTTTCCTTTAACTGATGTTGCTAGTTGAGAGATCATGAAATTGCGTTTCTCGCAGTTGACGATCCAATCGATTTCGTGCTGATAGTCAAGACCTCGTAAGGCTTCACGAATCTCCTGTGGATACTTGAACAATATGCATTCGATCTTTAGTGCTGTCAGCAATTCTCTTTCCATGAGTTGCTTCGTGGATACGACTTTGTTGACAGGTCCAAACAGACCTTCAATGCACAACTTGTGGATCTTTGTACCATCAAGTGTTCCTGTGAGAGCAATTCGATATGGGCAATCCACTAACTTATTCATGATAGTTGTCAGAGACTGTGACTTGAACAAATGTGCTTCGTCGCCTATCACTACTTCGAAATTATCAAACCAAGCCCGTGGCATTTTATGGATCGACTGCCATGTGGAAATCACTATCTGACGATCTGTGAGTTTAGTTGTGCCACCATGAATTTTGTGGCAGTTTTTGTGAGTTACCCACCCTGAGTTCTTTGAGTAGTCATCAAAGTCCGCATACATCTGTGCAACAAGCGAGATAGTCGGAACAACGATCAGCATCTTCCTTGAGGGATTGATTACATTTTGGTAGTACCGACATAGACTGTAAATGATCAGACTCTTTCCACTTGCAGTTGGTGATAGTAGAACACAACGAGACTTATTGATAGCGTGGCAAAATGCGTCTACTTGGTGATCATGCGGATCAAGAGGTTGACCGCCTGCGGTAGGTTTGAGACTCTTGATGAAGTCTTTCGCCTTATCGCAGTTGATTTTGATTTCGGGACTTTCTAATAGCGAGTCCACTTCCATTGTGTATCCACGCTGCTGTGAAAACGCAGAAAGATACTCGACCAAACCCGCAGGAAGAAGTCCCGAGTATGCATTGAAAAGACGGATTTTGCCGTCCCAGTATTTGTTTTTGAATGCGGGGGTAAACTTGGCACCCGGAACATCATAAGTGAAATAGTCTTGCAACTCATATGCGATTCCGTTGTCTGCAAGGACACGGATAAACGCAGAGTTTACATGACGAACACCTATCACATTCATTCATTCGTATTTAGGTCACGCCAGACATGAACTTTCGCCATTCGATAGCATTACGAATGACCCATTGGCGATTGTTGATTCCCTTGAGAATAGAGTCTAGGTAATCAACTTTCTGTCTTTGCATGTCTAGTTTCGTTTGAATCTTCAGAAGGTCAACATCAGACTCAAGGTAGACATCCATATCTTGCCGAAGAATCCTGTGATCAAACTGCTCCCAACCTAAAGCATTGAGTTCTTCTTTGGACATCTTACCTGAGTAATACTCCCACTTCTGCCGTCTAAGTACCTTGTAATCTGCTTCATACTTTCGAAGTACTAGAGACTCATCGTGGAAGATATTAAGGTACTTTCCGTGCAGTTGAGGTATTCTAACAGACTCATCTGCAAGTTCGGTGCCGTCCATTTTCAGGTCGGTTTCTGCCATTTCACGAATTCTTTCGATGTTCATTGCGTAGATTGTATCTCCAAATCTTGAATTGTCAATACATAATGATATGAGAGTTTTGAGAGCCTATGGTATCGACTACTCAATGACATGTCCTGCTGTTGCACTTTATGACGGCGAGGAGTGGCACATTAGGTATCTGACCTATGTAAACAAGCATAGTAAATTCTACAAGTTCGAAACATCAATTGGAAGAATGGAAGTTGCTGGAGATTTGATCAAAGAGTATGTGACTCAACAAGAAAGATTCGATTACATATCCGAATGGGCAATGTCGTGTATCGATGATCCTGATGCAAAGATAATGATCGAAGATTACGCAATGGGTGCCAAGGGGAAAGTATTTCACATAGCCGAAAACTGTGGACTTCTGAAACATAAGTTGTGGCAAGAGGGATTTCAATTTGATGTGCTTGCACCAACTGCACTCAAAAAGTTTGCCACAGGTAAAGGCAACTCTGACAAAGATGCCATGCACACACAGTTCATTAAAGACACAGGGGTCGATCTCATGAAAGAGATGACCCCTAGTATCAAGAACTGCTCTAGTCCTGTTTCGGATGTTGTCGATGCATTCTATCTCGCTAGATATGCATGGAGTAAACTCTCAGCGAGTTAGCGTCTGTGGGCGAAACAGATTTGGATAGGCTTTTTCGATCATTTCCTTGTCGATTCCGTAAGAGTATTTGAAAGATCCATCAAACATCGAACGGATCATATCAATTTCTTTCTTGCTGACGGATTCAAGGATCTGAATGAGAATTTCGTCCTTTCGTTTCGAAGAAAGGTTGTACTCTTCCTTGAAGATATAGAGTCGCTTTGTCTCAGACCACAAAGACGAAGGTGCTAGGCCATCAGGACTACCATCTTCCGTGAAGTTAGGTAAAGTTTTTCGATACCAAGTCTGCCCATCAAATGCGTAACGCAACAATTCTTTGATTGCGACGGTATTGTTTTGCTGTAGACCCCGAATCATGTCTTCAGGGTTCTTGGCCTTGGTCTTGATGTCAATTAGGATCTCTGGAATGGTAAAATTCGCTGGCATGGTTTAAAACTCCTGTAAGTGTTCAATAAGAAGCCGCATGTTGTTTTCCATCATGTACGGCAATATCTTTGCACGGGAACCGACAATTGGCTGATCGTATTCTTGCATTATTGCAGATTGAATACGCTCGGGAATGCGAGAGAAATCGATCATGGTCTTGTTTCGCTCATAGTTACGAATCATATCATCTGTGCAGAATGTATTTAGCGGAACCCGAATCCAATCAACAAGTTTTTTCTCGTAAAGAGGCTTTTGTCGCTTACCGTCAATAAAAACGGAGTCATCTGAAAGGAAGTTGGGAACACCATCTCCACTATCACCTTTCATGATGTGGCGCACAAGTTCTTCTCTAGGGTTCTCACAGACGATAAATTCTTTCGTTCGGGGACACCATTGCTTGATATTCGGACAAGTTTGTAGTTGGAAAAAGTCATGATCTGACGAGACAATCAAATGCTTCCCTTCAAGGTTCTTTGAAAGTACTGCAATAATATCATCGCCCTCGCACGAATCTACCTCCATCAGTTTGTATGGAAAGATCTCCTTCATCTCTTTTTTGATCTGACGAAGAATGTCCCATAACTGATCCCAATTAATATCAGACTCTTCTCTGATCTTCTTTCGGTTGGCTTTGTACTGCGGGAAGATCTCCTTACGCCAAGCCCGTACACGGGAGTCATAACATAAGACAGGCTCACCGAATTCGTGTGAGAAACGAAGCCTGATCAACCGAATTGAGTTGACTACCATATGGCGGATTAGACCGATATCCATGCTCGGCTTGCCCTTGGATTCCGCCATCAGGTTGGCTATCGTGATTTGGTTCATGTCTAGCAAGATCATACCGTCGAGTATACAGTCAAATTTTTTCATGTCAAGACTTGACAGAACATAAAGGTAATGGTATTATTGACGCAACGCCCAATTTGGATGTTGGGCTATTCGCATAGTTAGAGGCAGAAAAATGAGCAAGAATACGCATGAAGGCGTTGAGCCGATGAAGGTGTACATCACTTCGATGGACAAGATGGCGACAGTTCGTAAGGTCGAGAATGACCCCATTTGGGGACCGCAGTACTTTGTTAGTACCTATTCCCGTGATTGGGGACCGGAGTTCTTTTGGGTCAAGGGTGACGATGCAACGGTCGTTGTGCGACCTGGACCTAACGAGAAAGGGCATTTGAGCGGTCTCTGAATATTTTTATTCAGAGGCAACTAAATAGAGACACCATGCCATTCTATGATTACATCTGTAGGGCTTGCAATCATGAGTTTGAGGAGATGCATCGCATCGCTGATCGCAAGAAGCCAACCAAGAAACCCTGTCCCAAGTGTAGTCAGAAGAAGGTAGAGCAAATCATCAAAGAGGCTCCATCTGCCTGCGACCCTATTCGGGTTGGCAGCGTAGGCAAGGTGGACAATGGATTCAGAGAAGTGATATCCAAAATCAAGAAAGCACACCCACGCCACAAAATGCGTGACTATTAAATGAAGTTAAACTCTGTCGAATTAGAGGGTAAAGGTAGGTATTACCAATCCCCAAAAACACTTCGTTGGTATCCATCGGTTACCACCGTTGTTAATCATGAGATGGAGGACTTCTGGCGTGAGTGGAGAAAGAATCCACAGAACCTCGCTATTTCAAAGAAAGCACTAGCAAGAGGAAACAGATTACATCAGGTAATGGAAGACTATCTTGGTGACGAGAAAGTCATTCCAACTGATCCATTTGATCGAATGAAGTTTGATTTACTGAAACCTTGCTTGGACAAGATTGGCAAGATTCGTGCAATTGAAACTCCTATGTGGTCGGACAAGATCCTTCTTGCGGGAAGAGTGGACTGCATCGCAGAATACGACGGTAAGTTATCTGTTGTTGATTTCAAAACAGCAGGAAAAGACAAGACCAAAGATCAGATTCTTAACTACTTTCATCAGACCACAGCATATTCATACATGTGGAATGAGACACATTCGAAAGAGGATACGATTGAAAGAGTTGTCATTTTGATCGTGACTGATGATGGAACGATGCAGGAGTTTGTTGAAGATCCATCTGATTATCGAAAGTCAATGTTCAATGTCATCAAGACTTACTGGAATAAATACTCGTTCAAAGATGTACAGGAGATAGCAAATGAAATTCATCAAGAAATTGTTCGGTCATCCTGAACCCCCTCCACCTCCTGCAAGGCTTGAAAAATATCATTGTGTTCGTTTTATGACCGAGAAAGGTGAGCAACTTGGTCTATTACTGACACACGAAGAGTTTGAAAGAGCGGTTTTCCGTTGGGTTCAGAATATCGACACTATGCCAATACAGGAAGATCCACAAGAGGAAGGAGGAATTTGAATGGGATCAATTATGAATATTGACCATGACTTCTCAAAAGAAGTTGAGGAACTTACCCGATCAAGAAAAAGCGGAAAGTACATGGAATCGATCATCGATCTATGCGAGAAGTATGGTATTGAACCCGAGTCGGCTGCAAAGTTGCTATCGAAGCCGATTCGTGAGAAACTCAAGAGTGAGTTTGAAACATTGAATATGGTTCGTGGTAAACGAAAAACCACGAAGTTACCTCTTGACTGATAGCAGATCGTCGTTACAATTCACACACATCAACACACTTCAAATACAAGGAGATACAATGTCATTTGCAAACCTAAAGAAAAACGCACAGAATGGCCTTGATCGGCTACAGAAGGAAATGGAGAAGCAGGGCGGCAAGGAAGGTGGATACCAAAAGGACGAACGCCTTTGGTCGCTTGAGCGTGATAAGAGCGGAAATGGAATGGCTGTGATTCGCTTCCTTCCCGCCCCCGAGGGTGAGGACATTCCGATGGTTCGGGTGTTCAGCCACGGATTCCAAGGTAAAAGCGGTTGGTTCATTGAGAACTGCCCGACTACCCTTGGTCGTAAGTGTCCTGTCTGCGAGGCCAACAACGAGTTGTGGAACAGCGGTATTGAAGACAACAAGAAGATTGCCCGTGACCGCAAGCGCAAGTTGTCGTATATCAGCAACATTCTTGTTGTTTCTGACCCCGCAAACCGAGACAACGAAGGAAAGGTCTTCCTCTTTAAGTACGGGAAGAAGATCTTTGATAAGTTGCAGGAGGCCATGAATCCTTCTGATCCTGATGAGCCGAAGTTCAACCCATTTGACTTCTGGAAGGGGGCCAACTTCAAGTTGAAGGCTCACATGGATTCGGGTTATGTTTCCTATGAGAAGAGTGGTTTCTCTGCTCCTGCCCCTCTCTTCGAAGGCGACGATGCTAAGTTGGAATCATTGTGGAAGAAGGAATATGCCCTGAAGGAATTCGTGGCAGAGGATCAGTTCAAGTCATACGAAGAACTCTCGACTCGTTTCTCACAGGTCATGAAGATGTCTTCAGCGGCATCTGTGAAGGCTGAGGATGCCGAGCCTGAGGACTTCCGTACCAAGATGGGGAAGGCCAATCAGGTTGCCGAATCGGCTTCCAAGAAGGCTCCTGTGAAGAAGATTGTTGATGATGACGATGAGTCTGAGGCACTTTCCTACTTCCGCAAGTTAGCGGAAGACGATGAGTGAGTGTGATTCACTCATTATAACACCTAAATAGGTGTAACCCCACCAGAGATAGCATCTCCGGTCCGACAACCCCCGAAAGGGGGTTGTTTCTTTTTAGAATGCAGGTTGTGCACTATACTGCATAATTCGTATAGTTGGTTCTGTGTTTCTTGAAGACTGTGGTGCAATTATAGTTGGTTCTTGTTTCTGTTGTTGTCCCGAACTCACATTATTCGTTGTATTTGTATTGATTATACTTGTCGGTTGTGCAGCAGTCTTATTAATGTCGTTTTGTGCGTTCTGTAGATTTTTCGACATTTCTCCCATCATGGTCGATTGATCTTCGGTTTTTTCTATATTGCTTTCTTGGTTTTGTTTCATTTTAGCAAGAAGTGCAGTTACTTCGGGGTCAGGCGGAAGACTTATTGGGCCATCCTCAATCCCAAGCATAGAACCTACTACATTTTGTGCAGTTTTCTTTGCAATCCAAGCAGTTTCACCTTCACCAGTTTTTTGTGCCTCGGCCAAGGTCTCAGTATCTGTCCCTAATGCATCAGAAACGGGATCGTCACTCGACCAATCAACTCCAGTGATCCATTCAAGAACACCGTAAGCCAAATCCTTCAGTCCATCGAATATCATTCCCATGAACTCAGCGACTTGGTCCAATATTTTATCAATATTCAAGATTTCAGAGGCTTTATCGGCTAAGTACCGCATTGCTTTGTATAGCAACGTAATTGGGTTATACTCAAGATAAAAGTCCCAAAGTGTTTGAATCCCACTCCAAATTGCAGACCCCACACTTTTTAGAAAATCAAATACAGTTTTGACGATATAAACATTAAAATCTCTCCACATAATAAACAAATCGTACAAAAAAGATCCAATTTTTATAATAAGATTCGCAACCATCCGTGGGATATTCAGAAAGAAATTTCCTATTGCAATTAAGTGTTTTTTCAGTGTTCCGCCGAAGTCATTTACCCAACTCATAAGATAGTTGTATACATCATCAAACGATATACCGAATATACCTGTGATTCCTGATATGATTCCTGATACAATACCTACAATCATTCCTTTAATACCATCACGACTAAACCCCTTGATTGCACCAACGACTGCATCAATTATAGTGATGATTATTGTGAGCGGAAGTAATATCTTCGATCCTATGAACTTCAAAAATTTTAGAACAGGGGATATAAATCCCATTACTTTTCCGAACATCGATCCAACTCTTCCAAAGAAACTTCCTACTCTTGACATAAACGAAGCAGCGGGAGAGAATGACTCAATAATTCGTGTAACAAACCCAAATATGTCTGTGATCTTACCCCGTAAAAATCTACCCACAGGTGTGAAAAGACCTTCAAAAAAATCTGAAACTACCTCCACAATTCCACTTACCATTTCACTATCAGTAAAAAGACCCGTAATAGAACCTATGATTGATTTGACTATTTCTGGTGGATTAATGATCTTTAACAAAGCACGAATCTTTCTACCAGTATTTGCTAAAAACTCTCCAATACTTACAATAGCACCACCTATAAAACCATCTTCGGAAAATAATCCTTTCACATATTGAATAAATTGGTCCTTAGCATACTCAAGCCCTTTGGTGAGTATTGCATACAAAATACCCCCAACAGTGGCAAGTGCTAATACAGTTGCAACAATAGTCTTAATGATAAATCCAAGATTTGAGGGTTTAGTGTTTTCTTGAATATCTTCAAGGCTTTCACTCATAGTTTCGATTTCAGGGTCAACTTCTTTGAACCATGTAGGTAATGGTTCTGTTTCACCCTCAGATTCAAGTCTTCTTCGAACATCATCTTCTATGACATCATTTTGCTCCACCAATTTTGACTCAATATTTTTGAATACTCCAACCTGATCTTCAGATTGTCCTTCACCGTGCAAAATATCAGCGATTCTCCCAAAGAAATCTTTATCTACTAGTTTTTCTTGTTTGAATTTGTCTTTCGCTGAATCGTCATTGATGTCTATACCTCTTGCTGCCATCTCATCAAGCATGGCCCTATTAATTACAACTAAACTATCAAGACTTAGATTAGTTTTTTCCATCACATCAGCAAGGCGTTCACTTCCAATACCCTCAAAGTTTTCAGTTAGAGCAGCAGAAAGAATTTCGTTGTTTAGTTCTTTTTGAGCATCATTCTGCCGTTTCAATTCCCTAAAATTTGAGTTAAAGGATGAACTGAATCTTCTAAACTCGGATGAAGGATCTTTAGGAGCAGGAGTCTCTTGAGTTTGAAATGATGATATTGACTTTGAAACATAGCCTTGAGACTCAATAATTCTATTTTCTGTCTCTGATATACGAGCAAAACTTTCCGATTGAAATCGGTTTTGTTCTGCCTCTAACCTTGCTATAGTTTCTGCCGATTCGTTGGCTTTAGATAGAGCATCCTCTGTCGATCTTTGATTTGACATCAGTTGATCGGATATTCTTCGAAGAAGATCAGTCTGCTCTTCTTGTAACTGTAATTGTTTGTTTAATGCAGTTGGATCAAATTGAGATCTTTCCGAGGAATCACTTCCTGGTGCTATTCTGTTGTTTGGATTGAATTCACCTGGGTCGGGCATCTGTTACCTTTACTGTTGTCTACTCATCTTTTCGGATTCCATTCTCTCTTTTTCATCTTTTAGATGCTGTATCAGAAGTTCAATGTATATTCGACGCTCCCACGGAATCATATTTTCAATTTCAGTCAAAGAGTACTTATGATGCTGCATCATTGCAAAGTTGGTCTCAAAGTAGTTCAGAAGACTGTCATGAGAGGTCGTTATGAGAAAAAATCCTGAATACCTCTTAGATGAATGGATTCTTCACTTCCACAATGCTTGCATGTATAATCGATGTTTTTTGAAATTTGAGGCATAGTTTCAAAGAATTTTGATAGAGTTTTAAATTGTGCTTGAGTTAAGTTGTCGATGAAATCAACAACCTCTTTGAGACTAAGTTCTTTTGTGTTAAATGTATTGTCAGGTGTGTGTATTTTATCAATACACAATGCCATCATGTTAACAAGTTTCTCTGTGTCAGATTCGATTTTTTGTATAACTTCTACGTCCGAAAATTTGGGATACCGTAATTCAATTATCACACCTTTAGATATCTCAACTTTTTTACTGTGAGTTTTATCACTTGTTGGGTCAATACTATCGATCTTGATTTCAATGGTGTTTAGTTTACTGCACTTTTTGCACTTTAGAGTTGGTTTTGCGCTCTCTCCAATTGATTTACTTCGTATCTTCAGAAAAAGATACTCAATGTCAACCATCGGAGCAGATGACATGTCGATTTTTCCAAACGTACACGCCGACACTACATCTTGAACCGCTCGTAGAATTTCTTTTTCGTTTTTTGATTCCGAAGCAATTAATAATACCTTTTCCTCTTTTACTAGAAACGGTCTGTATTCAATTTTGTCGCCGTTACTAGGTAAGGTTAATTCGTATGATGGTGTTGTTGGTATCAGATTTGATAATGTGCCCATGTTAATCTCCTAATTTTTCACAGATCCCCTAACATTCCTTGTGCTTGTGATATGAAAGTCACACCTCTTTGTAGTATCGACCTTTCAAGTTGCATTTGCGCCTGTCTTCTTTGGTTCTCAGCAAAATCTCTTTGTGCTTCTTCAAGTGTGGCACGAACAACATCGCTTCTTGTGTATACATTTTCTGCTTGCCGAAGTAATTGTGATCTTGCAAGAATGTCTTCTGCTGTTGGTCTAACTTGTTGAATTGTGAAATTGCCATTGTCATCAACAAGACGAACTCCGCTATTAATATCAGATGGTTTTGGTTCCTTTATGAGAGTGATTTCACGGAACATGAAATCCACTTTTACCTTAAGGGGTTCGGTTGCCGATGCATAGTTTTGCGACCCACCATTTACTGTAAAATTGTATGGATATATTTCAGACAACTTTATTCCAGCAATTTGTTCTAACTCAACCATAGCCTTGAGGCCACCTTCAAACGAAGAGACAATGTTAGGCATCTGTGCGATGATTATAGAAGAACCTTTAGCATAATCATCATAATATGATTGTTGCTTCGTGGTTGGATCGATTATGATGTTTTGCCACATCTGAAACATGTTCTTTTCAAACATATCTCCTAACACATAAAACTCAACCGAAACACCAGCAGAGTTGTTGGTGTTGATTCCATACGGAATGAGTCTAACTGGTTGGGTCACAGACATTTCATGTGTCGTGAATGATTTGGATGGTTGTGATACAGAGGCGCATGTCATTGCGAGTCTCTGTGTTATACTATTTGCGGGTATCCCAATTTGGGATGCAACATATGGGTTGGGCTGAATTAAAACAAGATAGCGGTTTGCCTTCGCAAATCCCTTATCTCGCATGTTTGCGATGAAACTATCTACAAATTTGATCGTCATGGTTTACTTACTATATTTATTAGCCCATGTCCAAACTTCTTCACGGGTAGCACCCTGAAATTTCTCAAGGGGCATGAATGTGGTGTACTTCCATTCGTTTGATGGAACCACATTGATTTTGGTAACTACAGAACTAACTAGGTACCTTTTAATCGCAGCCCTGAACGGCTTTAGTTTAGGTAAACTCTGCAACATCGGGTATGTTACTTCAAAAAGTGCTTTGGGGGTCTTTGTGTAGTTTGGATTATCTACAAACCTAAGCAAGGAATTCAGGAAATTTGCTCTGATGTCAGGTCTTAAATAGTGTAAGTTCAGCCCTAGAAACGAGTCTGTTTCTTTATGAAGCATTATCACTAATGGGAAACTATCCCAAAATTTCAAGTTTTCGGTCTTGGGGTCGTAACCAAAAAATAGCATTGCCCCCTCTTTGATTTTATTTGGGGATGTAATTTGAGAGGGGTGTTGGCGATTATAATGATCAGACTTGATTTGCGTCTTGATCTTTGAAAGGTTCGTAGCCAGCCACCTAGTGGACTCATTTGAGAACAGATCCTTTCCAGACCTGTCAAATTCAGTTAATATTCGGTTTACTTCTTTTTTACTCATTGATTACCTGTTTTTGAGAATAAAACATCCTCTGTGATAATTTTGAACTCCCATCCTCGGTCCTCACAAACTTGTTTCGCCGCTGACCATTTAGCGTTATTGACGAGCCAATTTCGCATCTCTCTTATCTTAGACCTAGATGTTCTCTTATTTTTTGGAGGATCAGGTTTCTTGGTTTGTGCTTTTGGTTTTACTTCGATCAGATACTCTTTGTTTTCTCCGTCTTTGGTCTTAACTCTCACCCAAAAATCAACGAAGTATCTGTGTGCTTTTCCATCTATAGGAGAGATGTATTTGATTACAATTTCTTCGGAAGACCATTCCAATATAGAGGAGTTCTCGTCGCAGAATATCATAAATTTCCGCTCCCACAAAGACCGATAGAAGCAGTTAGTCGGATTGCCCCTGTACTTCTCTGTGTTTTTGGGGCGATATTTACCTTTGTAACTTTCGTTGGATCTTTTGATATGAACCCTCCTGTTATTTATCGAAACTTATCTACTAAATAGTTCTATGCTAGAAAATCTAAACTTATCTTCATTGATACCAGAGGGCGGAATGCCATCTCTCTCCTCACTTTATCCTGAGGGAGCAGTCAATTGGACTTTAGAACAAGCCCGAGAAATCGCAAGATATGGAAAAGAGTCTTATAGCGAGTTATTTCAAGAGAAACTAACTGAACAGCCTAAGTCTGCTCCACCGATACTTGTTTACCCTGCCGATCTTGGAAATTCTCAAGAGTATCAGTTTTCGGTTCGTTTTGATATCTACGAGACCGGTGGTTTGAATCTACGAAGACAGAGGTTTATTCAGGATAAGTTTGCACAACTTACGATAGAGTCTATTAGAGATGCAGGAGGAAGCCTGAGTGCAAAACAATTTCTGTCGCTGGCGGGTTCAGCGGTTTCCCCTGCTCTGGAGGCACTGACTATTCCTGAGTTACTCAATCCAGGAGTGAATTCAAATTCAGGCAGAGACACATTCGTAGAGGAACAAGTTGGATTGAATGATCTTACTGAACATGTTGCTACTGTATATTTGTATCTTCCAGGTGCATTAAACTTCGGTTATAAAATGGATTATCAAGATGCAGACAAGTCCGGTCTTGAAATCGGAAAATTACTGAGAAGTCTAACAGAGACACAAACTGAGGAGGGCGGGGCTATGCAAGCAGAAATTGCAAGGAAACTTGGATTTGCTGCTGTACGAGCGGCGGATTCTGTGACTGAGTTGTTGGGTGGTAAGGATGCACTTTTAGCGGACATGCAATTAAAAAACAGACAGATTGAAAATCCGTTTAATGTTCACTTGTTCAGGGGAGTTGGGAGAAGATCTTTTAAGTTCTCTTTCAACATGATTCCGAGATCATATACTGAAGCAGTTGCAATAGATAACATCACAAGAATTTTTAAACAGTATGCACACCCAAAAAGATCTGCTGGTGGAAGATTTTTGGATTTTCCCGCTGAGTTCGGGATTTCTTTCTTGTATCAGAACAAAGAGAATATTCGTTTACCAAAAATTAGAAAGTGTGCGCTCACTGGAATAAATTTGGTCTACGGAGAAAACACATTTACAGCAACAAAACCTGATGCTATGGGTGTTGTTAGTCCAACTAAGGTAACTTTAGAACTTGAATTCAGTGAACTTGAAATTCTGACACAACAGAGTATCACAGAACAAGGAGCATAAGATGCCGTATTTCTCCGAGATGCCCACCTTTGACTATCCGGACATAGTTAAAGGAAAGTACAAGTTTGTAAATGCACGAAACATATTAGTTCGTGCTAAAATTATTGACTATATCAAAAACACACAGTCCGCATATATCAATTACACAATAAAGGACGGAGAAAGACCAGAACATATTGCTTATAGGGTCTACGGACAATCAGACTTGCATTGGGTTATTCTTCTGTTTAACGAAATAATAGATCCATTGTTTGAATGGCCGATTTCAAGTAGTGATTTAGAGTCATCTGTTTTAAGGAGATATGATGGTAAAACTTTATTTGTGAACCTGAGAAAAACTCAGTACTCAAAAAATGGAGTTTTGCAAATAGCAAATCAATCGTATAAAGACATATGGTATGAGATCGGCGGCAAAGTCACCCAAGGAAATGCAACAGCAACTGTTTTGGATTGGGATCCTGATTTGTACAAGTTGGTAATCAGACAAGATAGCGCAGCGTCATTCAGAGTTACTCCTGGAATACTAGATCCATTAAGTCAGAATAGAGATCTTGTTCATGTTAGAAGTGATGGAATTGCTTTGTATTCTCCAGTTGGAAGGGTGGTTGATCAGAACAGATACTCCGTTCACCACTTTGAGGACGCAGACAGTGGCGAAATACAAGATCATCACTCCCTCCTAATCAACAACAACGAAGCAGTCAATGCAAGTATTCTCGACTATTACGCCACATATAACACAGAACTGATTAGATTGCCGGGTAAAGATGTTATATCAGTTTCTAACTATCAGCACGAAATCAATAAAAATGACAAGAAACGAAACATAAAGATGATGCGTCCGGATTTGATCGATGTCATAATTAAAGACATGAGAAGGATATTCGATGGCTGAATTTAGATCAGATAGAATTTATCGTGCGGGTGATGTGATTGTTGATGATGTCACGATAATTTCTTACTCAGGATTTAGACTCGACCTTCGTAAGATGGTGAGTGACTTTTCGATATACGAGGACATATATTCAAATTGCTTGTCAGGATCTCTCGTCTTTTCAGATTCGATGAACTTAGTTAAAAACACACCCATAGTTGGTGATGAAGATTTGTTTATCACATTTTATACTCCAGGTGTAGACAGTATTCCGAGAAAAGTTCGATTCAAGATTTTCAAGATCTCTACTTATGTTCGTGGTGCTTCACCAAACGCAATTGCAGTGAGATTGGAATTTGTATCACACATGTCGGAGATTTCGATCAGAACAAAACTCAATAGAGTAATGAAAAACCTTACATTTGCAGAGATGGCTACTGCGGTTCATAATCAGTTCAGAGAAGCACCCTTAAGAGATGAAACTGAAAAAGTAAAAGAACTGAAGACCGAAGAGACATTTGGAAAATCTACGGTTATTATTCCAAATTGGTCTCCTTTGTATGCAATTAATTGGTTTGCACATAGAGCAGTTTCTTTACAAAACACATCAATAGCCGACTATCTTTATTACGAGACTCTTGATGGGTTTCGTTTTAGGTCAATGTCTTCTTTGAAGTTAGAAAATCCAGTGTGCACATATAAATCTGCACCTGGTGGATTTAGATCCATTGGTGGAGATAGGATGATTGAATCCGAATTGAGAAATATCACAAGTTATTCTGTTCGTGATTTAGGTGATAAGTTAAAAGAAACTTCTATGGGTGTCTATGCATCTAACATGCTTGTGCATCAAATGACTAGTAAATCATACTACTCTCAATTATACTCATATAAATCTGAATTCAATCAAACACCTCATTTGAACAAAGGGAGGATGGTCGTATATGATAATCCTGTCCAAGATAAATTTCTGGCGCACACGAAATACTACTCAAAAAACTATTTTCAGTTTGATGATTTACAAGACACCAGTTTCATTGATATTGCACAGAGCAGACAATCATTATTGAATCAGATGAATGCTATGACACTAGTGATTGATGTTTATGGTGATTCGACTATTCGTGTAGGTAATATCATTAATGTGGAATTCTTCTCTCAGGAATACACTAAAGACAAAAATGATTTTTTGGACTCATACTTGTCAGGAAAATACATGATCACATCGATATTACACAACATTGTTGATGGTGTTCATACTATGAGAATGACGATTGCTAGAGACTCTTATTATGAATACTTGCCAGATAAGAAGGCGCAGGAATTGAAATGAATGGATCTGAAAGAGCAGATTATGTTGGTTTAGACCATTTTTTGTGGTGGCACGGTGTTGTTGAAGATATAAACGATCCAATGAAACTTGGTCGAGTTCGTGTTCGTGTTTTAGGATGGCACACAGACAACAAAACTAGTTCAGGAATACCGACAGGAGATTTGCCTTGGGCACCTGTAATGCAACCTATTACTAGTGCTGCGATGTCGGGTATAGGCAGTTCACCGACAGGATTATTGCAAGGATCTTGGGTAGTTGGCTTTTTCTTGGATGGAAGAAATGCACAACAACCGTTTGTGATAGGATCATATAGTGGAATTCAAAAACCAGACAAGGTAAACGCTAATTCATCTTTACCATATAATGATTTCGGTAAACCCGCAAAGAAAAATGAGTTCATGAACTATCAGTTTGGGTTCAGAGACCCTGATGGGATTTATCCTGTAGAAGGAAGAATGGGAGAACCGGATACAAATAGACTAGTTAGGAACGAGAATACTGACTGGACTGTTGTTAAAAAGAAGAAGGACGAAGTGGTAAGTTGTGATACTGCATTGTATGGCTCTTGGGAGGAACCAAAGACCCCATATTCTGCAAAATATCCTTACAATCATGTTACGGAAACCAAGTCGGGACACATATTTGAGGTCGATGATACACCTGGAGCGGAAAGAATTCATAGGTATCATAAATCTGGAACATTTGAAGAGATTCATCCAAATGGGAGTGAAGTGCACAAAGTGGTTGGTAATGAGTGGAACATAACACTCAACGATAGGTTGATTTTGGTGAAGGGAAATACTACATGGAATACAGATAAACTGATGAAAATTCGTGTGGGCAAAGATTTGGAAATTGAAACTGAAGGAAACATGCGTGTACTCGTAAAAGGTAATACCGTCATGGAGACACAGGGTAATTTCTTGCATAAGGTCAATGGCAAATTCACTTGTGCGAGTGATGGAAATATGTTGTTTGTTGCTCCAAGAATCGATTTCAACCCAAATGGATCATCATCTAGAAAGATTCAGACTCTGTTGTCTAAATTGAGATCAACTGTCAGGAAGATATTCAGTAGGAACTGATATGATTGGACCAAGCCCATACAAAGGTAACTTCCCAAATGTCAAGGACACAACAGTCGATCCGACATCTGTCGGAGGAGTTTTAGTTCCTGATAAAAGTATCAGGCAAGAGTTCATAGGTTTGTCGGAAGTTCCGACAATAGAGGTTCCATCAACATATGATGATGCATTACTCAATGACGAGTTATTAAATAATTTGGAGGTTGTTGAGGAGAATTTAGAGGAGGTGTTTCCTCAGTCACCCCCTAAAGAGGTGGTAGCATTTGGGATTCCTGTAGCCGATGATGTATCTCCTTTGGCATTTGGGGGTGGATTTGGAACTAAGAAAGAATCAGAACCGATTAAATTAGGAAGTTCATTATCTTTAGATGAAACGAGAGTGCTACTTAAAAACTCTGTGATTTCAATCGGGATTAGTGGTGGAGTAGGAGGCGACTATGAATTGGGAACCAAACTGATTTACAGTTTGGAACAGCAGAAAAAACTCAACCAGATTCTTTCTACACAGTATGTTCCGGAGAATTTGGACACTCAGATTGTCCCCGATGCTCCTTTATTTGTGGTTGGAGATCCTCCCACCGTTGTTGATGGGGGAGATTTCTAATGCCAATGACAAGTGACCAATATCCGATTGAGTACTACTACCCAGGAGGTTTTGGTGCAACATCGCAGAATTGTATGTTCACTTGGAAAGCGACCGATGAGACTTTTGGAAGAACTCCCATATATGAGAATCAGAGAGTTTGCGGTAATGGTTGTAATAATTTGAGAATAACGGCAAATTATACGAGGTGTTCAGCAGCAGCCAAAAATGGAACATATATTCCACCAAATGTGGGTGATAGGTTTACTCTTTCCGAGTGCTGTGGTCCGGGTGATGGTCCCATCAAATACGCACTTTTAGGCGGTGAATTTCCGCCCAGTTTATATTTGAATATTGACACAGGAAAATTGTGCGGATTTATAGATGGAATTGAAAAAATTGCGCCGAAACGTCTTAGTGTTCCCCCAAATTTCAGATTCAATGAGTCTAACTATTTGTCTTTTGCAGTTGGCGGTCTTGCTGCTAGGTTTTTAGTTAGAGCATTTGATTCGGGAAATACAGGACACTATGACGATAGGTATTTAACGATGAATATCAGAACAGATTGGAGTGCTAGGCGTGATAGGTTTGTCCTAAATATCGATAATCAGTTTTACATAGATGGAAGACCAGTATCAAACAAAGAATATCTTTTGGGAATGAAAAGAAAAGGTTACTATCCAGGACCAGGATGTTGAGGAAAAATGCCAGCAGTACATAGACTAAGGGATATCTGCACGGGACACGGATGTTTTCCTCCGAGACCAAATATATCAGCATCATCAAATGTGATCGTTAATAGTAGAGGGTGGCACAGAAGAAATGATGGGTGGAAAAAGCATTGTTGCGGTAAATCTTGTCACGCAAGCACCACTGCACAAGGATCAACAAGTGTGTTCGTTAATAGTAGACAGGCAGTAAGAATAGGTGATCCAGTTAAATGTGGGTCAGCAGCAGGAACAGGTTCTCCAAATGTGTTTTGTGGCGGATGATTGAGGGAAATTACAAATGGCATCATTTAACGGAAATTCAGCAGATCTAGACATCAACTTCGAAAGAAACTTGTTTACAAATGATGTTTCTGTGAAGTCAGGAGAAGAGGCCATCCGTAGGGCAGTCAAGAATCTAATTCTTCTAAAGACAAACGAGAAACCTTTTCACCCAGAGATAAATTCAGGGGTTTCCGATATTCTGTTTGAGAATGTTGATCCGATTATCATGGAAGAACTCAAGAGAAGAATCAAACAGATTATTGCACGTTATGAGCCGAGAGTATCTAAGAGCATCATCAACCTAGAATACAACATAGACCGAAACACAGTTACCGTTAAGATTCTTTACACAATAAAGAATGTTCCAACTGTATTCACGGCTGATTTAACACTACAGAGGACACGCTAATGTCTAATACCCCTATCCGTGAACTTGACTTTGATCAGATAAAGCAAAGCCTTAAAGATTATTTGCGTGGTCAAGATAAGTTCAAAGACTACGACTTCGAAGGGTCTACACTCAACATTCTATTGGATTTGCTTGCATATAATACGCATTACCAGGCGTTTTATGCAAACATGGTCGCAAATGAAGCCTTTCTTGATTCGGCTGTTGTGAGAAACTCTGTCGTTTCTTTGGCAAAACATCTTAACTATAGACCAAGATCGAAGAAGTCCGCACGAATTGCAGTAAATGTTGAGTTATCACCGATCACATCAGGAAGATCGCAGCCTGCTGGAGTGACTGTCGCATCTGGTAAAGAATATGTAAATGCAGGGACTACATTTTTTGCAAGAAATTCACAGGGGCAAAATGTATCGTTTGTGACTCTAGACAATTTTAGAGTTCGGGTTTTTGGAGGGAGATTTGTTGCTTCTGATGTCATCCTACATGAGGGGGTTCTTAAGACATCTTCGTACATAGTTAATGCAAAGGATACACTACAGAGATTTGTGATTGAGGATCAAAACATTGATATAGATACGCTTTCTGTCAGAGTACAGAGGTCGGTGACAGACACAGAGGGGTTTGATGAAATCTGGGCGAGATCGACAGACATCAATACTCTTAATGGGAGTTCAAGGGTCTTCTTTGTACAAGAGGCAGAGAACGGTAAGTGGGAAATATATTTCGGTGATGGTATAGTAGGAAAGGCATTGGAAAACGGAAATTTAATTCAAATGGTGTATCTCTCCACAAATGGAGAAAGTGGAAATGGAATCGGATCTACAGACTCTACCTCTTCAAGAGTTTTCACATCAAACAATCCTGAGTTTTTGGTGGAAGTGATCAAGGACTCAAGGGGAATTCCACAGCCATCTTACGGTGGAGCAGAACCCGAGAGTACAGAATCTATTAAGTTTCATGCTCCTAAAAACTATCAGGCACAAGACCGAGCGGTAACATCAGAAGATTATCTCTCCATTCTCGCAAGAGAGTATTCCATCAGATCAGAATCTTTCTTGGTTTGGGGAGGAGAGGAAAACGACCCACCACAATACGGAAAGGTCTTCATCTCAATCAAACCCAAAAATGCGGGTCGGCTTACTATTACAGAAAAGCAAGCAATTTCTAGGACTGTTTTAGGTCAAAGGAACTTGGTTACTGTCACCCCCGAAATAGTAGATCCAGATTTGACATATATCAATACTGATGTATCGGTATTTTATGATCCACAGTTGACAACAGCAACTCCAGACGTTTTGATATCGGGGATCTCCTCTAAAATTGTTGAATATGGAGATACATTCTTAGATCAGTTTGGAAAGAATTTCAGGCAATCTAAGTTCAGTTCTTTCATAGACGCTCTCGACCCGTCCATCAATAGTAGCAATGTCAAGTTGAAATTGGAAAAGCGTATAGAGCCACAATTTGAAAGGACTTTGCCCTACACAGTTAAGTTTGATAATGCAGTCTTTCATCCGGTTGATGGATACCCTCCCGTACTTAGTTCATCATCATTCTATTACAGAGATTTAACATCGACTGCTGTAAATAAACCAACTGTTATTGCATATTTGGATGATGATGGATATGGTAATATTCGAATCTACAAAAAGGTGGGCGAGGAGAGAATTTATCTAGTTAGTAGAGCAGGAACAATTAACTATACAAATGGCCTGATTCAACTCAAATCTTTCTCTCCTTTGGGTATTCCTGATCCAGATGGTTCAGTGGAGATCAAAATTATCATTGTTCCTGATCGGGGAGATGTTTTGGTTCGTAGAAATCAAGTTTTGTTAATCAACGACAGAGAAATAAATGTTGTTGTCGTGCCTGAAAAAACAGTTATTGATAGAAATGCAAGCGATAGTGGATTCCCATTTAGGACAAACTAAATGACAAGCAAACCACTCAATGATATTAGTGATTTGGTGTCAGGAAGACTTCCTGAATTTATCAGAGTTGATCACCCAACACTTGTTGCATTTTTGGATGCCTATTATGAGTGGCTACAGAACAAAGACAGATCAGGCAAAATTCTAAGCCCTATGGTTCTACAAGATGTGATTGATGTTGATGATACTTTGAATGATTTTGTCAAGCAATTCAAAAATCAGTATCTCTACAATTTTCCCGAAAAATTAGCCACATCTAAAGATGGAACTCCTTTAGATATTCGAAAATTGATGAAGCACATCAAAGCCTTTTATCGTTCAAAGGGCACGGAAAAGTCATATGAGTTTTTGTTTAGAATATTGTATGATGCTTCCGTTGAAATTTATTATCCAAAACAAGATATTCTCAGAGTCTCAGATGCAAAATGGTATCAGAAAACTTCAATAAAGTCATCAAACTCACTCGGTGACCGAATCTTTGATTCTATCGGCAGAATCATCTATCAGAAAAACATTGAGGGAAAAATAACGTCATCGGCAAAAGTCATAGATGTTAATTTGTATCAACAAGATCAATATGAAGTTGCCGAACTTGTTTTGACAGGGAAAAATGGATCGTTTTCTCCTGGAAGTAGAGGTTTTTCATTTGAAGTTGATAATCAAGTTCTTCGTGAACTTAAGATATACGATGTAGTCACATCAGTAACCGTAAGTAATGGTGGATCAGGATATACTGTTGGAGACAGAGTCATATTTACTGCTGTTGCTGGTGATAGTGGAATTGCTGCAAGAGGTCAGGTTTCAGTTGTTAGTGCAACAGGATCGATAAAAAGAATCAAGATGGATGACTTTGGACTCAATTATGGTGTGAGTCCTTCTATAACAGTTCAATCAATAAATGGATCTGGATTTTCTGGTGTTGCAAATTTGGGAGCATTGTGTGAGTCAGAAGGCTACTATGTAAATACAGATGGCAGATTGAGTAGCAAGAAAGTCATCCAAGACAACCATTACTACCAAGACTTCTCATATGTTCTAAAAACAGAGTTAGTCATTGATGAGTATCGTGAAGCAGTTCGTAGATTGATACACCCTGCGGGAACTGCCATGTTTGGTCAAGTTTTAATCAAGAGATGCGCTAAGGAAGATTTGACAAACGCCTCTACGCTTATGCGGTTTGAGCGTCCCATAATTGGTCATTACTGCCCATACACATTTAACACATACAACAATTTACAAGAATGGTTCTCAATTCCAGGTACCGGGGATTCGTTGGGTACGAATATCCCATCTGGATATAACCCAAATAAGCATGACTCGCTAATTCAATATGGCGGCAAAGCCGGTACACCCGATCAACTCACCACTATCGGAAATCCAATAACAAATTTGATCCCATTTGTTGAAGCAACCGGACCTTCGTTTTCGCCTCTCGGTCTTAGCGGATATCAAAATGCAGATCCTTTCTGGATCATTTACGAGCATCCAAATAGAAAAATTAGTGGACCGACCATAGCACAAATTTGGAGAAATCAACTGTCCGATTTTGTGAATACATGGCCTGAGTGGTGTTCAGTTACAGGTGGTGGCCCACCAAACGGATGGACAGCGGATTTCCAAGACCCATCTTTTGAGAAGAAATATGCCTTCTTGAAATACAACGACACATCATCGTTCAGAAAGATAACAGCAAGAGCATTTTTTGAAATGCCAATCGGTGAGGAATTTGACTGTAAGGTTGAGTCTAGAGAAGCATTCGCTAGGCCAGTTATGAACATATTGCAGCCTTTGAATGGGCAGGAGGTAAACTCTAAAATAGAGTCTTGTCCAATCACAATCAGATTTGATATACAAAACAGTCAGAATTTACCTAGAGTTTCAGGTTTCGATCAGGATAGTAAGATCAGAATCTCTATGTCTCCAAATACTGTTCCTTCTCTTAAAAAACCAGTTTATCTCGACATCAATGAAAGAGAATTTCATGCAAATTCTGTGCCCGAAGGCATTTATTCTGTTCGTGTGGATGTTGTTGATAGATTATTCAGGCCCATACAGAGATTGTCTGACAGCGTAGTCTTTGAATATACATGCTTACCACCAAATCCGTGAGGTCTAAATAAACAGCCATGTCAAGTTGCGACCCATTTCGTCAAAATCACAAAAGATTCATAGTTGATACGCTTGTAAATCAATACAGCGATATCTCAGATGATAATCTGTACCTTAGTATAGGTAAAATTACTCCTTGGGGAGCAACTCAAGGTAGTGATATACCTGTAAGATCTTTGGATTCTGTGGAAGATGATACTAATTTTTGGCGGGGCATGATCGCAGCCAAAAGGATCAATAGATCAGATGTTTCGTTCGTCATTCGTAGGGTAGATTGGACATCGGGAACAGTTTATACGGCCTACAGAAATAATGTCGATCTATTTGACGATCTGAGTCCAGCAGACTTTTATGCACTTGTTGATGAGGAAAGAGTTTATATCTGTATAGACAACAATTTAGGCTCACAGTCTTTAATTCCACCCACTCACACAGATTCGATTGTTAGAAAATTGAGTGATGGGTATCGGTGGAAGTTTCTTTACCAAATTCCCGAAAGTAAACGAAAGTTCCTGACAAAGAGTAAAGTTGGTTCTATTGGGTACATGCCTGTTGAATTTGTTGAGTCTATTCGTGAAAACGATGATAGAGTGTTGCAATGGAATGTTCAGCAAGCAGCAGTAAATGGAAAAATAGAGTTTGCTTACATGGATGAACCCGCAAAAGCATATTGGGTTTCAAGTCCATCGTGTGTTCTTCCATCAAATGCAAATATAGTCGTTGACAATGTTGCATCTGGAGGGACTACAGTACAAATATCATCTCCTGAACTATCACCCAATTCAGACTTCTACACAAACATGATCATATCATTTGATGCTGGTCCTGGTCAGGGGCAGCGTAGAACCATCAAGGAGTATAATTGGCTTGGTGTTACGGCAAGAGTGGTCGTAGATCCACTTGTTCTTGGTATATCGGGATCATCAAATCCAAACACACAAACCTTCTTTAGTATTCAGCCTAAAGTCACAGTGAATGGTGATGGGTTTGCTAATAGTAACACATACAATCCAACAAATAGAACCGCAGATTTTCAGGTTAAGTTTGGTGAAACAGCAGGGGTATCAGCCGATTGTAGTAATATTTTGTCTCGGTACGTCAAAAGTATCGAAATTGTAGATGGTGGCAAAGATTATACATTTATCGAACTCGACATTCCAAAGGGACTGACAACAGTATTTTCAAACACACCAAGAGAATATCTTGATCTGAAAAAGGTTCTTCATGGTGTCATCCCCCCTCCCGGAGGCCACGGTGCAAATCCATTCAAAGAACTTGGGTGTGCTGCATATATGATTGTAAAGGATTTTGATGGGGATGAATTGGTTCAGGGAAATTGTGCTGAGGGGTGTACCGAAACAAGTAAATTGGATACGGACAATGATTTTAGACAATTCGGAATAATCAGAAACCCCACCTTATCGAATCCACAAACTAGACTTAAGTTTTTTCAAATTGGTCTGACAGGAACATTTACCGTAGGTGGTACTGCGGGGCAACTCGGAACATCTATAGTCGGTAGAGTTCTTGAGTGGAATATTGGAACTACAGGAGTTACTGCTACAAGTGAACTAGTTTTGGACAGAATTGTTGGCGGCACATTTGCAGCAGGAGCAACAGTTGGGGGATTGACTGTTTATGATGTTTCTCATAAGACAGTCGCAGGAACTGAAGGCAGACATCTTATGAGACTGATTCTGTCTCCGCAAAATATTGAATTTGCATCTTCAGGTAAAACATATGCTCGTAGACACTACGCACATGGTGTAGGTAACAGATCAGAAAACATTCCTGAATCTAGATCTTCTGGTGAAATTTATAAATGGCAAACCGCAGCGGGAACATTACAACGTGGGGTTTTACATCTTGAAGATCCGAAAGGCAAATTCAATATTGGGGAATTGGTACTTCAAACTCAACCGTATTTTGCTGGTTCAAATGGTTCGACTGGAGATGGAAAGATAGTAAGTATTGATACAGAACTGATAAATGTTCCATCAATCTATGATTTGACTACAACACTAAAATTATTTGGTGAGGATTTTGTAAAGGATACTTTCTATAAAGATGCATTTGTTTCATTTGCGACAGGAATTACGGCTGGAAATGGGTATGTGGTTGATTGGAATCCTGTTACAGGTGGAACAAATGGATATTTGAGACTTGCTGGAGCGCAAGGAATATTTGTCACCGGACAAGCAGTCGAATATATTGCGTTTGGTTCCTCTGGAAACACAACTTCGGTTGATGCTATAGTTCAGAGTATTGACCACAGAGGGGAACTTAAGTACAGGACCGGAGAAGTCCTATACATACAGAATATAAAACCAATACAAAGAGACCTAGAGCAGAGAGAAGAAATTAAACTCGTAATAGAGTTGTAAGGTAAAAAGACATGGCATCATACAATTCAGAGATATTTAACTCAGATCCCTACTACGACGATTTCAGTGAGAACAAGAAGTTTCTTCGGATCATGTTCCGTCCTGGATATGGTGTTCAGGCTAGAGAACTGACACAAATACAGACAATTCTTCAGAACCAAATAGAAAGATTTGGTAGTCATGTTTTTGAAGAAGGTAGTATGGTTCTTGATGGTAAAATTACGGTCAACAGTCTCAAGTTTGCCCGTGTATCTGGACTATCGGGAACAAATGATGTAAATGATTTTGTTGGAACAACTATATTCTCCAATAATAGAGCAAAAGCAAAGATTGTCCACGCTGAGAGTGGGTATTCAGGATCTTCAATCGACAATATTCCAGTCATTTTCTATGAATATCTTGAGGGAGGTACAGCGTTTGCGTTCGGAGATGAGATTGGTGGAACAGCACCGAACGGATCGTACATTAGTGCAAATGTCACAGGAAGTAATGTTGTTTATCCTGTTGGTAATTCATTAGTTGTATCGGTTGATAGGGGAGTTAGATTTGTAGAGGGATACTTTGTTCTTAATGACTTTCAGTCAATGGGTGCATACTCACTATCGGGTGCAGATGGTAGTCAGGTTCGTGTTTATGATCAGCCAACAACACGCCTTGGATTCGATGTTTCAAGAAAGTTTGTTCAGGCAGAAGACGACAGCACACTAAACGATCCTGCATATGGATCCTACAATTATAATGCGCCTGGAGCAGATCGATTTAAGATCGATTTGATGATATCACAGAAATCATTTACAGCGGCAGATACAAGTGCAACTGATAACTTCTCTAGAAAAGATTTTATAGAGTTCCTTCGGCTTGTTGATGGTAGTCCGATTAAGATCGAAAAGTATCCAGACTATGCATCTTTAGAAGATACTTTGGCTCGTAGAACATATGATGAATCAGGTAACTATACAGTAAGACCATTTGAACTTACAGTTCAAAGTGGTCCAGGTATTACATCCGATGGTGCTACGGGAAATTTGTTTGCCGATCTTGAACCAGGAAAGGCTTATATCTTTGGGTATGAATTTGAAACTCAAGGAATCACTAGGCTTCCGATAGATGCAACAAGAGATTCAAGTCACGTTAGAACAGTTTCAGATTTGTATTTCAATCGTTCTCTTGGTCCATATTGCAGAGTTCAGTTTTCAGGCATGACAGGTAGTGTGACTGGAGGACAGCAGTTTAATGTGCAACCTCTTTATAGATTAAGTAGAGGCATAAGTGGAGCATCACTTGATGTTATTGGCACAGCAAGAGTGAGATGGATAGAGCCGTATAATACCGCAAATGGTGTTTACAACCTACATCTATTCAATGTTGAAATGTCTGGCACCGCATCATTTGATGAAGTGACAAGAATAACTCCATTCTCCACAGGAATAACTCATGCATTTTCAGTCACTGGAAGTGATGGGCTTATCAATTTGCAGAACAGCAATCTTCTATATGAATTTCCAACAGGTACCCGTGGTAAGACTGTCAATAGTGCCGATTATGCTATTGCAGGATTCTTCGAAGTTCAATTTGGCTCTGGAAATTTTCCAACCGTTGGGGCTGACGCAAAGTGCAGAGGAACATTAAACGTCACAGATTATACATCATCAGCATCAAATGTTTCATTCTCAGTTCCAGCCGATTACACAAATCTTCCCGACGAAGATGTGTTTGCGTTTAATGTTCATGGTGTTGCAATAGGAGGAACGGCATATAGAACCTCATCTCAAACACTTGATGTGACTCTAGAGGGTATTGGTGTAACACAAGGCGCAAGAGCGTATATTGTCACCAGTATAGACGTTTCAGCCATCAGCGGAAGTCAACTAAGATCTAAAGTCAGAGATGTTATTGAGATGGGATCAACTGCGGGTGGATTCACTGGCCCCTTTAAGGGGCTAACTTCAGATCAATACGGAAATACAATTTTATATCTTGGTGGAAAGGTTGATGTTGTCGAGGTACTTTCTATCACTGGAACAAAGGATGTTACATCACAACTAAAACAGTATTTCACATTTGATAGCGGACAGAGGGACAATCTTTATGATTGGTCTAGATTGATACTCTCATCAGGTGTTACAGGAGTAACTGGTCCATTCGAAGCAACCCTTGCAGTTTATAATAGAACAGGAGTCAGGGGACCATTCACAGTAAACTCGTATCCTGCACCATATTCGGAAATTCCATCATACACAAGTAGAACAACAGGTAAAAGATATGACCTTGCTGATGTTATTGACTTTAGACCAGATCGTGGAACGAGCGGAAACATAATCGGTTACCCTTGGTTTCCAATAAATACAGCGGCGAATGATCAAACATTCTCCTATGAGCACTATCTTCCAAGAACAGACAAAATTGTTCTGACTAGAGACAGAAAGTTTTCTGTTGTCAAAGGAATTCCTAGTCTAGACGCTCAGACTCCTCCCGACGATCCAAATTCTATGACATTGTACTCTGTTACAATAAACCCTTACACATTCGATCAAAAAGATGTGTCTGTGCGGTTTATTGAGAACAAGAGATACACCATGAGAGACATCGGTGATCTTGAGAAAAGAATTGAAGCGGTTGAGTATTACACCACGTTATCATTACTTGAGCAAGAAGCGAAATCTCTTTCCATAGTCGATGGAAACAATTTAGAGATTCCGAAGAAGGGAATTTTAGTAGATCAATTTAAGGGTCACAACATTGGTGATATTTCAAATCCAATGTATAAGGCATCAATTGACTTCGAAAGAAATGAATTGCGTCCTCCGTTTGTTGCTAGAGCATTTGGAATTACAGGACCGATAGAGTCATCGGGTATTACAACATCTTATGATGGAATAGTTACCCTTGATTATACAACTACTGTAGAAGTTTCTCAGCCACTTGCCACAAGCACGTTCACAATAAACCCGTCTAGTGTTTTTAATTACCTCGGTGTATTGAAATTAAATCCATCAGCAGACTTCTGGTTTGATACCTCAACTACAGCATCAGTAAAAGTGAATGTTGATGGTGAAAATGATGCGTGGCAATTTGGTTCTGGATTTGGAACACAATGGAATGATTGGGAATCAATCTGGTACGGTAGAGAAATTGCAAGCGAAAGCAATACAAAACAGAATATTATTGATACTAGAAACTCAGTTGTTGCAGGAACAAAGGGAATAAGCCTCGGCAATACATTTAAGTCGGGAACACCTGAAGGAGTCAAGAGAAAGTCGGTCTCAAGGGTAATCCGTAAAGATGTAGTTCCTTTCATGCGAGATCGTCAAATTGAGATGAATGCAAAGGGTCTCAAACCAAACACTAAATTCTATGTTTTCTTAGATGATGTGAATATCACACCATATTGCACAGGTGGCTCACAAATTACATCGAATCTTGGCGAAGTGAATTCTTTGAAATACCTAATGAGCCAAGATCAAGAGAACCATTTCCTATCTGGCCGAAGAGTTTTCAGAATCACAGACAGTGAAACTAATGATCCGAGGAATTCTTCGATGGCTGCGGACGCAATTTTCAATTCGTCTGGAGCGATTGATACACTAAACGAAGATGGGATATTGTCAACAAGATCTGCAATAACAAGAAGAAGATCTGTTAAGACAAACAAGATACAATCGAATCTGACAGAGTTGTTATCAACAGATTTCTTCGGATTCACAGAGCCGCTAAGTCAAACATTCTTTATCGATCCAGTTAAGTATGCAAACGGAATCTTTGTGAAGAAGATTGGAATTTCATTTGCAACGAAAGATCAGGATGCGACATCATCAGTCACTCTTTTATTGAAACCGACTCAATCGGGATACCCGCATCCGTCTAAGGTGATGCCGTTTGGAGAAACCACTGTATACTCTTCGAATATAACAACATCTTCAAACGGAGCAACTGAGACAAACTTTGAATTCACAAGTCCAATATATCTTTTGCCTGGTGCAGAGTATTCCATTTCTCTGGTGTCGAATAGTAACCAATACACAGTATTTGGAGCATCAGTCGGTCAAAATATAATCAAACTATCAGAGTCTGAAACTGATATCAAAGCATCAAAACAACCAGGAGTGAGAAGTTTGTTTTTACCTCAGAATAGCGGAACATTGAGTAAGAAAGAAAATGATTCGATCAAATTCTCTATTCATGCATGTAAGTTCTCACCGCAGGCAGGAAACATCAAATATGAAAATTTGAGTGAGAACTACGGATCAAACACGTTTTTCGATCTGATGAGGTTCAATGCCAATCAAATAATTCCTTCAAACACTTCAATCTCATTCAGTGAAAGAGGTTTGTTGGAAGATATAAATGGATCGTTTAAATCTATACAGGCAAACAAAAATATCGACAGACCATCCGACAAGTCATCAAGAAATATGGGAACAGGAAAGTTCTCAGAAATTTTGGTGAATATGGTTGGAAATCTATATGTTTCGCCGGTTCTCGACACACAGACAACCAACTATGTTGTTGTTGCAAATCAGATAAACAACAATAATGTGATCGCAACCAACCTTGAGTTATTTCCAACAAATTTGGGTGCTACTGCTCCAAGTGAGGCAAGGTACATCACTAAACAAGTGACACTTGAGCCTGGATTTGAAGGTACGAATGTTCACGTTCAAATGTCATTGTGCAATCCTTACGACTCAAGCATACAAGTCTTTGTTCGCCCACTTCCTGTCGGTGAAGGCGACTTCAGTAGCATAGGATACAAACAACTCACAAGCAACGATTCTGGATATTCACAAAACTTTAATGATTTCCGTGAAGTTATGTACACAAGCACAGGATTAAATCTATCAAAGTTTAGAGCATTCTCTATTAAGATTGTAATGTATTCAAGTAGCACATCAACACTTCCTAGTGATCCACGTTCACTTCCTAGAATCAAAAATCTGAGAATAGTTGCAACATGAAAGTCCCTGTAAAGAACAACAGAATGGTTCGTGACATGTCGAACAGTGCAATTCTGTCTATTGACATCGATTCGATCAAAGAATATGAAGACCGATGCAGAAAAATTCAAACAGATAAAGATCGACTAAATAGGCTAGAACAAGAGGTTTTGCAACTTCGCATGATAATAGAAGAAATAAGGAATAAACCATAATGGCTTGCACCTGTACTGGTAACTGCGATTTAATCAACATAGACAATCTTGTTCTATCGGATACATTTTACACATGGTACGACAGAACAAATGAAATAATCGACGCTATAAATCCTCTGCAAGTTTATGATATTAACGTAGGCATAACTGATGGTGGTTTGACGATGCATAGCACTTGTGTCGATGGTGACACAAGCGGTGTTTATACCATAAAGGTCTTGCCCGGTCCAGGCATAGGAGTTGGGACAACTGTAACACCGAATTATTATTTAAGCCACACTATGATCGATGTTTCGAAGATGTTGATTATAGGTGCAACTGGATATTCAGATGCAGTAGTGTCAAACAGAAACACAGATTCATTCCCATCTGTAAATGATTGGTTTATCGTTAGTGATACTAGAGACAACAGACTTGGATCAGGCGCAGGAACGCCCAAGAGAGTTCGTGCGGAGCAAATTTTACCCCCTACCGTATATCTTCCGCCAGGATTTCAATTTAACGGAAACGTATCGATTAATGGTAATCTGAGTGTTCAAGGTACGGCATCAAATGTTGATTCCAACGATCTCAGAATTGAAGATAAACTAATTGAAATTGCATACCATAGATTGGTAAGTATTGATGTCACGGGACCAACATACGCAGGGGCATTTCCAGCACAGGGTGCCACGTTCTACTATTATGATGCGGGAGTTACAAACCTTGCAGCATATACGACGGTAGGACAAATTAGTGAAGTCAATTTCTTAGGTAAATACACTAATCTCAAACTCCACAACTTCGTCGCTGGTGGTGTGAATGATATCGTTGCCGGTGGCGCAATTAGTATCACTGGTGCTACATTTGATTTCTTCATGGTTGCGGGACCAACTACAACCGAAGCATTATTCACAGATGTTGATCTTGATGAAGCAGGACTTGTTGTTCGTGGTGCCGAAGGTAACAAAGAATTCATTTGGGTTAATTCTCAAGGTCCAGACAACGTCATTTACAATTCATTTGTCACCAACACTAATCTTGGAGTTAGTGGGGATTCAAATTCGGTCATATCTTCTAGATTCCGCTCGTTCGGGTATGGATCAAGTAATACGAACAATAATAAGTTCCATTTTGTTGGAGATAACGGTGCACCGCCATCTATCAGACTCGGTGGCCTTGGAACGGGAGGCGACCAATACGGTTATTGGAGTGTCACAAGACAAAACTACGGTCTTACCACCAGTCAGCAGCCACTTGTATTTGGATTCAAACAGCATCTTGGATCTGGAGAAACATCATCATTTACCATTTGGTCAGGAGCATCTGGTCCAACATACCCCTCTATAACAGTTTTAGGACAGACCGGAAATAGAGTAAATAATTTTGCACAAAGTTTAAATGTCGATTTCTTGGACGGTGCTCACGGTACAACTATGCCAACTGCTTGGTCGATTCCAATCGCACTTGCAGATGGAACAATTGATCCGGGTTGGATTGATAATGAACTTGAAGCACTAGATAAATGCTATGCCTTGTCAGGACACAGTTTCAATATCGGTGATGTGATTAGACTGAATCCCGATACTGGAACAATGACTGCCGCAATTGCAACTAGTCGAGAAACTGCTGAAGTCTTGGGAATTGTGAGTGGTGTTCCCGACGCAGACAATTTCTGCATTATTGCAAATGGATTTATAAGCAATTTGACTGGTCCTCCAGGAAGTAATATATCAGACATTTTGCCTCTCGTAACAGGTCATGCATACTTTCTAAGCGCAGATGATGCTGGTGCATTGATCTTGAATCCCGATTCGGGAGCACACCAATTAGAACTTGGGGAAGTGAGAAAACCAATTCTTGTCGCTCTTGGACCAGATAGCGGATATATTCACAACTATCTCGGGGCAGTTGAAGGGGAAGAGACCGATATTGTTGATGTTCAAGGAGTTGTTCCAGTTGGAACTATTTCTCCCTACATGGGACTCCTTTCTGCCATACCATCAGGATGGCTGCTCTGTGATGGAAGTAGACTTGAAAAATCACTTTGGCCAGAACTATTTGCAGTTATTGGTCAAGCAAATGAAACAAATGCTCTTGTCAGTGTTCCTCCAGATGCTGATAATGATCCAATAGTATTTGATCTCAATGGGGGAAATAAAGGATTCCTTGTAGGAGATGCAATTACAGTAGAAACATTAGGAATAAATGGTGTTCCAATTACAGAAGATAGTGTTGTTACATCAGTAGACAATACAACACAAAAAATTACAGTTTCGGGATGGACATGGTTTGGCACTGACTGGGAATCTGCGGATTCCGGTAAATTCAAAATTCGTGGAAGAATAAGCAGTGATATTAGTGAGACTAGTGTATTCCTGCTACCCGATGCAAGACAAAAATTTCTTCTTGGTGCATCAAAAAATACTAATTATCCCGACAGATTATCAATTTTCCCAAATGCACCGATTTCTGGTATAAGTCAACTTGGAACTCCAATTTTAGATGGAATTCCTGTTGGTTACCACGGTGGTGATCAAACGATCACTCTCAAGGAAAATGAAATACCAGAGCACACACATAGACTTTCTAGAATTTCGATTGGCGCAACCTCCGGACTAGATCCAATGACATCTATCGGTGGGCATTTCGTGAATTCAAATATAAGTGCTCGACAGTCAGCCCTAGCAAATCAGGCATCCGACAGGTTCTTCACTGCCCGTGGACCTCACAATACACCTGTATTCGGAAATGCTGCACACAGCAATGTTCCTGAATTCGTTGCGGTGTACTGGATAATTAGGGCAAGAAGAGGCATTTCTGCCATGATCTTGAGCGGTCATAATCACGATGATCGTTATATTAGACATGACGGAAATCAGACAGGACTAACGGCTACAGGTAGAAATACATTCAGAAATAATGCCAAGGTGCTTTCTAATGGTCATGATGGACCAGACACATTCCACTCTACACTCACAGTCACAGGTGGAATTGTTGTTGGTGTAAACAACACATCTTACTTAAATGTTCTTTCTCATGCATCATTTGCTGCATCTGCAACATTCTCAAGTCAATTCTCAATAGCAAGAGATTCAGGCACAATTGTGTCTCCTGTTGATGATTCTTCTTGTAAACTTCAAGTTCTTTCGAAGCCAAGTATTCTAAACAAGAATTCTGAGTTGTACGTTGCAAATGGGTACTCAGGACAATCGTATACAGACATTTCCAATTTGTTATCGGGCGCACCACAAGCAGCATTCTCAAATGCTGCGATCAAGGTTCACGGAGGAAATGATAATCGTTCTTCTATAGTCATATTCAACGATAATGCAGATGGGAATGCACGGGATAAAATGTCTCTGCAATTCTGGGGAAATGCTCAAACTGGATCAACAATAAATGCTAAATTTGCAGGCGCAATACAAGGTGTGGTTGATTCGGGACTTGAGGGAAATCCAAGTCAAATATTGAGAAAAGTTGTTCTTCAAATTGGTGGAATTAATTCTGCACCAAATACGCCAACTGATGTTATGTCAATCGAAAGATCCTCTGATAATCCTAGTTCGATTGATGTTAGATTTAGCACTGGAGTTCCAGAAGTTTCTGATGGTACACATTTTCCTGTTCTGATTGATGGAACTGGTAAATTAAGTCAATCAACATCTAAACATGGTTTTATGCAAATTGTTGGTAGAGCAGAATGTTCTTTGAACGGTACTGCTCTAACCTCTGTCCTCAAAGGTGATATAGAAAGTGTAACGAGAACAACCATCGGTAAATTTACTGTAACTATGAAAGCGGCGGTGTTCTCCAATAACGATTTTGGAGTTATATGTTCTGGTGGTGGATCTAACAATGGATTGGCTGTTAGCAGTAAATCATACAACACAACAACTCAAAAAGCATCTTTTGAAGTTGTGTGCAAATCATCAACAACCTTATATGCGGATCCGACCGAGGGATTCGAAATATTTGTAACAACATAACATGACAACAACATCAACACAACCTTGCTGCGATAACTATGCGAAGTGGAAAAATTGGGGTCTAAACTCCAATACCACAAATGCTGAACAACAAATTGACAATTTCTCATTTGTCATGGGTAAAGATTTTCTTTGGTTCTATCGAACTTATGTTTTGAAGTACGAAGAGTCTGTTTTGATTTGGAACGTATCTGAGAGTCAAACCATCAGATCAGAATTTCTTTTGGAAGAAGATAACTTCGCAATTCAGGTTGCAAGTGGTATTTTTCAAGAAATTGTTAAGAGGGAACCAAAAATATTAATAATTTTTACCGAATACAGTAGATCGAATTGGTCTGAAAGAGAGTGTTGTGAAAACGGAGGACCAAAAGGAAAACTGACTATTTTAAGAAACCTGATCGATAATATGTACAGTCGTGTTGTTCGGGAATGCGATAGAAGGACAAGAAATAACGGGTTTCATTGCACCACAATTAAAGACTACTTAGCAAACTTGTTGTTGAGAATATCATTAGATTTTACTGATTCCCGTGGAACACCATTTAGATCGGCTGTGTTGTCTAAAACACCAAAAGACAATACTCCATCATCAGAACCAAATATTATACTTTCTGAAAGTGTTTGTTCTGATTTAGTAAATCAACTCAAATCCCAACTTAAATCTGCTTCGGTTGATGCATTTCCGGATGAGTGTGAACTATGCTGTCCTATGACACCAATTTGTTATGATCAGATGAAACAAGTTCAGAAAAACATAGGTGATACAAATAGGAAAATTTCAGACACAATAGATAAATATTTGTCTCTGTGTGGTCCTAATTTACCAAGAAATCAAGAAGTTAATTTTGATGAGACAAACTGGGAAAGATGGCAATAAGGTGCAAGAATGAAAAAGCAGTCCATCAATAGAGAGATAGATCAGAATACAGATTTCGGTTTTACATACTATCCTTTAGATAAGGATGGTAACAAATTATCATCTAATGAAATTGCACTTCAAAATGTGACTGCTTATTGTTCTGTCAAGAAGTATCCAAGTTCTAGTACTTCTATCAATCTACAAACTTCGATTGGTTCTGACAATCAATCTCACATATTTGTGAAAGTCTATGCTGCTGCATCGCAAACTGTAACTTTCAAAGAAGGAACATGGTTTTATGATGTCATCGTAGATATTGGTGATCCATATACTCGCAGTAAAGTTCTTGAAGGGCTGATTTTTGTGTATCCATCAGTTTCTAACACAAACAGTTTTATTTCTGCTGTGCAAAATGATTTTGCGGCAGTTTTAAACTCAGGAAACAGAATTGATATCAGCACTTATACAAGACTTATTCGATCACCATTTCAATCCGGTTATTTTTCACCTGAAGCAAGATCGACTGATAGTGCTGAGTATGATGATGAATCGCAACGAAAAATGCAGAGATGTTGCGATATTCAAAACTATTGGATGAATTTTATTAAAAGTTGGAGTCCAGAAAAATGGGTTAATGATGGCAATGATAATCTATCTATTACTGAAAAATTTTTAGAGGCTCTGCGAATCAAGTACACAATAGATCGATATCTAAAAAGGTTGTTGGAGTATCAGGTTAGAAGATATAATGAACGACCCATTTTAATTCCATTACCGGCTTGGTTGAAGGATGATTGGCCGTTGAGATTACCGCAATTTCCTCCAGTTGGTCCATCATATTGGCCCGATGAATTAATACCATTTAAGCCTGTGCCATACATCCCTTCGCTTGAGGATGGGCCAGGAGCAGATGACCTTCGTCCCCTATCGTGGTATTGGCCTTGGCAAGATGCATTCAATCCCAACCAACCGAGCATACTAGATATTTTTCCTGGCGGTATTCCAAAATTGATCCTGGAGGATTTGCTCATACTAAAATTGACCTGTCAGAAGGATCTTAGCAAATTTTGGGATTTAATGCTGAGGGATGATTGTACGTGTACAGAAAATGAATATATTGAAGGATCATATGTGTCACCGGCACCATGTAAATATGAATTCCAAAGACTAATTGATACCTTAACTGATCCCTCTTTTAATGCGAACTCATTTGATCCAGAAGAAACAGATTGCTGTACAAGTTTTGGATTCATGGCACCAATATTTTCTTTACTGAACTGCCTAATAACAAGAGCAAATGGGGTTCCATGTCTTTTTGGTTGCGACGAAGAGAGAGGTTTATCCCCTGGGCAGAGTATTGATCCTGGTGGATTTTGGTGGGATGACTCATATGAATGTACTACTGATCTTGGTAAATTCTTAAATGCGCTTCGTAGAGATATTTTAGTTGGTTGGTTGTATTGCCAGTTTGAATGTGCCAAGCGTGGGTATGGTGATGCGGGTGGTCCTTGTGGTTGCCTTCCGAAATGCGATATTTTACCACCTGATCCTAACGATCCCGATCCGCCAAATCTAAGAGATATTGAAGATATAATAGATCCCCCGCAAGACCGTCCAGGAACTCAGCCAGAATCTTGGCATGAAATATACCGTAATTGCCCTGGCCTGTTAAGAAACCCATATGGTGGTGTCCCATATGGAGATGGAGAGAATCCATATCCTCCTGGAGAACTTCCAGTTTATCCTGAGGAGGGCTTTCCCAGTTGGAACCCTCTTAATCGAGAATTTCGAAAACCAATTGAAGAGTTTAACTCGTTGTGTGGTTCCTATTTTAGTTCACCATCAATAACATTTGAAACTAAGATGTGCTGTGACTGTGTGCGAGATTTGATTCCAACATGCGCAGATCCTGTTCCTCCGGCGGGCGGTTGGCCTGAGGGTTATCAACCAGAACCATGCACACCAAGTTGGGATGATCCTATTGCTGCACTTTGCGTGTCCGTTTTGAATTTGCTTACCGCTGACATTAGCGGATTTACAATTGACCCCGATACAGCAATTCCCGGAGGCACACCAATAAATTTAGACCTACTGAATAAGAGTTGTGGATCTGGACCTACCATTCCACCTAAACCCCCCCGTGATGTTGGTGAACCCGAAAGCGAAGGTATAACTCCATCCGCACTAAGACAAAAATGTAAAGACTTGTCTGCAACATATTTGATGGAAGTATTGTCTTGGATTCAATGTATATTGGATTACCTAGAAAGGAATCATCCAAACCAACATGACGATAAGAAGAAGAAACTAGAAGATTTAATTCGCAAAATCCAAATTTGCATGGTTTCTTGCACAAATTCATGAACAACAATATCATGATCCACTAAATATCAGAGGCTAACGCAACTAATTCAACATGGAGATTAATGATGGAAAGTGCAACTATTGATGCTGTGAATGTGAACGATTCAACGAGTGAATTACCTCAGAGCACAAAGACCAATACAGTAACATTGTGCATGATTGTCAAAGATGAAGCACATGTCATCGAAAGATGCCTTTCTTCAGTTGTGCCTGTGATTGACTATTGGGTTATTGTGGACACGGGATCAACTGACGGCACACAGGAGAAGATCAAAGACTTCTTCGACAGAAATAATATTCCTGGTGAACTACACGAAGTTCCTTGGGTAGATTTCGGAACAAATCGAAGCAAAGCACTAGAACTCGCTCAGAAGACCGGATACGACTATTCATTAATGATCGATGCAGATGAGATTCTTGTTTTCGATCCTGGATTTGATCCCGATCAGTTCAAGAATTCGCTAACCGCAGATCTCTATAATGTTTTTGCGATCTACGGTCAAACAAAGTACCACCGTCCTCAACTTACAAGTAATCACAAACGATTCTATTATCGTGGAGTTCTCCATGAGTATGTCGATTGCCATGAGGAAATTGGAGCAAGAGATTTTGCCCGTGGATTTGTTAACACGCCAATCCAAGATGGCAATCGATCTAAGTCTGCTGATAAGTATGCGAAAGATGCTCTTGTGTTTGAAGAGGCACTTGCATCGGGTAAAGTTGAAGAGAAAGACTTCAATAGATATCACTTCTATCTTGCACAGTCATATCGTGACTCGCAGCAATGGGAAAAGTCACTTTCGGCTTATCTGAAGAGAGCAGAACTTGGTGGGTGGAATGAAGAAGTTTTCTATTCTTACTATCAAGCAGGAAGAATTATGGAGGTTCTCAAGAAGGAATTTGATGAGATCATCCGCATGTACTTCCAAGCCTATCAAGCGGCTCCTTGGAGAGCAGAGAGTCTTTGGGCTGCTGCAAGACTTTGTCGAAACTACTGCCGATGGGATCAGGCTTATCGCTTTGCAAAGCAGGCACTAAAGATCAGATATCCTGAGGGTGCTCTGTTCGTAGGTCAGACGATTTATGATTGGGCAATTCTTGATGAGTTTGCAATTTCGTCATATTGGACTGAGAATTATCGTGAATCTCGTCTTGCATCCATTCAGTTGCTGAATGACAACAAATTCCCCGCTGATCAGAAAGAGAGAATTGAGGCAAATCTCAAGTTTGCTACCGAATCTCTGCTGAATGAACAGCAGGCCAAGTAAGTAAAGTGGTTAGGTGTATTTGTTGTCTAAATAGTCGAGTAACAAAGGACTAATTAGATGGCATATAGCGCACTAACTATTCGCAGCGGCGGCGGTGCTGGTGACGGTCGCTCAATTCGTAACACTATCTCTCAAACGGCACACGGGTTTCAGCCTGGAATGGTCGTTCGTAGAGATAGTGCTACGGGTGTTTTTGTAAGAGCAACATCACAGTCTCTGTCAGGATCCAATACGGTTGGTATTGTCGAAAGTGTTACTCCAAACACATTCGTGGTTGTTTATCAAGGTGAGATGGACTTTGGATCTTCGGTTGTAGCCGTTGACGATGGCAATTCTGGATTAACAAATGGGTATGTTTATTATCTTTCTGCATCAGATTCTTTAACTGGTTATATCAGTCCTGATGCACCATCCGATCAGACAGTAATTTACCACCCTCTCTTTGTGGCTACCGCTGAAAAGAAGGGAATAGTTATAAACAGCCTTCCGAGGCCAGCACAAGGATCGACGTTATTCAGCCCTGTCGGTACAGTAGTTCCTTATTGTGGTGCTGCTGATAGTGTTCCGCAAAATTGGTATCTTTGTGTTGGTGATTCGATCTCAAAGGAGAACCACCCTGCCCTATATGCGAGATTGGGTGACGCATTCAGAATTAATGGGTTAGAGAAAAATGTTCAAGATGTTGGATTATCTGCTGGAGCAAACTTAACACTAATATTTCCAGGATCATTGACTAACGCTCCCGCCTCTGGCGTAGGAAGTAGTAATATTCATAGTCTACTTGCCAACTCATATTACAAACTTCTTTGGAATGATGATACTGAAGTTGCTGTTGTTTATGTTGCGGGAGTTAATGCTGCAAGTAAAGAGGCAACTTTTAGATTTGTTTGCGATCACCCATATCAAAATACTGTTCCTCATGCAGATTTTTTCAGTGGTGTCTCGGGTGGTGTGGCATCTATCTTTACAGTTCAATCTCTTGCACACGGAGAAGTCAGTGGTGTAACTAGTGATTATTTCTTCTTGCCAGATTTACGAGCGAGAACTGTTTTTGGAGTTGGTTCAAGTACAGGTTTGACATCGACTGGATATGATAGAGGAGATTTTGCGGGATCTCAATCACACTTGCTGACCGTAAATGAACTCCCACAACACAGCCACAATATTAAGGTCAGAGAGTCTGGAAGTCCAGGAAGTGGTTCTTATTATTTGAATCCTGGACAATCTCCAGCACAAGGTTCAAGTTTCTATACAAACCAAGCAGTCACAGAAAATGCAGGAAATAACGAATCATTCCAATTGATGAATCCATATGTTTCATGTAATTGGATTGTTCGATGGAAAAATGCAGAGGGTGTGTTAATAGATGAGTGTTTGCCGGGACCAATTGGTCCAACAGGACCAAGGGGTGAAACGGGAAATCAAGGAACTACGGGAACTCCTGGTTCGGCGGGTGGAGTGGGTCCGGCTGGTCCCGCTGGTCCGGAGGGTCCACAGGGTCCACAGGGTGAAGATGGTCCACGGGGTAAAAATTGCACATGTGTATCGGCGTTTCAATCTGAGGAGACAAATGTCTTCGTTGGCGAAGAAACAATCTACGATGGCAGTGTTGCGCCAACGACTTGGGTTACAAATGATTACCTGTCCACAAGATTGACTCAACCAACTGATTTTTCGTATTTCAAATCTGTGGTTAGAAATAACAATACTCTGTTTGCTAATTTCTTGAACGACGTTGCTCATATCAATGAGTTCAATCCAAAAGAACCAACCTATTTCGGAGAGTTGAGAACTGATTACAGATCTTCTTTCTTACAGCCATCGGAACTCAAAACAAGAGACATTAAAGAGACCTACACTCTATTTGTATCCGAGAAGCAATACTCTCTTGATGAACAAACAAATTTCATCTTCTCTCCAGGAGAATATGTTCTAGATAGAGCATTTTCAATCAGAGGAAACAAAAAGATTGCTATAGGTGGTGCAAATGGATCGGTGCAGAATGTACCAATATCAACTATTCAAGTTTTGCCAGCATATGATTCAGGTGCAACTGCATCGAATAGATTCTTGCTTAAGTGTCTTGGAAGTGAAACTGGATATACTGAACCAATAGTTAAAACTGGAAATTTTGCTGGAATAGGTTCAGAGCAACTGGCATTTACAAATACTGTTCCTCTTGGTTATTCTGGAAACAATCCTTCTGTTGGTGGACACTCCGGAGCATCTGGAGGAACATTTGGATTCCTGACATCCATGATTGGTGTGTATCCTTGCATTTCAAATGGCTGGTCCGGTCCTGCGAGTTTCATTCTTGAAATTCCGAATGTTGAAATTACGGCTACGGCAGGAGTTCCAATCGGTATTCCCTACGGTGCAACATTCTCAGGATCATCAGTTGGATTGTCTGCCATGACAATCTACACAACCATATTCAGAGTTAGAAATCCAAACGGATTCATTGTTGCCGATCAGGGAACACAAGTGCATATCGGAGGCGGGGCCAGAGCATACGACTTGAATCCAATTGTGATTGTCATGGATATGAGTGGTTCAAGTGGCACAACTACATCAGCGGAGCCTAGAAGGTCAAGTAACTGTGTGGGTGTGCAATCCATGGGCGATGTTTATATGTACAATAGTGCAATATATGGATTCCCTTGCGGAATTCATAGTTATGGGGGAAGAGTAGTTGTTGATGGCGGAATTTTCGGCGCAAACTACAATGCTATTGCTGCTGATAATTCTAAAGTCAAAATCAAAGGCGCAAAAATCAATCGAAATGAATTTGGTGTTAGTCTCGTTAATTCTGATGCGGAAGTAAAGGGGAAGACTGTTCTTGCTAGAAACGGCTACGCATTTGTTTCAAATGGATCAAGAATCAGAATTGATGATCTATCAGATACAGCGGCTATCGTTCGTGGTAGTCCATCGTTAGTTGCTCTCAACTCTCCCTCTGTCGTTGTTGGGTCTTTGGTTAGCGATCACCCAATAAGATTTATGGGTGGATCATATATTCCAATTGGAGCATCGGCTTCTGTGGACACACTACCATCCAATAATTATTCAATTTTCGCAATTAACAGTAATGTGACATTGACAGATTCGAATATGAACAGTAAGGGGGATATTCCAATCATTGGTCTTGCTGCAACGAATGTTTCAGTTGTCAGCAGAGATATCAATACGAGCGGAATTGATATTGCTCTGAAGAGGTCTGCAATTTATAAAGATAGTGATGTTACATTCAAGAATCCAAAACAAACAAAGACCCCGCAATTGTCGATAGTAGAACTAGAAGATTACACTCCGACGCTACCACCAATTTGAAATTAATATGTCAACATTTAAACAAATAAAAAACACAGTTTATATTGATGACCTTGAGATCCCCATAGATGTCTTCAGGGTTCTTGAGCCTAATTACAATCCACAAAGTGGACTTGAAGTTTTAATTTACGATGGGAATCAATTGACGGTTCGTACCAACGGTAAGACAACTACCATTAGTGGAGAATGGTCAGACGGGGACAGATACATCTCCAGACAGAAAGATTTCATAGTTTTGATGTCATTGATCTCCAAAGAAGACTCTGAGATAAATCTTGAAGTCGATTCTATCAAGGATCCTGGTCTTTGTAGAGAAAACGAGTACCCGAATATTTCTGAACTAGTTGTCGCTCTCTGGGAGCACTTTGTTGAACAAAAGAGTTATGATCAATCTGGAATATACGAACTTCAGCAGAAGAGGATTATGGTAAAGGATAAATACCCTATGAAGGAGAAGTCCAATGCCAGCGATAACCTCTCGGGAAAAACTGAAGGAGTACTGCCTAAGACTACTCGGCGCACCCGTAATCGAAATAAATCTAGCAGAAGAACAGATTGAAGATCGTTTAGACGATGCTTTGCGGTTCTTCTCTGAGTATCACTTTGATGGTGTTGAAAAAGTTTACTTAAAGTACCAAGTTCAGCCAATCGATATTCAGCGTGGCTACATTGAGATGAAAGCCACAAATCGTAAATCTCTTGGGGGTGGGTTTTCTGACCAAGATGCAATCCACACGGGAAGCACTGATACAACTGACGATGATGTATTACTTGAGAATCTAGTCACAAGTGTGACCAGAATTTTTCCGTTTACTCAACAATCAGTTGGAATGTTTGATATCAGATATCAGTATGCACTAAATGATCTATACACATTTGGAACAATAGATCTAGTTCAATATGATCTAACGCAACAGTATCTGACAATGCTTAGACAGTATTTGTCTCCTGAGAAGAGTGTTAGATTCAGTAGAGTTCAGAATAGACTTTACATTGACATGAATTGGTCACAGAACGTGACTGCTGGAATGTACCTGATTATAGAGTGTTACAGGATTTTGGATCCTAGAATCTACCCCGAAATATATGAAGACAGATTGCTAAAGAAATATGCAACTGCTCTTTTGAAAAAACAATGGGGAGTCAATCTCAGTAAGTATAGTGGAGTGAAATTACCTGGAGATATTACACTCAGAGGAACGGAGATTGTTCAAGAAGCAAATACGGAAATAGAGAATCTTGAGAAAGATATCGTTTCTAAGTACGAACTACCAGCAGACTTTATGATGGGATAAGACAATGGCATTAAATCCATACATTAGACTTCACAATCATACCTACAAGCCAGAGCAGAATCTGGTTGAGGATCTGACCGTGGAAGCCATCAAGATTCATGGGTTGGAGATGTACTATATTCCAAGGGATTTGGTGGTTAGGGATGATCTTTTTGGTGAGTCTAGGTATTCAAGATTTAATTCATTCTCAATGATAGAGATGTACATGGATACCACTCAGGCATTTGAGGGGGGAGACACATTTACTAAGTTTGGTTTTGAGGTGAGAGATAGTGTCAAGTTTACAGTTTCCAAGAAGAGATTCATGAGAGAAACTGGCAAGAAAAGGCCATTAGAAGGAGACTTGCTTTTTCTTCCATTGAATCGTGGATTGTTTGAGATAAAGTTTGTTGAACACGAAAATCCGTTTTATCAACTAGGCAAATTGTTTTCGTATCAACTCACATGTGAATTGTTCCAATATAGCGAAGAGGAATTTAATACTGGAATAGAGGAAATAGATGTAATTAATGAAGAGACAGGATACAAACTAGACATAGGATTGGAGGCCACCTATGGAACGGGATCTTTCAGAAAAGGCGACTTCGTATATCAGTTCCAAGACGGTTCAGTTACGGGAGGAACTTCGGGAGAAACTGCACGGGCGAAAATTCAATCAATCGACAGCAGATTCTCTCCGAAAATACTTTCTATTGCCGATGTTTCTGGTAAGTGGCTGTTTGGCCCAAGTGAAAGTCCACTATACCTAACGAAATTCGACAACTCCATATATGCACAAATATCCTCTTCCACAAGTAAAGAGAGACTTGGAATATTGGATATAGCGAACAACTCACAAATTCAATCTGAAGCAAATACCATTCTGAATTTTGATGAAACTAATCCTTTTGATGACATGTGATTTGAAAGATAAGTTACCTTACATTTCAATTTATGATAGTGAATTCGGGATTTTAAGTATCATACATAACAGTATAACTCCAAGGTAAAAGGGGATTCGTATGTCATTTCAGGTAAATCCAAACGACAGTTTTACGCCAGACAATATATCAATTAATATTCCACCTTCATCTGGTCAGTCAGAGAGGGATCGTCAAAGATGTTGTGCGGACGCTGTTCAAAAATTACTTGAAAAACTCAGAAGACTTGAACTCACTAGTCCCATTCCACTTTTGAGTCGAAGAAATGGACTTCCTCCCATTCCGGAGGAATGTTCAAGCAATGCATGCAATGCGGCTTGCTTGAATTGGTTGGAGATGCTATGGAGATATATTTATAATCAACGTGATGGTAATGGCGATCTTAAAAACAAACAGGCTCTTGATGCTGTTTCAGAAACCCTATCAAATCGATGTTTCCCGAGGAATTACCCACCATCCCCACCAAAACCAGAGACTCGACCCCTGGTCCTTCCCGATTATAAAACAATAGATCCATCGCAACCCGATTATAAAATAATAGATCCGTCGCAAATAGGCAGACTTGATTGTTGTAGTCAATCTTTTAATAATCTTCTTGTTAAGTTGAAAGAGTTGACTGGTAAATCAAATATCCACGATATGGAGACCGAGTGGCTACATGCACCATGTACAGTTCAAGAAGTGGAAAGTGGTTCATGTATTCCGTATTCGAAACGATTAGAACTAAAAAGACTTACAGATGGTCTTGATAAGAACTGTCAAAACACAAATCCAACCGGAGATCGAGAAGTCGCTGGCGCTTTAGCATGTCAGAGTAAGTGCAAAGAATACCTAGAGCAACTTTACAGTTGGTATCTGAATCTACCTGTTGAGCAACAATCCCCAAATCACTCAGAGATTCTGAGATTGATACCGGAAGCGTATAATAATCCATGTTATAACCGTAGTCCAGTTAATACTGGTGATTTTGTAGATACCGAAGGTTATTGGATTGATGCACCGGTACAGTATCGGTCTATTACCCCCGATACTTTGCCTGATGGTCTGAGTGTCATTGAGATTATACCAATAAACAATCCCGATTCTATCAGACCAACAAGTGATCGTGTAGTGCCGTTAGGATGGGAGTTCCGTCCTGAAATTTACGTTCGTGAGCAAGTTGCGAAGTGTTGCGCCGAACTACAAAGAATTAAAGACGCTTACAGAAATCAAAACCCGCCTATTCAAGGGCTTCAGGAGTTAGATAGCAACGATTGTGATTTTCTTGATCAGGTTCGGGCTATCGTAAACCGTAATCCAAACGGTTTTGCTGAACAACAGTTACAAAGAATGGCGAATAACTGTTTTACATTATGGAAATGGTGGACGGGACAATTACTGGAATCGGGAGATCCAGAATTGCCATCTGCGCCAGGATTACAGATCAGTCCAATAGTGGACCGATATAATCAATTCCTCAAACAATTGAAAGAATGGTGGAATACTCCCGAGGCGCAAAGAAACCCGAAGTGCCCAAATGGAGGGGTTGTTCATCCTAGCGACATTGAAAACGGCGTTGTTCCTTACTTGCCTCCTCCCGGTATAAGTATATGTGATTATACTTATTGCTACGCATTGAATGGTGCAAGCGCAGAAGACGGTCCTCACGGACCACTTATGCCCATATTCTCACAAGGGTGGTGGCAATGGTGGAATACTAGACAGCGTGATGGTAAATCTTTGCCTGTACTGAATCCTAAATTCATGAAGAAATTGTTGAAGTCGTATCCACAATTTTTGGGAATTTCTTGCAGGCTGGCTGGAGTTTTGGAATTCAATCCAGAGCAACCTTGTTCAGTCCCTGCTGACTCAGGACTTAGCCCCACTCCAGGACCAAATAGACTAATTCGACCTGGTTATGGCGGCGATCATGGTTGTAGTTTCTATCCCCACCTATTCCCATCTGATGGGCAAGATTTGACCAAAAATTGTATGAAGGTGGTTGTGTATTATGGTGGGCAACAAAAGGTCATTTGTGTGTGTAAGGATGGTAGCCCAAATCCACTAATTCCAGGAGATCCACAACTTTGGAGAGAGTTTGAACCTCCGTTGCCCCCGACACCGGATGATGGACCAGGATTTACACCAACTTGGGCACCCGAAGGATGTAAGTGTATTGATTTACCATCTCCATTTCCAGGTATTCCAGGAAGTGGTTGCCCTCAACCTCCCGAAGGGTACAGATCGGCTAGTTTACCACTAGGCAGAGTGCCCCCATTCAGTTTTGTAAATGCAAATTCAACAATTGTTTTAAATTCATTGGCATACATTTCAAGCAATTTGTGGAAGTCTAGACAGAGCAGAGCAAAAGCATGCGCCGCACTAACCAAGGCAGGAGAATTGTATACTCAATACAACACCCTTTTGCCATCAGGAATTAAGTCGTGGCCCTTCAATTACTCTGACAAAAAAATTGCCGGAGAATGTGGATTCAATCCTCCTATTAATGGATACGATGGCGTTCCACTGTTCAATTATGGTATAGATTGCGTTGGTGGAATTACGGATCCAAGATCACATATCAAAACCGTGATTGATTGGGTCAAGTGCCATAGAGATGCTGCTGCAAATAAAAAAGGCGTTGGCGGAAATGTGGGTCGATGGAACCATATTCTGAAACAATTTGAAGATCTTTATAATGAGGGTGAGGGCAGTTCATTTATCTATAGAAATGCAAGTGATGCATCTCTAGTGGAATATTCCTCGCCAGAAGAAGGAGATATTTTCACTGATTCAGTTGCGGGGGTATCCGATGCAGTCACACAAAACTGTCAATCTATATTGGAAAGAAGACTGAAAACAATATCGTACAGATTAGCAATCATAAAATGCCTGATACAGAGATGCTTTAATAATTATTATTACAGTGATTGCGACAATAATGGTGTCTGCACTACACCAAGAAACTTCAACAGTATGAGTGTAGTGGAAAGGGACAATCTTGAAAGAGAATTATTTGAATGTTTAAATTACTATTCTCAAATGCTGAATTATCTATTGCCTGCTGAAGTGTTCGGTGGTGGAGGTGAGCATCTACGAAGACTTTTCCTGGAACTTCTAGGCAGTTATGTTTACCTGCCCTATAACGACCGAACAATATTCAACATACGATTCTATCCTCCTAGTTGTTATCCCGAACGTTTGCCATGCGATGGATCATCAAATTCTATTGAGAGATTACGGTCGATTTCAGAGTGGCTTGACACAATATTTGGTCAAATTATACCTCAATTCATTAACGGTTTCGCCATGAAAACCCCGTGCTCACTTTATCATATTCTAAAATCTGATTCATGGGGTACAAGCAGTTTCAATAATAGGTTTTTGGCAGTGGGTACACAGAGTATACAAGGATGTTTGGATTCGTCTGGGGCTGAAAATCCATATAATTTACAACCAAATCAAAAAATGCCTCCTGTTCCGGCAGGCTGCATAGAACGCATGAAAGAGTTGTGCGATAATTATCAAAACCATCCTTCGCATATCAGCAAAATTATACAGTGTGCGCTTGATAAATTAAAAACTCCACAAGGACTAGGATTGCTCTCCGATGAGTTATGCTTTCATAATTTCATTGAATGTGATGAGAATGGTAATCCTCGCATGAAGTCTCTTCAAGAAATTCAGGATCACTTGAATAAATTATTCAAGAAATTGTTGGAATCTTGTTGTCGAAGTATTTCAATACAAGGGCGGCAAGCAGAGGAGGATAGAGGGGTGCAGAACCCTGATTATCAGTTTGGATGCTGTGATTATACATGTACGGAATACTGTTTAGCATCAGGTTGTGTAGATGACCCTAATACTCCTAGTGTTCAGGAGGATAGAGTTTCTTGCTCTACTATTGTAGAATATTTGATGGGGAATGTGAGTACCACCCTACCTAATTGCTTCCCATGTGTAGGTGCCCGCCGCCCCGGACGCAGGATGGTTTCAAATTCCGATTCTCAGGATGGAGGGCTTCCGGATCCAGACACCAGTGGTCCAGGTGGGCCTGTCTTTAGTGATGACGCTATCTGTGGACAACTTATCATATCTACGACAGAAATTGTAGAAAATGGTTTAAGAAGACTAAGAGGCAATCAATCATCGGGTTTACCTAATGACGCACCTCAGATACCTCCCGTTCCCTCATTCTTTAATTGTAAAGAAGCATTTGAGGCGATTGAACGAATTGGGGATAGTTTAGTTTGGTGCCATACCGGAATTCCGGCTTACGAGGCTCGGTGTCGGTTACACAAAGCCGCAATAGCGTGTTACCGAGAAATGCAAAGAACAGGTAGTATGTCACTTGAATGCTATCAGAAACTTGAAGAGTATGAGAAATCGATTGAAGATTATAGAGATGGCTTGCTTGATCAAGGGGCACCCCCAGGGGTGGTGTTGCGGGGTGAAGCACAATATTTGTTGGAAGCAATCAGATATATTTTGGAAAACTGCATTGCGCTTCGAAAACCCATAGATCCGTAACCATAATGAATGATATGTGAATTGATGATATGGAAACCCCCAACATTAAAAATGTCTACTTACAAAATGTTAACATCTTTGGTGTTGGGGGATTTCCTATCAAACCGAAAGATTACGTTGATGACTATTTCATTCCTTGGTTGAGGGAGGATTCTTTATGGGAGTCCAATCTCAAAAATTTAATCGATTGCTGCAATGCCAGGCAAGTAAAATTTTTACTTGGGGATGAGTGCTCTGAAGAGATTGATATACAATTGTCAATCCCAACAGACCACCCTGATTCCGAGGAGTTTCGAATTCTTGGTGTATCAGGATGTAAGAAACTACAGGAGTATTGGATAAATTGGTTTTCTCCTGTCAATGGCAAGAGTGAACAAGGAACTATTAGATTATGGAATAATTGGAGACAGTCGATAAATTCTCTTTCAGAATATTGGAAAACCACCCCTTCCGCAAAAATCTGTAAGGACATTGTTCATCCATCATTCATAGAAAGCGGCATGGTTCCTTACCTTCCTATGAACGGACTTCCGATCTGTGACTATACATGGAAGATAGCAATATGCGGTGGAGATGGTAATACAGATTTACACCCCCCCCACACAATTCCCTTTAGCGAAAATTGGTGGATGGCTTACATAAATGCGAGAGTTGTCGGGAAAAAAGTGCCCGCAATAAATCCAGTTTGGTTTAATCGAATGTATCAAGAGTATGATAGAGGATTCCGAATATCATGTGTGTCTAAAGTATTAAGTGATCTGTCCGTAGATTGGCCTGGTGTGAGTTTCGGAGCGATCCCTGCTGGAGTAATTACATTCAACTCAAGTTCTCCTTGTACTGGATTGGGCAATTTGAATTCACTACCAACAGATGTCAAAAGGTGGAAAATTGACTCTTCGGACTATAAAACTCCTTACATATTCACCGAAAAGCAAAATGTATTTTCGGGAGAGTGTTTAAATTCTGTTATTCCGATTGGATCTTCGATGCAGTCCCGATGTTTCTGTAAAAGCAAATTACATACTGTGAATGGCATAACAATTCGTGAATATACTCTGACGGAGAATTGTCAATGACAGATTATTATTATCACAGCACCATCAGAAAAGTTGTAGTGGCTTTTGCATCTTTGTTTAATGACATATATGTGTCGAGAAAAGGTGCTGATGGTAGTGAGATTGAAAGAATCAAAGTTCCAATCGCATATGGACCCAAGCAAAAGTTTTTGGCTAGACTTGATAGAATAGGTAAGGATTTCGATCAACCAATAAAGATAGAGTCTTATTTACCGAGACTTTGTTTTGAAATTGGTAACCTTCAATACGATTCCTCTAGAAAGTTAAACAGCATACAGAAAACTGTTGCATATTCTTCAGACAACGATTTATATCGTAGATTGGAGAAGGTTCCATACAACATGTCTTTGACATTGAGTATCATGACTAAAACGATGGATGACAATCTTCAAATAATGGAGCAAATTCTTCCGATGTTCGGTCCTGAATTCACTTTTACAATCAAGGCTGTTGAACCAACAGATGTAGATGTTGACGTTCCTCTCGTATTCTCTTCGTCATCTATGAGTGATGGTGATGATGGGAGTTACGGAGATTACTCCACAAGAAAGATTACACTTTCAAATATTCAATTTACTGCAAAGATGTATCTGTATGGTCCTGTCAAGAGACAGAAACTCATTACACAAACTGAGGCAACACTTATTGATACTGATTTTGTTGATTCTGGTCTTACTAACCCACCAAAATACGCTGATATTGTTGCCATGCCACAGCCTGATGCTAATCCTCTAACTTATGATCCGAACGACTTAGGAAAAACGGGTGGAGCATCAGTTGTCATTACGGAAAATACAGGATGATTATGGACTCTAATTCCAATATAGCAAAAGAACTTGATATCAATATTGATGTGACTGAACCGAAGAAAATTCAACCGGTTAAATCGGAGATTGAATCTAAACCATACAAGACATCTGAAGCAGATGATGATTACAACGAGGTCCGCAAGAATTTGAAAGTTGTAATTGAGCAGTCTAATAGTGCAATACAAGGCATTCTAGAACTTGCTGAAGATAGTCAGCAGCCCCGTGCATATGAAGTGGTTGCACAGTTGATCGGCCAAACTCTTGAGGCAAACACCAAACTGATAGACTTGCACCGCCGTATGAAAGACATCAAAAAGGAAGATGCACCGTCAAAAGCAGCAAGTGTAACCAACAATAGTATCTTCGTTGGCAGCACGGCAGAGTTGCAAAAAATGATCAAGGCACAGCAGAAGCAGATGATCGATGTGAAGCCGATTGAAGAGTCCAAATAATGCGTAAAACTGATGACACATATCTTGGCAATCCGCTACTCAAAGGCGGAAACATCAAGATTGAATTCACCAAGGATCAGTTGGAGGAGTACATCAAATGCTCCCAAGATCCTGTTTACTTCATGGAAAACCACATGAAGATTGTGACTTTGGATCAGGGTTTAGTGACTATTACTCTGTATGACTTTCAGAAAGAAATTGTCAGATCGGTTCATGACAATCGATTTACCATCTGCAAGATTCCCCGTCAGTCGGGAAAGACAACATGTCTTATTGGTGAGATAGTGCATCAAGTTCTGTTCAATCAGAATTACAAGGTGGCAATTCTTGCAAACAAATTGAAGACGGCCACCGAAATTATGGACAGAGTCAAGATAGTGTATGAAAACTTGCCTAAGTGGATGCAGCAGGGAGTCATCGAATGGAATAAGACTAGTATCACACTTGAGAACGGATCGAAAGTCATGTGTTCATCCACATCGTCAAGTGCGGTTCGTGGATCGTCATATAACTTCCTTCTCTTGGATGAATTTGCATTCGTCCCTGATGAAATAGCAGAAGACTTCTTTGCATCAGTCTATCCCACCATCACAGCAGGACAGACAACAAAGACTGTGATTGTTAGTACTCCGAATGGACTGAACCTGTACTACAAGTTGTGGCAGAATGCCAAACAAGGAAGATCAAACTTCAAAGCAGTAGAAGCACATTGGTGGCAGATTCCTGGTCGTGATGAGAAGTTCAAAGCAGAGACAATCAAGAACACATCTGAACGGCATTGGGCTTCAGAATACGAGTGCGAGTTCCTCGGTTCACAAGACACACTAATCAAAGCATCGAAACTTGCTTCATTGTCTTTCTCGGAACCAATACTTAGAACAAGTGATGGTCTTTGCGTGTATGAGTCCCCGAAGGAAGCGCATTTATACTCTATTACAGTAGATACGAGTAGGTCTATAGGCCAAGACTATAATGCGTTTGTTGTTACTGATGTCACGCAAGTTCCGTACAAAGTTGTTGCAAAGTACAGAAACAATCAGATACCAAATGCGGTTTATCCGAATGTGATCTTTTCTGTCGCAAGCAAATACAACGAAGCCTATGTTCTAGTTGAAATCAATGATGTTGGTCAGCAAATTGCTGATCTTCTTCGGGAAGAGTTAGAGTATGAGAATATTCTTGAGGTGGTTGTTAAAGGAAAGAAAGCACAAAAACTAGGAGTTGCCTACGGAGGAATGCGATCTTATTCTGGTCTCAAGATGAGTGTGCAGACCAAAAAACTAGGTTGTATGGCTCTAAAAGAAATGGTAGAAGGCAACAAATTAATACTCAATGATTTTGATGTTATATCTGAATTGAGTACATTTGTTTCTAAAGGACAATCCTATGAGGCAAGTTCAGGATATCACGACGATTTAGTGGCATCTCTTGTACTTTTTGGGTGGATGACAACTCAGCCATATTTCCAAGAACTGACAAATATTGATACAAGAAGACGAATTTATGAGGAAAAGATCAAAAAACTTGAGGAGGATCTTACTCCATTTGGGTTTGTCGGAAACCATGAAATAGATGATGCGACTGAATCGATTAGAGAGTTGTCTAGAGAAAGCACGGGACAGCCAATTATAAGATCTGATTGGGGTCTACAATCAGACGAGATTCTATGAAACACTAAATACCCTCGACTAACCAAAGTCTATTAAATTAGGAGACTATTCAGATGGCATTCCAACTTTCTCCAGGTGTAAATGTAACAGAGCGGGATCTTACAACGATTGTACCGTCTGTCGCCACTACAAATGCAGCATTTGCTGGCATATTCTCATGGGGTCCAATGAACAAGCGGGTTCTGATTGATAGTGAGAATGCCCTTGCAAGAACATTTGGCCTTCCAAATAATCACAATTTTCAATATTGGTTTACTGCGGCAAACTTTTTGCAATATGGAAATAATCTTCAGGTGGTAAGAACATCAGGAATGACTGCGTTCAATGCCACATCTATTACCGGTGCGGCAGAAGAACTTAGAGTCAATAATGACGATGATGTGAATAATGCATCGTTGACTGCACATGGAGTGTTTTTTGCCAAATATCCTGGTGCGTTGGGAAATTCAATTGGAATTCAAATTTGCGGATCTGAAGCATCTGTTTTTGATGAAGATGGTGGTGATTTGATAGATCCAGGATTTGCTGATTGGGCATATTCCGATGAATTTGATGGTCCTCCGGAAACCAGTGAATATGTTTCCAGTTTAGGGGGGAAATCGGATCAATTTCATTTAGTTGTTATTGATACAACTGGAAAGTGGACCGGTGCATCTGGAAGTGTTCTTGAGAGATTTGCAAATCTCTCTCAAGATAAAGATGGACAGGATTTCAATGGAATATCCTCTTACTATAGAGAAAGAATTAATTCAAGTTCAAGGTACATTGGATGTCCATTGGATAATATCGATAGTGCAATTGGAAATACTGCTTTAGTAAACGGAGTCGCAGAAGGCTCAACGACAAATTACAAATATGTTCATGTAAATACTGATCAAGAAGATAAAATGCCATCAGATTCTAAATCATTTGGCGTTTTAAAATATGTTCTTCAGGGCGGGAAAGATCCAGTGGTGGATAATACTCCCGAATCATATGTTCAAGTCGCCTTTAGTCTAACGGGTGGAGGATATAACGCATTCAAGGATTCTGAGATTGCCGATGTCAATTTAATACTAGGTGGTCCAGAATATTGTCCTCAGAGCGCATCAGATGAAAAATTGGAAGAGTCATATCAAACAGTCGGTAAGATGCTTAAAGACCTTGTTGATGCTAGGAAGGACTGTGTCGCATTTCTTTCTTGTCCGATCAATAATGCAAGCATGAGCGAAACGGACAAGTTGAGTATTGCTAAGAAGTATCGTAACGATATCGGTTCTTCGTCTTATGTGGTCATCGATAGTGGTTACAAATATATGTACGATATCTACAATGATAAGTATCGTTGGGTTCCTTTGAATGGAGACATCGCCGGATTGTGCGCTCGGACAGATTCCACCAATGATCCTTGGTATAGTCCCGCAGGATTCAATCGGGGTAATATTAAAGGGGTTGTTAAGTTAGCATTTAATCCAACGCAGAGTTTCCGTGATGAATTGTACAAGAACGGAATCAATCCAGTTGTAACATTCCCCGGTGAAGGAACAGTCCTTTATGGCGATAAAACTGCACAAGCAAAGCCATCTGCATTCGACCGCATCAATGTGCGCCGTTTGTTCATCGTCCTTGAAAAGGCAATTGCAACGGCCTCAAAGTATAGCCTTTTCGAATTCAACGATTCATTCACACGGGCACAGTTTGTGTCTCTAGTTGAACCCTTCCTTCGTGATGTTCAGGCTAGAAGAGGAATCATCGACTTTAAAGTTGTTTGTAACGAAAGAAACAATACACCTGAAGTCATCGACGGCAACCGATTTGTGGCTGATATTTACATCAAGCCCAACCGCAGCATCAATTTCATCCAACTGAACTTTGTTGCTACAAGAACAGGTGTTTCGTTCAACGAGGTTGGGGCGTAATTCATCATCTCTACAAATATAAATTAGGAGAAAAAAATGTCACAATTTAGTATCGATGGATTCAGAGCAAATCTTGTAAATGGCGTAGCCAGAAACAACCTATTCCTAGTTCAGGGCAACTTTCCAAATGCAGGACTTGGTGCAGTCAATTTTGCAGCAGCGGCAGCGGGGGCTTTGCTTGGTGCCGCCGCAGCAGGAGCGGTAAATGCCGTTGCTGGTGCATTAGGAGCAGGAAGCCCAAACAATCAAGTTTCGTTTCTGGCAAAATCAGCATCTATTCCTAATAGTGTGTTGAATATAGGCACAGCAAATTATATGGGTCGGCAGTTTAAGTATCCTGCTGATCGCACGTTCAATGACTGGAATATCACAGTCTACAATGATGGAGCATATACTCTTCGTAAAGCGTTTGAATCGTGGCAAAATACAATTAACACGAATAAGACCAATGTTGGTCCAAATGCAATGAACACATTTATGACAGATTGGTATGTGTCTCCACTTACCCGTGAAGGTAATGTGATTACTACTTATAAGTTCGTTGGATGCTGGCCTTCAACACTAGGCGAAATCGCCCTAGACATGGGTCAACAATCTGAGCCTTCAAATTTCCAAGTTACTATGACATATCAGTACTATGAAATTGCGAATGTCACCACTTGATCCATAAATAAGAAGACGCTCTCCCAGGATCAAGAATAGGAGCGATAATATATCATGGCAGAACTATTTGGATTCAAACTAGAGCGGTCCAAGAAGCAGAAGGAAAACTTCAAAGCACTAAAGTCGTTCGTGGTTCCAACCTCGGACGATGGTGCCATTCCAGTAGAAGCCGGTGGTTTCTATGGTCAATATGTTGACCTAGACGGAACGATAAGAAATGACTTTGAATTGGTCATGAAATATCGTGAAATGGCAATGGACCCCATTACAGAGATTGCTGTTGATGATATTGTCAACGAATCAATTGTTCTTGGTGAAAAGAAAGCACCTGTGAAGATCATACTTGATCGTCTGAAACAGCCAGACAGCATCAAAGAGAAGATTCATGAAGAGTTTCGTAACATTCTGAGAGTGTTGCAGTTTGAAACTAAAGGAGCAGACATCTTTCGCAGATGGTATGTGGACAGCCGAATCTATTTCCACATCATAGTTGATGAAGAGAATCCACAGAAGGGCATTCTTGAGTGCCGATATGTTGACCCGATGAATATCACGAAGATTCGTGAGTTCAAGAAAGAGACACTCAAGGACGGCACGAAAGTCATCGCTGGATATCATGACTTCTACATCTACAACAAGGATAATCCCCGTCAGGGTGGAAATGTCAGCGGAACGAAAATCAGCGACGATGCAATTGCATTCTGTTCGTCAGGATTGATGGACTCTCGTTACAAGAGAATCGTTGGATTCCTCCACAAAGCAATCAAACCACTTAATCAATTGAGAATGCTTGAGGACGCTGTTGTGATCTATCGCATCAGCCGTGCCCCTGAACGAAGAATCTTCTATATCGATGTCGGTAATCTTCCGAAGACCAAGGCTGAAGCATATGTGAAGGGGCTTATGAATCAGTATCGTAATCGATTAGTTTACGATGCCAACACAGGTGATATTCGTGATGACCGTAAGTTCATGAGTATGCTTGAAGACTATTGGCTCCCTCGTCGTGAAGGTAGCAAGGGAACAGAAATTACTACTCTACAGGGTGGTGCGAATCTGGGTGAACTCACCGATGTGGTGTACTTCCAAAAGAAACTATATCGTGCCTTGTCAGTACCAGTAAGTCGCCTTGAGCAGGACAAGCAATTCATGCTTGGGCGTTCTACGGAAATCACCCGTGATGAGGTTCGATTTACGAAGTTTATTCACAGACTTCGAACTAGATTTAGTGAGTTATTCTTCGATTTGCTCAAAAAGCAGTTGATTTTGAAGAAAATCATCACTCAAGATGATTGGCCGGACTTGCGGGAATCTGTCTACTTCGACTTCGTGAAAGATAATCTATTCACCGAATTGAAGAATAGCGAAGTCCGCAAAAACCAAATAGATGAATTGGGGAACATTAAACCATACATAGGTAAGTACTATTCTCATGAATGGGTGCGGAGAAATGTTCTTGGTCAATCCGAAGCAGACATTCGGGATATGGATCGGCAAATTGAGAGAGAACGCAATGCAGGCAAGATCGAACCCGATACTTCACAGTTCGGCCTTGCATAAAGGAAGATATGGACGAACAGACAGGAGACATTCTCAAGTCAGTCATCGAAACTCTTATGAAGAAAGAGGCGGGAAAATTCCGTGCCATCATTCAGAAAGAGTTGGCATCTAAAGTACACACTAAGATCGAAGAACTGAAGAAGGCTCTATCTGTAAACATTGCTAGCGAACCAAAGACGGTAAATGAAATTCCGATGGCACCCTCTGCTCCTGTTACAACGACACCGACGAACAGCATGGATACGATGGGTACAGGTTCACCCGCACCAGTTAAACCCCTGAAGCCTAAAGATATCAAGATAGTCCCGACAGCGGCAGGAGCAAATAAAGACGATGTGACACTTGACCCGAACTTCGAAAAGGAGTTCTATGTCAATTCATACGACTACAAAGGACAGAAAGTTATTGTTAAGCAAGTGGGAACGGGATTTGGCAAACCCGTTCGTATTTACATCAACGATAGAAGATGGGAGTTCTTTCCTGGTCCTAAAACTGCTGAGAAAGCAACCAAGACATACATTGATCAGTTGATGAAAGATGCTAAGAAAGATCCAGATCTTGCAATTAGCATGACGAAGAAAGTTGAAAACGACAAAAAGGCTGGATTCGCTGAACCGCCGCCCGAAATTCAAACTTCAGTTACGAAGTCAGATACATCGACAAAAACAGTTGATTCATCTAAACCAAAGAAGATGAAGAAGTAAGGAAGATTATATGGAAAATCCAAACAAACTTCAAGAGACTGTGCAAATTGATGGAAGAACTAAGATGTACAAAGAGACCGTTGCTCGTCTTGAGCAGGCTAGAAAACTGCGGGAAGAACGCAAGAAAGCCATGCAAGAAAATAAGTACAACGGTCTTTATGATGATGGATCAGGAAAGGGCGCATTTGTTCCCGAGCCAATAATCAAACGAGGAGCCGCAATGGAAAGCAAAGACATAGTTGCAAACGCAATGAAGATGGTTGAGATGTATAAGAAACTCCGTGAAGAGAAAAAGAAAACTCTCATGGGAGCAAAAAAGGAGTCTGTTCAGTCTGAACCCATCAACGACGATAAGAAGTTGACTAGAGGACAGATGATGGACGCTATCGGCATGAATAACACAGGTAAATTTGAAGTCAGCGAAGAGGAACTCTCACCCAAGCAAAAGGCATATCGGGCGTTCTTTGAGAAAGCACTCAAGAAGTTCGGTAAGAAATCTCCTGCTGCTATGGACGATGGTGAAAAGAAGAAGTTCTTCGATTATGTGAAAGCGAATTGGAAAGGATAATGCTGAAACTTCAAATCACATTTAAACTTCCAAAAACCACAAATGACTTTGCGGCGAAGTTTAAATCTGCAAATATCAGAGGGGCTTCGGTAGAAAAAGTCTCAGATAAATTATTGATTATAGATTGCGAGGACAAAAAAACTTATTCTCTAGTCAAGCAATTCATTTCCAATAAAGACAATTGGAAATCTCCTGATCCAAAAATCAAATTATCGCAACAGTCAGCATCAACAAACAGCAACGAAACACTCAAATTAAATGCCAAGTCTCAAAGTCAATTTTAAAACCCCAAAACAATCCAAGGAGTTCATGAAGAACTTCAGTGTACTGGGACTGAAAGGTACCACTGCGAATGAGCAGGGTGGGGCAATTATAATTAAGACTCCCGACAAAAAGTCTCACGAATTTGTGAAACAGATGATAAATGACTTAAAAGCAGACATGAAATTGGAGCAAGTATCTGCAAATATGGTAAACGCTATCATCGAATCCAATGATAGTGGCGAAAATTTGGTTGTAAAAACACTAGACGGCTCTGAGGTCATAGTGACACCAAAATTATCAAGTGAATTTATTCATTTACACGACAACATAATTAATGAGGACAATTTATCCTCTGTTTTGATTAGTCTACTCATAGAAAGTAAAGATTCGTTTGAGAAGACAAGCAATTTCGTGAATAAACTACCAAAGAATGAGAGCAAATAATGTCAGCAAGTATTAAAACCGATTTAGTAATTACTAAAAATAGATATGTTGTATTATTAAATTTTCCAACCACAGCCCAATCATTTGTAATTGGTCTTACGAATACCGCTTTTGATGCTATTCGTGGTGAAACGGGAGAGAGAATATTTGCACAATCGGGTATTACAAACAATTCTGCTGAGATCACACGAATAATGTATACCACGGCGTCATCATCAAATAGTGTTTTACTACGTTGGGGCCAAGAAGGGCACATTAATGGTCCAACTGCATTCATTTGTCAAGGTCAAGTTGGCGATTTTAATTTTGAGAGAATGGCAATTAAAAATACTGCAACTGGTCCGAGTGGAACACTAGTTGTAACAACTGTGGGAGGAGGAAACACCCCTACAAGTGTGTTGCTTGAATTTGCTGTTGGATCTGGATCCATTACTCCTCCTGGCTATCTCAGTCTATAAGGAACTCAAACATGAAACTTATCACAGAAGTAAACGAAGGTATCGAAATCATCACCGAAGCCACAGCAAGTGGCGAGAAGAAGTACACCATTGAAGGAACATTTCTTCAGGGAGATATTACGAACCGAAACAAGCGTAAGTATCCGTTTGAGATGTTGAAGACGAAAGTCAATGACTACATCAAAGAGTTTGTCAATCAGAAGAGAGCATTCGGTGAATTGGGTCACCCAGATGGTCCAACCATCAATCTTGAGCGTGTGTCGCACATGATTACTGAACTACAGGCTGATGGTAAGAACTTTTACGGTAAAGCAAAAATTATGGATACCCCATACGGAAAGATCGTAAAGAATCTTATCGATGAGGGTGCAAAGTTAGGTGTTTCAAGTCGTGGCATCGGTTCAATCGAAGAGAAGAATGGCGTAAATGTTGTTAAAGATGATTTTCGCCTTGCAACCGCTGCTGACATAGTTGCAGATCCGTCTGCTCCAGACGCATTTGTTCGTGGAGTGATGGAAGGAAAAGAATGGATTTATGAGAACGGAATCCTCAAAGAAAAAGATATTGATGAGATCCGTCGTGAGATCAGCCGAACATCATCCCGCAAATTAGAGGAAGCCTGCATGAAGGCATTCCAACGCTTTATATCGAAACTTTAACCCTTACTAAATAACCCTTACGAAGGAGACATCCATGTCCGACGCTAACGAAGAAATTGAACAGATCATCGATGAACTGCTTGAAGATTCAAGCGACACTACCATCGAAGAAGAAGAATCGAAGACCGCTCAAAAAGCCAATCTGACGAAGGTTGGAAAGAAGCCCGTTCCTCCTACTAAAACTAAGAAAGAAATGACTGAAGAGGAAGAAGAGGAAGAAGAGTTGGCATCGGAACAAGCCGTAACCAATGCTTCGAAGAGAGGCTCTGGCAAGGGTAAGTATGTTGGTCTTTACAAGGACGGGACTGGTAAAGGAGCAGAAGTTCCTGAGCCAGTCGCTACCGATACATCAGACTCGGGGAGCAAGTTGTCCGCTAATGTGAAGGCTAAGAAGTCGATGCGTGAAGACATCGAAACCCACATGGATGCCATGTTTGACGGTGAAGAACTCACAGAAGACTTTAAGACCAAGGCTTCGACAATCTTCGAAGCCGCTCTTCAGGAGCGTGTTGATGCTATTCAAGCAGAATTGCAAGAAGAGTATCAGAGCCGTCTTGTCGATGAAGTCGATGAGATCAAGAAGGGACTCACCGAACAACTCGACTCATACCTTTCGTATGTTGTTGAAGAGTGGATGGAAGAGAACCGTCTGGCTGTCGAAAAGGGAATCCGCACTGAGATTGCAGAAGAATTCATGCAAGGACTTCGTAATCTGTTCCTTGAGCATGACATCTCGGTTCCCGAAAGCAAGGTCGATCTCACTGATCAACTTGCAGAAACCGTCGAGAGCATCAAGGGTCAACTTGATGAGGAGATGAACAAGAACATCGAACTCAAGAGTGAGATCGCAAAGTATCGTCGGGCACAGATCCTTGAAGAGGCTTCTGCTGACCTTGCCGATACTCAAAAGGAAAGATTTGCTGTGCTTGCTGAAGGAATCACCTTCGAAACAGAAGATGACCTCCGTAAGAAGGCACAGATAATCAAGGAGTCGTACTTCAATCATAAGAAGCCCGTACTCCGTGAGGAAGCAATAGCAACCTCACATGAAGGAAGCATTGATGAAGTGGCAACTCCATCGACGGAGACTCTATCAGAATCAATGGCTAGTTATGCACAGACCTTGTCACGGCTGAACCGCCGCTGACCAAATAGTTTCATTCGCTAAATAAAACCGTACTAAAAGTACTCAACTTAGGAGAACCCAAAATGGATCTAACCATTTCAGAAGCACTTCAGAAGAAGTGGAAGCCAATTCTTGAGCATGCGGACCTTCCAGAAATCAAGGACGCATACAAGAGGGCTGTTACGACAATGCTGCTGGAAAACCAGGAGCAGTACCTCAAGGAAGCCGCACCCACTAACTTTGCAGGAACCATGCCCGATACCGGCGGTGTTGCAAAGTGGGATCCGATTCTTATTTCGCTCGTCCGTCGTGCAATGCCGAACCTGATCGCCTATGATATCTGTGGTGTTCAGCCGATGAGTGGCCCGACTGGCCTTATCTTCGCCATGCGTAGCCGCTACATTAATCAAAATGGCCCTGAGGCTCTGTATCAGGAAGCAGATACGGCATTCGGTGGTTCAGGCTCAACTGGTGTTACGGCTGATGGTGTCTATAACACATCAACATTTGCAGCAAACTCGACGGGTGTTGATCCTTTCGAAACTGCGAACGGTCCTACCAAGCCGTCATCAGCAGGCGGAATCGCACGGTCAACACTTGATGGCGAAGCCCTCGGTGACACGACTACTAACGCATTCCCGCAGATGGCATTCAGCATTGAAAAGACCACGGTCGAAGCAAAGACCCGTGCTTTGAAGGCTGAGTATACGATGGAACTCGCACAGGACTTGAAGGCAATCCACGGTCTCGACGCTGAAACCGAACTCGCCAACATCCTGTCGAGTGAAATCCTCGCTGAAATTAACCGTGAAGTGGTTCGCACTCTGTATCAAACCGCTAAGTTGGGTGCCCGTGCAGGGACCACTCAGACCGCTGGCGTGTTTGATCTAAACATCGACTCAAACGGTCGTTGGAGCGTTGAAAAGTTCAAGGGTCTGCTCTACCAGATTGAGCGTGAATGCAATATGATTGCCAAGGAAACTCGTCGTGGCAAGGGCAACTTCGTCCTTTGCTCGGCAGATGTCGCCTCGGCACTCAGCATGGCAGGCATCCTTGACTATGCACCGGCTCTTTCAACCAACCTGAATGTGGACGATACGGGTAACACCTTCGCTGGTGTGCTGAACGGTCGTCTGCGTGTGTACATCGATCCTTACGCTTCGATGACAACATCACACGACTTCTTCATGGTTGGTTATAAGGGATCGTCGGCATATGACGCTGGTATGTTCTACTGCCCGTATGTTCCGCTGCAAATGGTTCGTGCAGTTGGTGAGCAGTCCTTCCAGCCGAAGATCGGCTTCAAGACCCGTTATGGTCTGGTGAACAATCCGTTCGCCACGATTAAGGACAATCTGACTATCTCAGATCCTTATTCAGCAGCAGCCAAGCGGTCAAACTGCTACTACCGCATCGTGAAGGTCACGAACCTGTTCTGATCGGTAAAGGTCACCCTGTTCTACAGGGAATTTCGCTACGGGGCTGTGAGGAGAAATCTTCACAGCCCTTTTCCTTTGGTTCTAAATAAATGAGATGGGAAATACTCCAAACATTCCTGATGACAGAATTGCTGGTATTCTAAATCAGCAACCTCCTAATACTAATGTTGCCTATGCATCAAATTTTCGACTATTCATACCAAAGGTGAAACTGGGGGTGTATTTCTGCACCGAGGTTACATTTCCTGGTTGGGAATGTCCACCGGTTAGATTACCAATTCGGTTTGCACCATCACTGAAATTTTGGGGGAACAAAGTCACCCATGGAGAAATATCAGTAAAGTTCATAGTGAACGAAGATTATTCAAACTACTATGAGATGAGCGATTGGTTCAAAAAGAGTCTTGTGTGGGAAGATTTCTTCAAGAACGGAACTGATGTACAATTATTGACAAACACCGCACATCTTCTCATATTGTCTAACAAGAAGAATCCCGTTGCCACATTTAAGATAAATGGACTTATGATAACAGGACTATCATCTATTGATTATAATAGTGGAACAACCGATGCACCAATCACAACGGCGACCGCTACCATGCAATTTTCAACTTACGATCTTGAGGAGTTCAAGTGATGAATCCACAACCTCAAATCGAAAATTTTGAACGGTTTGGTATACTTGGTAATCAAGCCATCAATACGAATCTGGCTCTAAACACAAACTTCAGGTTTATTCTGAAGAAAATTCCATATACAACATATTTCTGTACGTCGATTACTACACCATCATCAACATCCGAGCCAATGAGTTATGATTACATAACTGCTGCACAACTTAAATTGCCCGGAGGAAGAACTAATACTGATATTTCTATACGGTTCATTATATCCGAAGACTTCAAGAACTATATGGAAATAGTCAATTGGTTTAGATACAGTGTTGCTTATCGTGATTTTTCGAAGATAGAACCAGAGAGTATAGTTGGTCCTTCGGATGGTCAAATGCTTCTATTGAACAATAAGAAGAATCCCATCTACATGATCAACTACAGAAATTTGATACCAACAAATCTATCTGGATTTACATTAACCAATTCCGAGAGCGAGCCGTCTGTTTTGACTGCAACAATTCAGTTTGTTTATGATACTTACAGCGTAAACAAACTCAATTAAGGTTTAGGTCTAATCGGTTTACTAGCAGATTTGGAAGATCCTTTGGATCTGCGATCAGTTGAACGAAGAGGTTTTGCCGCTCTCATCGGTTTCATTGTTGATTTTCTTCTGGGCATTCTCTATCTCCATTTGAATTTTTTCAATACGAGAGACTATCTCTACATTGTTTGAAACTAATTTCTTCGCATTGATTATGAGTTCTTTAGGACAATTCTTTACTGATTCAAGGTTCTTGATTGTTTTGATTAGTTGCTTTGTATTGCTATCGTAAAAACTCCTCATGGAGTAAAGTTTCTCTTTCTTAATATTATCCGGTAAAGATCGGAACCACTCAACTATTTCAAGAGCCGATTTGTCATCCATTCTTTCTCACTCCGCTAAGTTGGAGCGTTAGGATTCCATCCCTATGCTCCATACTGATTAGTACATGGTCCCATCCTTGAGACTTTGCAAGATCAACTTCGATCTTGCATATTCGGTAGAACATCTCAGGCATAAACTCTTTATTGAGTTTGTATGTTGCCTTTCGAATGACTTGTCTGTTGGGGAGATTTGATTCAGACATGATAGTGTTTATGGTGTGTGTTGTCTAGAGAGTCTTGAAAAGTTTGAACACATTCTTTTATGTCCTCAAGCAATTGGAATTCATAAATAGTTTAGTAGTGTTGGAACCCCTAAGAAAGGTTGAATATGTTCGCACCTGAACTCATATCATTGATTGGCGGATCCGCCGTTGGATTTCTCTTCAAGTTCATGGCGCAGAAAGCGCAAGATCAGAAAGAGATGTTCAATCGCCTCATAGAGGCAAACAAGAGAACAACTGAGAATCAAGATAAGGCAGCAGAGCGTGTGCCTCTTGATGTGGGCAAGGGGGTCCGTCAGTTGATTGTGCTTTCAGTCCTGTTCGGAACTCTTCTTGCTCCGTTTATTCTCCCATTCTTTGGTGTACCCACATTCGTTGAAGTGGACACCAATACATCAGAGGCACTGTTTGGATTAGTTCCTGCTACAGCAAAGAAGTATTTTGTTGAAGTGAACGGATTTGTTTATGCCTCTGAAACACGACAGATTCTTGTAAGTATCGTCGGTTTCTACTTCGGAACCGCAGCAGCAACAAACAGAAGTTAAGGAGTTACCATGAACATCAAACTATTATCGTTTACTGCGCTCCTTTTCCTTGGTGCATGCTGCACGGCTCCCGAAATTGTTCCTGACTCAACAGGCGACTCGGTCATCATGTTGAGCCTGAAAGAGCAGATCGCAAAGAACAGCAAGATCGATGCGGGTTGGGGATGGATTGCTTGGTATCTGCCTGTAGTAGGTCTTGCGGGGGCTTGGGCATGGAGAGAACTGATCAAGAAGCCTTTCACATGCGATACATGCGAGTTCGAAAAGAGCAAAGCCGTCAATGCCTACAAGAAGATCAAGGCCAATGAAGAAAAGGCCAAGGCTGATGCAGCCAAGGCCGATAAGCAAGAAGACGAAAAGAAAGAACAGGATCAACCAACTGATCCTGATCCGAAGCCTAATCCTTGATCAATTGTAGACAACGGACTGCCATCCGTCTTCGGTGTAATTCTTCCACACCGACCGTGCACTTGACTTGCTCACAGTTGTGGAGTATGTCCACTTGATGACTCCTGACTTTCCAGATCCAAGAAACAGACTGATGACGGAATCATCGTTCGGAACCTTCACGAACCGAATCCACCCCGCTTTGTCTTTCGACTGAAGCATCGGATCGCTCTTGGTGAAATCTGCCATCGTGGCAACAGGAAGTTTAGGGGAGTCGTTGTTCACGATTCAATTATAAGGTTTGAATCGGTTTCTGTCAAGGGGCATTTACGAATTGTCCAATAACTCTTCTGCCTCCTGAATACTGTCCACCTTCCGAATGAACAGAGGAGTACCCTCCCCCACCCATGCTCCAATGGTATTGGTGTGTAGGTACTCATAAGCCTCGTCAATAGTCATACCGTCACGCTCGACCAGAACGCTTGCACACTTATCAAGATCATATACGATAATTGGCACATTGTTATCGATCCTAGACCCCACTCCAATGACGCAGTCTTCGAACCCATCCGCCTTCATAGTTCGGGGTTCAGGGCGACTCTGTCTAGCCTCTGGCTTGCCCTCTGTACCTTCCCCCTCTTGCCACCCGCTCCGATCAGGGATCGTGGAGATCGCCTCCTGGGGGCTTTTCTGATGCATAGTCCAATAACACCTTTCCGCATCCCTCTTGGTGGTGTATGGGCGGCTGACATTCCCGTTGATATCGGTCCACACCCACCCCATATGGCGGGGACTGTATCGGACCACAGGATCCTTCTCATCAGGATTCATGCATTGGCGGTCCATAACTTCCATGTGGTTTGCAATAATCTGATCCGCCTCCATCTCACTCGGAAAGTGCTTCGTAATGCGTCTTGCAGCCTCACGAACCGCTTTGGGAATTCCCTTACGGATGTAATTTGGGTTGAATGGGCTGAACAGGGAATACATGAAATTTCGGGCGTTATTCATGGCAACAAATTGCTCGTATGGAAGTGTCATAAAAAGTATTATAAGCGTTTTATGTGAGAAGTCAATAAATTTCGAAAAGAAAATTCGGAAAAATAGAAACACTAAATACAGTCGCTGAAGGTATATCCATACCTTGTCCCTACTTGAATTGTTTCTTTTGGTTGTGGGGCTTCATTATCTGATAGTCAAATCAACTAAAAGGAACTACCCCTATGGCAAACTTTTACTGGCAAGGACAAAGTATAACCGGAATTGCCAAATTCGATTGGAACACTAAAGAAAATTGGAAGCAAGTTGAATTCAACTCAAGCGGAACCGGATCAAGTTTTGGTTGGCGGTATGTAACCGCAAACTATGCACCTGGCCCAAATGATGCCGCAATCTTCGGAGCAATTAACGAAGGTGGTGGTGCACTTCAGCCACTTAATGCACTTTCGCCGTGCCTATTTGGAGGATATTCAGGAAATGTTGCTTCAGGAAGTTGGTTAGGTGCAGTAATAGAAACTGGAACCACTGCACAAAGCAGTCTTATCACTATAGTTACAAACCTATCAAGAGAAACTGGAGGCAACAGATATCCGTTCACATTATTCGGAACCGGTCTGACGGCAGAAACTCTGAATTATCTGTACACGGCTGAAGGCATTAGTGGTGTATCTGATGCAGACCTTGTCCCGTGGGCAGCAGGATCACTTCCGAACTCCGGACTTACTAGTGGTGGAGTTTCTGGCGGTCAAGCAATGGTCGCAAGATCAAGATTCCCATTGAAACTAAAAGTTAGTGATTCAATCATGCTGCACCACGATGGAGACAAGTTGATTAAATTTGTTGGTGTCAAATCACTTGTAGATGTTTATGGGACTACAGGCAACACAAAATATGTAAGGACTAATGTTATCCAAAATGGTAAGGGAACAGTTTCAATCTCTTCAGGTGTCTATCAGAACATTTACAACAATGGTGTTGGTTCTTCTATGTACTTGACGGGACTTACATGTGGAACTTTCCGTACAGTTCCAACTTCTGTTTTTGTAGAACCTAATTGCAGATTCAATCGTGTTGAGGTTGGAGGACAATACACCAATCCAATTTGGTTCGGTGGATCATTAGACACCGCATCAGTTGTTAATGAACTCGGTATACCAGGATTGGGTACAACAGGTGTTAACCAAGCAGAATTGGAATCTGGAATTGATATTCAACCGATCTATCAGTGGTGGACTGGTGGTGGTCTGCAAAATCAACCCTACTTTGTATTCGGTATTCCCGGCCCAACTTCACAGCAAGCAGTTGCGAAGAGAATTAGAGTAGCGTCAGTTGATGGTGGTGCATCAGGATCTTCAACGGGAACCGCTGCTTGGAATTCAACTTGGAATCTGACATTCGGGGGTGGTGCAAGTGCAGCAACCATTGAAACCACTAGTGCAATTGTCAGAGTCCAAAATTCCATCAACACCGCAACAACTGTGAATATTGGTACCTTGTTCATGGACAAATCATCTGTACTGGATCTAGCATCAGCAGGAGAATTTGATAATTGGTTCTTTGGATCATTGAGTGGAAACTCGATTCAGGGTGGTATCATTTTCAGAGATGAAAAATCCACGGTCAAAGGAAGCCAAGGTATCAGACTATTCAATACTCAAGTTGTGCTTGGTAATAGATTTGATGTCCGTGGCGGTAAACCAACAGCAACTCTCTCTGAGGGTGGTATGATTTGATAGGATACTAGTTGACAGACAATCAGAATTACAGCACCCCCCCCCGAAAGGGGGGGTTGTTGTTTATAAAGCAAAACCCCCTGCACATTTCCGGTTGTGCAGGGGGTCGCTGAGTTCGCACTCTCTATTATTAAGGCTCTTGACCCTACATGTGCGAAATGCGGGGCTGACTGATGCGGCTGTACATCCGCATTTTCGTCGGCACTAAAAGATCGTCCGGACAATCCTTTAATACCGTCAGGTGCCTCTTGACGGACTAGTCCGTCAACGCTTCGTGCCTATTGGCCTATTTTACTTCGCACGAACGAAGGGGTGTGACTAGCCTTGGCGAACCTCGGCAGGGGCGAACCCTTTTCGTCACACCCCAAGTATATCCCTTTTCCTACCCTCCGTCAATACCTAACATCAAAGTTTTTCGACTTTGAGTTATCGGTCACTCTACCAAAGCAGGCTCGGATCCCTGCATCTGCTTGGTGAGCAAAGCCATGTCGTACTTGTACATGATCTTGGCAAGGAGTTTCATATCCACCTTTGGTTCCCATCCAAGCACACGCTTGGCCTTTGATGGATCGCCAAGAAGGAACGGAACTTCGTTCGGACGGAAGTACTTGGGGTCAATGACAACATGCTTGTTCCAATCAAGCCCTGCCTCTTCAAAGACTTCGGTCAAGAACTCACGAACGCTGTGAGTCTTCTGCGTTGCAACCACATAATCATCTCCCTGTGGTTGTTGCAGCATAAGCCACATAGCCTCCACATAGTCCTCTGCATAACCCCAATCACGAAGTGCGTCAAGGTTTCCAAGGCGCAGTTCAGACTGCAATCCCATCTTGATTCTTGCAGCAGCCATCGTAATCTTACGAGTCACGAATGTCTCACCACGACGAGGACTTTCATGATTGAAAAGAATGCCTGACGATGCGTGAAGACCATATGCATTTCGATACACACGGGTCATGTGATGAGCATGAAGTTTTGCAACAGCATATGGAGACACAGGCATCATGATGCTATTCTCGTTATATCCGACCGAAGGATCATAGTCCTTGCTGTCGCCAAACATCTCAGATGAGGATGCCTGATAGAAACGAGTCTTGGGGCTGAAAGTGCGAATTGCTTCAAGAATCTTTAATGTTCCCGATGCAATACCATCACATGTGTACTCGGGAATCTCAAACGATACCGCAACATGTGACTGTGCAGCAAGGTTGTAGAATTCATCAGGCTTATGTGTCATGATGACATGAGCGACAGCAGACCCATCAGTCAGATCAAAGTGATGCATCTTAAATCTAGGATGATTGAAAAGGTGATCGATTCTTGTCGTACTGATAGATGATGTACGACGCTTGAGACCGATGACCTTATATCCCTTTGCCAAGAGCATGTCGGCAAGATATGAACCATCTTGACCATTTACGCCCGTGATAACAGCAGTCTTTCCATTCCAAATTTCATCTTGCATTATTTACTCCATTCACGCATTCATTGCGTAGTTGTCGTAGTATTTATCGCCTTGCTTTGGGTAATTGTAATCAGGCGATGAATTCATGATAATTTTTGCCTGATTGTTGTTCTTCTCTTCTAGTCTGACCATTTCCTCCTCCAACGAATAGACCATCTTTTCAAGATGATCAATTTGATTAGAGTAGTCTTCCCTCATAGCAGAGACTTGATCAAACGCCACTCCAATGATTCCACTATGGTCCTTTGGAGTCGGAAGAAATCCTGCTTCGGTGAGTTCATCCCAAAGCAAACGAGAATCCTCCTTGTCGAGATGCAAAAATGGTGTGTCGGGAATGTGTACAGAAACTTTCAATCGATCCTTTTTGAGGATGTTCTTGATGCTGACAGGAACGGGAAAAACAACATTCGATCCCTTTCGAAGTATCGCAGAGAAGATCGAAACTGTACCTTCAATATCAATAGAGAAAACGACCATGTAGTCAACACGGTCGGTTCTGCTGTTAATGTTATCAGTCCGATAGAGAGAGTGAATCTTGCTCATGTTCTAAACCTCACAGTATCGTAGTGCGCTTAACTGCGCTCATTCATGAACTTTCCATATGCACCCTCTGGACCGTCGTTGGGAAAGCGGTCGTGCCTGTCCCAATCTGCTTGACGCAGGGATTCATTCTCAAGCACGACACTTTCGATATGTTCAATCACCTTACGAAACGCTGCTCGTTCCTTTTCGCTGTATGCTTCCTTGTCATTCACACAGTCATTGAGGAACTTGATCGCATCGAACTTCGCCTTGGGCTTGGGCTTTCGCTTGGGAGTGTCCCAATCGATGTGCAGTCCACGCTTGAGACCATTTGCGGTGCGAGTGTTACGATAGTTGGATTTCATTAGTTGTGTCCTTCATCTTCGTAGTCACTATCGTCATCATCTTCACCATCTTCGATGAAGTCATCTTCGTCATCCCAACGATCATCGTAATCATCGGGGTAAAAGACATCGTCATCATTCAACGATTCATCATCACAGACTGGCGAGTCACGATCAGCATGCCAATCCCAATTGGCCTGCATGTCATCGTCATCTTCGGAATCGTAGTTGTCAGGATCTCCGCTCATGTCATTGTGGAGAACGGAGGCGTAGTGGTCATCAAGATCGTCATAGGGGTTGGTCATGTGGATTACTCCTGTTTCAGATAGTATAACCCCTTCCTCAAATATTTCAAGAGGTAAACATCACCAAACCAAAGATTTCTTTGGAGGTTATCAGTCTATGTTGGAAACTACCATCCAAGCCCCAAAGGGGTCGGATTTGCGTAGCAATCGTTTAGCCTTGGTTAAGGCTTCCTCCTGCTTTCGTACTTGGTTGAGTGTGCGCTTCAGAGCCTTCTGAAGCCGTCGAATCTCGTCATTCGCCATTTCGGCGTAGTAACCGGACTCTCTAGGGGTCATAGATTCTGCATCCATTTGAGTACCCTCCCATAGTGTTTATGTAAGAGAGGATTCCCAACACCTAGTATTTTTCATGCATACATATTTTCATGGCTATATCCCAAACCGAAACGGCTAGAAGTGCCGTGGAGCAGTTTCTTCTTAGTTATGGGATAGATATCGGATTCTTAATCTCCGGTTTCTTTGGTGCCCTGCTCCTCGTCCCCAAAAACTCCGCACAGCGTGTTGGATCGACTCTTGCTTCCCTTCTGGCGGGCACAGCCTGTGCCAACTACTTGACTCCTGTGGTCATGAGCATGCTTCCAGATGCCGTACAGAGCAACGGAAAGTATGCTGTGGCATTTGTCATGGGGTTTATGGGTTTGAAGGGTCTTGAGATGGTAATTAATCGATACTTTACGGCGCACGAAAAAAAGCCTACTAAAAGAAAAGTAAAGAGATCAACTAAGACAAAGAGGAAATGAACATGGACTGGTTGATGGAAAACAAAGTTTGGTTGAATTTAGCCAGTAATGCAGTTTTGACTATGTCTTTTGCGTCCTTCATCATTTTCGTATTCGGAAGAAGCAATTCAATAATTCATAAGTTCAGTCTGCCAAAATCATTCGCATTGAAGACAGGACTTTCGATTTGCACAATAGGTGCTTTATACAATGCACTTACATTCAGCGACCCTCCTCTTTCAGAGGTTATTCTGAACACGGGTCTAGCCACACTATTCACATGGGCCGCACTATTTCACCATGAGCGGTTTGTGAAAAACTCAAGCGTCAAGGTGGCAAAGAAAAGAAACTTCAAGCGGAAATAAGAGAGTAATCAGATACCCTAAATACAGGCATCTGATGTGATCTCATTTCATATTGGTTCGTCATGTGGTTTCCGTTTTTAAGGAACTGCAAGATGATCAAACCATCACTACCATTACCAACTAATTCAAGTGGCGGAGACTCATGTGAGTCCTGCAAAATGCTTTGCGAGAAATCGAAAGATAAAGTAGAGAAACTTGAGAGCAAGGTCGGAAAGATGACAATCGCTCTGACTGTGTCTGTAACTCTGCTTGGTCAAGAACTTGCCAAAACTGTCATGTCGTATGTTGATAGCATCAACAAGATATCAGATGTCTCAACTGATGGTGAAACAAGTCAAACTGAAGAGAAGGGTGAGCAATCGAATAACTTTGAACTCAAACCGAAGTCACCATTTGTCTTGCCTCCATCCGACAATTCGGATAAGAGCGATAAAACGCCAATGGCTGCAAATGAGCCTAAAGGCGACTCGCCATTCAAACCATCACCATCTACAAATTCACAGTCGAGAGGACAGTCGAATTCTGACATTCAATCATTGCCATCTACTGAAGATATGAGGAATCTCATGCAGAGTGCTTTGAATGAGCCACAGGAATTGCCTAACCTATCTCAGTTGATGTCATATGACCTTGCACCATTCGGTGGGTATGACATGTATACAGTTCCCGCACTCGACTATACAAATATCCCATCGCCAAGTGGAATCTATTTGTTCGCCATGGGTGGAATGTTCGGATCTCGCAATCGTTCATAATAAAGGACAAGAATGAATAAGAATCTCCCCGCTATCGCTCTCGCAACATCATTGGCTGTTCCCGCTTCTGCTGGTCTTGTTAATGGAGGATTTGAATCCTTCCCCGTATGGGGTTATGACTTCTACAGCGGAACCATTCCCGAAGACGGATGGGCAACAACTGCTCCCGACAATCTTATTGAAGTTTGGGGGAATGGATTCTTTGGAGTCCCTGCTTATGAGGGAAACACATTTGCTGAACTGAACGCAAATTATGCATCAACACTCTATCAGCATGTTTCAAATGTGCCAGCAAACGGATCGGTGAACTGGCACTTCGCTCACCGTGGCCGTGATGGTGTAGATACAATGAATCTCACGATCACAGATCTTGGTGCAGATCAATCGTGGGGAGGTGGCGACGATACAGTTCTGTTCACGCAGAACTTCTCAGCAGGCAATACTGACTGGGTCTTCAATTTTGGATCAGTGACCACCCTTGGTAACACAACAAGGTTTGCGTTTGAGGCTGTTAATGCCGTAGGTGGTAACACCCAAGGAAATCTTATTGACTTCTGCGATTTTGACATCAACGCAGTTCCTGCTCCAGGTGCAATTGCCTTGGTGGGTCTCGCTGCGTTCTTTATGTCACGCCGCCGACTTTGATATGAAATTCAAAAACAAAAAGCCCCCGCATTACTGCGGGGGTTTTCTTTTGGACTCGTAGTTCTCTTACTGAGGAACGGTCTGATCGTAGTAGTGCTGACCCTGATCGGTCAGGTTGTACTCGGGATTGCCCTCTTCGTCGTAGACGGTCACTTCGACCAACTTGCCGTTCGTGCCCGTGGGCGCAGAAGCGTTCTCTTCAAGGGCACCCATCAGGATGGAGACTGCCATTGAGGGGTTGGTGGTGAGCATCCACACGGCCACCTCCTGAAGGGACATGGTAGCGGGACGATCCTTGTAGGTCAGCCAGTTCTCAGCGACTTGATCGTCGGCTTGGGCGGGAGGGGGCAGGACGGCAGTAGTGGTCTTCTTCATACGCCATAAGTATACAGACTTTTGGCATTCTGTCAAGCCCCTAAACCACTACCAATCGTGCATGGGATTGGTTTCACTTATCGGACTATCGTGGGTGACCTCACGAACAATTCCCTTGGCGGCATCGGCAAATTCAAGAATCGGAAGTTTCCTAGCCGAATCGATGAGTTTCATGCAATCTTGAATTTCATCAAGGTTATCGAACAGATCCAGATTGACGCATTCCACGCTGATTCCTGATAGAGTGTTATCGTCATTCCAGTACGCATGGTGAATTGCGTATCTGTTAATAATGTTGCCGTCACTATCCCAAAGAGAGTGACGGCAGACTCTGTAGTTATGAATCCTGTCATCGGACATTACTTCTTCTCCGTAAGCCTTACGATTTCACGAACCAATGATTCGATCATGAGAGCGGCATTTCCATATAGTTGAGAGTCTCCACAGATAGAGACCAAACTGTTCTTGGATTCCGCACGAAGTTTTGCAGCAAGCCGTAAAGCATTACTCTGCTTCATGAGCCTACGCAGAGTTGCTCTTGCTTCCTTTTCTGTAGGTTGTTCACTCACTTGCATTCCCCTTGAGAGAAAGAATGTGCTTGGTCACATCCATGGTGATGTTGGTAAGTTCGATCTCTTCCTCTTCGGTGATCCACGAAAGACCAGTCTTAATGACATAGTTCAATTCACGAATCATGCAAACAAGATCGTCAAGTTGGGCATTGTCTTCTTTCCAACTCTCAATACCGTGGAGAGCGACAATCATACCAATAAAGTTGCTCATGTGGCAGTCACTTGGTCTCATCTTTTGTTTCCTCATCTGCGAAGTAGTTGTTGAGAGCGTTCAGAACACTGAGATAGAGATTGGTTCCCCATGTGTCGCCTCTGTCACCAAACTTCTCGGTGACAGACTTGGCGAACGCATAAGAGATCTGCTGAAGATCATCTTGAGAGGGCTTCGTCATCGCTTCCCTGCTTCAAGAATCGGAAGCCCCGCTTCCGTAGGGATGTAGATGACAGAGTTCGAACCCGACTCAAGGTTCTGAATCCAAAGCCAACGGAGGTACGATTCATTTCCTGCGAGAGATTCTCCGATGATAAGATTCGCTTGTGCAACACCATGCGCCCTTTCGATTTCTGCCATCGCTAGTGCCTTGGCGGCTTCACGCTTGGATTCTGCCTCAAGAATCTGAATCTTTCGATTTTGTTCTGCCTGTGCGTATTGCGCCGCACCCTCCATCTCAGCCGCCCACACATTGTACTTCGGCTTCAAATAGGCGCACGATCCCACGACTGCGGTGAGGCCGATAACACCAATGGCAGCGAGAGTGAGGATAGAGTAACCATTTTCGTTTTCGATGTAAGACATTCTGTTCGTTTCCTTTGCTTGAATTAGTTAGAACCAGACATTTGGTTCTTTGGGTTAATTGTATAGTGTTGGGAGGATATGTCAATAGGTAAAGGTGTGAGAACTTACTTTTTCTTTTGAAGCCGAATTGGAGTTATCGGTCTAGATTCCCACTCTTCGGGAAACTGACCTTCGAAGATTTCCTCGACCCAAAGTAGGGGCAATTCTTGTTCGACATCTCTACCGTCAATATCACCGTAGAGCCAACAGTTTCCCTTTGCAAGATCGATTCTTTTGATTTCGTATTTGCCGCTGTCATCATCGTCGGAGATGTAGATCTTGTCTCCAACCTTGAGTTTCGTTGTTTTCATTTCGTATTACCCTTTCTCTTTCTTGAGAACGCTGCTAGACCAAGTGCGAGAATTGGAATTGCACTTGGAGATGGAATTGGAGGTGGGTATGTTACTGATATATCACCAATTTGGTTTGGAATCATCGGAAACGATACACTCTCCACTCTATCAAACTGAACAGGAATGTAGAGATCCTGATTCATGGTCTGAATCGCCAACACAAGAAACTCATCATTATAGATCTTGTGTACCCAAAGCCCCGTAAATGAACCCATGAACATGGGCATATCATTCTGTGGGTAGTTGCTTACTGTTGGTAGGTAAAGAGCAGATGTAACAGGATTCGTGATCTGTGATGTAAAAGTGAAGACACTCGGATAGTTGTAAGAGTCTCCTAAGTAAACTGCTCCCTGATCTATAGTTCTTGAATATCTACCGGCAGAGTCATAAATCGTAGATGTTGAATATGAGATCATCACTTTCTCCGTCGATTTGATCCAAGCGCACAACTGCACAGCGCAAGAGCAAATGTTCCAGGAGAAGGGACAACTTCCATGTAGTAGAAATTGTCCATGGCAAAATGCTTGCGGTATTTGCCCAACGAATCATCGATCTCATTCCAGATGTGCAATGTGTCGATTTCATACCCCGCACCATAACTCACCCATGATCGATATTCATTAGAAATACTTTGCCCATAATCAAACACAGTATTTCCATCTCGGATTCCTTGAATCCTGATGTTTCCGTTTTCCCATATAGATGTAAACCAAGCACCAAAGAAGTGCCAGTTGTTTCCGCTTGCCAATCGAATTGACCAACGCACAGGTTCTGAGTGATAGTATTCGGTGTAATATGGAGTGAACGCTGCTCTTTGACCAATTACACCAATTGAATAACTTCCTTCTTGAGCGATACTTGAGTTTGAATTGTAGTATCCCCAACCAGTGCTGTTCCAACCATTGCTATTCGCATATCGTGGTGGAGTGGGAACACCATTCTCTAGGCATTCGAAACGAAGTCCCTGATATTTTTCAAGGAATCCTGCACCATTGAATGGTACACTCGGATCTTCCTCAAAATCAACTAGAGTGACGCTTGCGTTAGCAAAGCACGATGAAAGACACAGAGCAAAAAATCCATTGTAAATATTCATGATGATTTCCTATAATAAAGATTTCAGAGGGTCAAATTAAATCAGAAGTTAAATTATAAAGGTGGAACAGAATTTGGCTGTATGGTGTAACTACCAAATTCCGCTAATAAGATTGCAAGGTCTGCTCCATCCACAACTCCATTAAAATTAAGATCACAAATCGAATTAGTTTTACCGAAATTAGCCTGCATTACTGCAAGGTCTGCTCCATCCACATTCCCATCTTGATTGAAATCGGCTGCTTTTGCGGAGATTTTGGTTCTTGAAATTTGATAATCTTTGCTTACCTGACTTATGAGGGCATTTAGATTGTCCATCTCCGGTGGCCTAATATACCCGCCGCTCCACGAAAGACCTATAAGAATAGTATCATTATATTTGTCCAAGACAAAATATGGAGTTCCACTATCACCAGAGAATACCGAATAAAAACAATTCTGAGAGCACGTTAATGTCTCTGCACCTTCGTTAATCCCGTTCTCTCCAAGAATTACAGTCTGAGTAAATGAAAATGGGTAACTCAGTGGTGGATTGGTTTGCCATGTCGCAACACCCATTTTACTTTTAAGACATTTTCCATTACAGTCATGGTACCAAATTGTGTGGCCTGTGGGGATGTACTGAACATCGGCAATCTTGTTGTAAACTTTTACATCATCCACGGGAACTGATTCACTAAATTCAAGAAGTGTACGATCAGTTGAGGTGTTGACTGTCACTTTTGAAACCATCATTGTGTATTTTGTGCCGGACTTTCCAAGAAAGGTATAACTCTCATTTGGATTGGGATTGGGATTGGTTCCTCTATAGTGCGTACTAATTAATGCATGTTGTGGAGTGATAAGAACCGCACATGGAACGCCTGTATTGTAATAGTTAATATTTGATTGATCATACGCTGATGCAGTAGTCGGTCCTCTTCGATAAAAAGACCGCTGTCGTAAACTCACACCAGACCAATCTACGGCAGCACCTTGGCATTGTGGATTATATGCAACAGGAACACCATTGCAGCAGCAGGGGCAAGTTGCTTGATTGGGTGGGGTGTAGACCGCTTCTGGATTGTATAGGTGAATGTCGTGAATTTGGGGTATGTAAGTTTTTACGATCATGACTCTTTCCTCATCACTAGTAGATAGGTCATAGCAAACTCATCTTTTTATACAGTCTGGTCATCTTGTTCATGTAATTACTTTGCTCCCAAAACATCTCTTCCAAGAATGCCATTAGTGGTCAACATATGGAAGGATGTATCTGCTAAAAGGTCGAAAGAAAGTTGCTCGTAAAATCCATTTGCTCCCCAAGGTGTTCCTTCGTGCCATAAACCTCTCTGTTGAGGGGGTGGGGTTGACGATCCATTCCACCCTGCCCGGGCACGACGGTCAGCGTCCATGACTTCAGATACTGCAACAGCACTAACATGACCATCAAAGAACAGTGTATTTGGTGTGCTACTATTCCCTTGATTAAAGAACCAAGGAGTATATCCGCCAGCAAATCCGGGATTGAGTGGCCCACCGTCTTGATTCTGTAGCCAATAGAACTCAATCATGCGAGTCTTTAGTTCAGAATACTTTGCTTGACCCTGTGTAGGACACTTGTACCCTGCGGGAAGAGTATTAGGATTTCTAAATCCCTTGTCTGAAAGCACATCTGGGTTCCACAATGCGGCAGGACTCCAAACATATGTTGAAAACACTACTGCACCAGGTTGATTGGGAAGCAGAGTAAATTCGCCAGGACTGCCTAGACCTTCATCTGCTCGTTCCATTGTCAGTTTGTCTTTTGGAGCAATAAAGGTTCGGTCATAGAAACGACCATTAATGTAACTATTGAACGCCTTTACATTAGGCAATCGGTAATAGCCAAAGCCTCCATTAGTGAAAGTCCACTCGTTTGGGTGGTACACAATCCAATTGTTGCACCCGCCTGGTTGTGTAAGCGGACACAAGCCGCCGCCCAACCAGTATCCGTACAGGTTTCCTTGACTGTCCCACCCCAAAATCTGTTGACCAGGACAGCCAATAGTATTCAGATACACTTGGCAACTACCGTTAGCAAGACCAAAATCGTCTGCTGCTTGTGTAAACTGACGGTCAGCGTAATCAGCCCCGTAAGTAGCATTAGCAGCGGCAAGATTCCTTAGATTGCCAAGGCTTTGAGTCACTAGAGCAGCATCTCTTGCTCGTCCCAGTGCAGGAAGCAAAATTGCAATCAGTAGTGCGATAATGGCAACGACAACCAACAACTCAACAATAGTAAATGCCTTCTTTTTCATATTTTCTCCTTAATTAAAGTAGTCCCATCTCTTCATCAAGTCTAGTCATCTCTTTAAGTGCCTCATCTACACTAATTTTAAGTTTACTCGGATGATCCTTGAGGTATTCCCACCCACGCTTCTCGTATTCCTCATTCATCTCTTTGGTGGATGCACGATCAGACAGCAGGAGCATCGCTTCCCGCCTCGCCTCGTCACGCTCCTTACGCAGACGCTGAATCTCGTTACCCCGTAGGTCTTGGATTTTAATGGCTGCTTCGTATAGCAGCGTAGGAATACCGTCCAGTTCGGATCGTTCCCCAAATGGGGTGGATGCTTGCCTGCGGCTCAACTCATAATACATCGACCTGAGCCTGTCAACGATGTCTGTGTTGTCATCCATTGTTGTTCTCCTTGTTATCAAATCTTCTTGGGCAGAGTGAGGGGGTAGGAAGGTCCGCTGACAACTTCATTCTGAATGAGGATGGTCTTCAGGGTGTCGAATGCCTCACCCATCTCCTCTGAGATGTCATCACATGCCTTCTCAATATCACGACCGCTGATGGAGCGTGACGAGACATTATTGTTGAGTTTAGTAATCTTTGCGAACAGACCCTCCATCGTCTTTGCGATGTCGTAGAGGTCAGATGCACTTGTGGTAACGGTCTTGTTGGTCTTGTTCTTTGTTGCAGTCTTAGGCATTGTCAATCTCCTTGTTGTTAGAGTATAGCAGGTAAATGGTGTGCTGTCAAGCAAACATCTTGCGGATCTTTTTGTAGCCGTAGTATGCCACCATTGACACTCCAGCAACGATGGCTGCGGCTTTGATGTACTTCCAAAAGTTATTCATGGCTTTCTCCTTTCTGTGTTTCAGTTGATTACTTCTGTTGTGACGGGAACGGGTTTTGAGCGTTGCTTGTACTTCTTGTACAGGAAATAGGCAAGGTAGGCAATCGCCGCCAAGATACCCATTTTCAATAGGGACGAGAACCATCCGCTGCTGGGCTTCTCATTGGTCTTACTGCCATCCGCTTCCTCGCTGTGTGCGTGGTTCTTCTTGCAAGCACATCCCGAAAAGTAGAGACTGCTGTAGTGGCGCAACTCGGATTCAAGATGACGAATCTTGTTGTCCTTGCTTAAAAGTTTCCACTTGGTGTCATGCAAGTGAACCATGTAGAGCAAGG